CTTCTGGCAAGCAGGATATGTAGTTGGTGATTACATGCCAGTTACATACACAGCTCCAGTTACATTAGCTGATTACACAACACAACAAGGTTGGGTATCAATCTATGGTAAGAAAATGGTTAATCCTCAACTTTATATCAGAGGAAGAGTTACTGTTTAATCTTAGATTAAATATAAATTCTATCATTATTAAGAGAGTATTGAAAAATACTCTCTTTTCTTTTTATATAACGTATTAATAAAGAGTATTGAGAAATACTCTTTTTTCATATATAATAAATAAGTAAAATAATATTAGATATAAAAATAGGAGATTAATATTATGTCAGATTTACAAGATGCTACTATCAAGGTTTTGCAAGAAGATAATAAATTAGAAAATAAATTAATTTATAAAATTATTCTTAAAGATGGTACAGAATTTGATAAACAATACAATGACTTAAAAACCGCTCAAGAGGAAGCTGAAAAATTAGATGCTCAAAATGTTAAATCTCAGTATCAAGATAATAGTATAAATGGTTTATTTCAAAGTTTTATACAAAAAGAATATTTTACTAAACAAAGTAGTTATAAATACGAGAATGATAAATTCTATCATAAAACTAATTCCGGATGGAAAGAGGAAAATAATCAAGATTTATATTATAAAATGAGTATTAAACTTCCACCTTATTTATTAGGTAAACGAGCTGATCCATATTCAGTAAGTGATTATGGAGATACTTTTTTGATTGTAGATACTCAAGATGGTAGTGTTTATGAATATGAAGATATTAGTAATTATTGTACTTTGAAAGAATATAAACAGCAACTAGAGAAAGTATTAAATAGAACTTATGGAGAAACTTTATATTTACCTTATTATTGGGACCCTTTAAATTACTAATGCTTTGAACATAATATAGAAAGGATTTATAATGAAATATTTATTTGTAGGTGATGTACATAATCATCAATATATGTTTGATGATATTACTAGATTAGATAAAGAATATGATTTTAATAGAATCATATTTATGGGAGATTATGTAGATGATTGGAATACTACAAATCATGAATCCTTAGAAACATTAAATAAAGTATTTGACTTAAAGAGAAGTAGACCTGGAAAATATACTTTCTTGTTAGGAAATCATGAATTTAGTTATTTAGGTTATAAATGCTCAGGTCATCAGTATGAACTTGAAGATGTATTAACAAGTCAATTAAAAGAAAATATAGACCTATTTGATTTAGTAACTTCTGTTAATTGTGATGATAAAATTTATATATGCTCACATGCAGGATTTACTAATGCTTTTATACAAGAATTATTAGAAGGTTATGATGAATATCATGATTATGATTTATATTATAAAATAGTAGATATGAATCAAGATAAATTGAATAATTTAGAACCTTTTACTCATTGTTCTTATATAAGAGGAGGAAGACATGAAAATAGTTCTTGTTTATGGTGTGATAGAAGAGAACATGCATATTTTAGTTTACAAGAGCCTTTAATACCTTATCAAATAGTTGGTCATACTCCTGTTAAAACTATTATAGAAGAAAATGGTATTTATTTTATAGATACACATTCTACCTATAAAGATGGATCAGAATTTGGAGATAGATCATATTTAGTATGGGATGAAAATGAATTTAAAATAGTAAAATAGGAGGATGATTATGAATATACAAGATGCAACAGCAAAAGAATTAGCTGAACATGAAATAAGAGAACCTTATGATAGAAGTAAAGGACAGATTCAACAAGTATTAGATTTATGTGAACAGTATAAAAATAAGTATCATAAAGAAATTACTTTTAGTAATACCTGGGCTAATCATTATAAATTAACTGTTAATGAACAAGACTTTGAATTTACTATATATAAAGATGTAATTAATGCTTTAAAATTAACTCTAATCTAAATAAAACAATAGACTGAGGAATAATGCTCAGTCTTTTTTATTTGAATAAACCTTATTTTTATGATATAATGTTGTTATTAAAAATAGGAGGTATATAATAATGGAAGAATATGATGAAATAATAGTTAAGATTCCTATTGAGAAATCTGCTAACAAAGCTCGTCGTGAACAAACTTATTTAAATATTGTTACCGGTCTTAATGAAAAACTAGTCATACCATCTAGTATTATAGATCAAGAGGTAGAAGTTTTCAATAATAAATTAGGATTTATCAAACAAGAATCTAAGGAGGTAGAATAATTTGGATCCAGAGCAATTAAAAAAAGATAAAGAAAGAGAAAGAGAGAAAATAAGACAAGAAGTTTTAGAAGAATTAAAACAGCAATATTATCTTAAACCTAAATCAGAAAAATTAGAAGTAAGAGATATTTTAGCTAAATATAAAGATCAGTTATTATCTAAATCTAAAATTACATTTGCTCATAATGGATATTCTCAATACGAAGCTATATGTCAAGCACTTAGAAAAACTGTTTGTTTACATTTTAATGTATATGCTATAAAAGAAGTTCCTTCTGATAAATATGAAGAATTTAGAGAAGAGCTAGAAAGGGTTATAGTAGAATATTGTAATTGTGATAGGAGGTAATTATGCTACAGGTTCAAAATCATGCTGAAATATGTCCTGTATGTGCTGGTACAGGAAAATATAAAGAAACATATAATATGAACTATACTAATGCTACTTACATTGAAAAAACTTGTCATGGATGTCAGGGAAAAGGTTGGGTTATAGTTCCTGAAGCTCAAGAAATAAGATGGTCAACTTCAAGCACTACTGGAGAATCTCAACATTTTGATATGGAAGAAGCTATTGAAAAACATGTACCTAATATAATGTAAGGAGAATCATTATGGATAGATATAAAGAACAGATTATTGAAATAGCATCATCTTGGTGGGCTGATACTATAAAAGATGCTAAATTAGATGCAGGAGATGATGGTAGAGATGGAGCAATAGCTATCATCTTAGGTAAAATGCTACAGCAACCTATATCTCAGGAAAAAGCAGAAATGTTTAAAAAAAGATTAAAAGAATATTTAGATATTGAATTTGATAAATGTCTAATAAATAATGGAATGAAATCTATTATTCTTGATTGTGATTATGGTCCAGATAGAAGATTAAGTGAAATAGCAAAACAGTGTGATATATCAGAAAATAATTTTCCATGGAAGACTACTATGTGGATAGGAACTAATTTCTGTAATGTAAGATACGGATATAGACATTCTTTAGAGGTAATATTTGAAACTAAAGAACATTTAGGTCAAATATTAGATGAAGATATTAAAGCTTTAGAATATTATGAACAACAACCTGATGATTATTTTGTTATAGGTACTAGAGAAGAATTAATGAAAGAAATGGAAGATAAATTAAAACAAGATCAGCAAAGATATGAAGAATTTAAGGAGATGAAACAATGATAACATTATGGTTAATTATAGAAATATTTCTTATGATTTATTTTTCACTAGCTCTTGTAACATTTATTAATTTTTTAGTAAGACCTTATAATATGACTTTAACAATAAAAGATACTGGAGTAAAAACAGAATTACATGGTTGGAGAAAAATAAAATGGTTTTTATTCTTTAGCTTAATATGGCCATTTGTAATATATTTAAATAGGGAGTGAACCAAATGAGTAAAAGAAGAATAGTATTTGATTTTGATGGAGTAGTACATAGATATTCAAAAGGTTGGCATGATGGCTCTATATATGATGGACCTGTAATTGGAATTAAACAAGTTATAGATCATTTAAGAAATGCTGGTTATGAAGTAGTAATAATGAGTACTAGATCTAGAACAGAAGAGGGTAAAAAGGCAATTCAGGCTTGGTTAGATAAATATATAATATATGTAGATGGTATTTATTCTGATAAACCACCTGCTATATGCTATGTAGATGATAGAGCAATTTGTTTTGATGGAGATTGTGATCATTTATTAGAACAAATTAGGGAGTTTAGAACATGGCAAGAATCTTAGGAGGAAGAGGATATCGGTAAATCATATAATATGATTAAACAATTAGAAGAATCATTATCTAAAATAGAAAAAGTTAAAGAAAAAAGAGTATATATTAATAGTAATAAAGTTAGTTTAAATATATTAAAAGATATTAATTTCTATGGAGTAGATTATATTATTACAACTTTATTACCTGATGAAATAGCTTTTTGTATTATAGATAAAGATCAATTTGATAATTTTGATGATTATTTTAGAAAAGAGGGATTAATGTGAGTGATGTAGGTGGGATTAATTTTGGTCCTGAAACAGATCCGTTTACAATTATGATAAAATCTGTACAAGGTAATAAGAATACTTATAAATGGTTAGAGTTACTAAAACTAATAAAAGAAAATAAAATAAAATCTCCTTTATTTGTTACTGATTCTAAAGGTTATATTTATGAATATGATTTTAATTCAGGTAATTTTATAAATGAAGATGATGAACCTTTAGTAAGTATTTATAATGATATTGATTTAATTAATTTAGAACTAAAAATATTAGATAATCCTAAAGGAGATAAAACTAAAAAAGAAGATATATTAGATGAACAAGCTAAAAATAAGATAAGAGAAGAATTAGAATTTAGATATATGGACCTAGATATGATGTTAGATAATTGTCAAGGATGTTGTGATAATTTAGAAGAACATTTTGCAGAATTAAGAGTATTAAAAGATATTATTAAATATTTAGGAGTAGATATAGATAAGAAAGAGGAACATAGTAGAATATATACTAATTGGTATAAAGTAGTATCTGAAAGAGATAAAAAAGAAAAAGAATTAAAACAAAAGAAAGATGATATTATAGAAACTCTTCCTATTCCTTTAATTAAATTAGTCAATATGGAAGATCAAGAATTATCTAAATTCTTACTTGATATGTCATATAAAATAAATGAAATTTGTAATATCTATAGAAATCAGGTTGACAATAAAGAAGATTTATAATATAATATCGACAGAAATACGGATATAAAAAATATTTTATCCAAAATATCCGATTGCCAAGGTTAATTCCGATGAGATATATAAATTTCCGTATTTCTATTTTTATGTTAGTAAAATAATAATAGAGAGGAGAGATTGATTACTATGAAGAAATTAAATTCTTGTACAAGTTCATATCAAAATTGGCCCGTACAATCTAGTATGGTTTCTTCAGTGAACTTGGATATCAAGTAATAGTAATTAGTCATTCTTTCTATAAATATAAAATCAGGCAACAAAATAGAGTATGGTCTAATTACTATGATCATACTCTATTTTTATATCTGGTAGTAGCGTAGCTTGGTAACGCACTTCATTTGGGATGAAGAGACCGCTGGTTCAAATCCAGCCTATCAGACCAATATGTCATAGTGGGTGAGTGGTTTAAACCAATGCACTGCTAACGCATCGATCTATAAAAGGATCCGTAAGTTCGAATCTTACCTATGACGCCAAATATGTTATAAATAATAAGGAGGAGGTAATTATGATTATCTTACAAAACGTCTTCTAGGGCTTAGTGCCTAAGGAGGTGACTCAATAATGAGTAGAAGTTATAAAAAATTTCCTCAGTTTAGAGATAATCTATGGGGAAGATCTTTAAAAGATGGTAAGAAATATAATAACAGAAAGATCAGAAGAAAACTAAAAGATACAAATCTTGATGTAGGTAATGGAAAAGATTATGAAAGATTTGGATTAGATAGTTGGGATCTTTGGGAATATAAATCTTATCAAACTAAACAAGATGCTATTGATGATTGGGAAAAAGACCAAAAAGAAATAGTAAATGGAGTATCTAGTTGGAAATCTAGATATAATGAAACCAAAGAAGAGGCCATTAAAAACTGGTATTTAAGTTATAAAAGAAAATAGAGAGATGATATTTTCATCTCTCTAAACAGAAAAAGAGGTAGATATAAATGGAAGAATCAAATATAGAAAATCTAGAACTAGGAAATATGATGTTTAATCCAAATGCTATACAAAGATACAAATGTCCTGAATATATTATAGCATTACTTGATAGTATTGATAATGAATTAAATAGGATTATGCATAATATAACTCATAAAGAATGGGACAGTCCTTTTAGTAATACTGGAAATAAATTTAAGTTAGATAATGTATTTGAGGTAGAAGCTTATAATTGGAATGATGATGAATGTCAAAAATATAATTTTAAATATTATGTAGATAAATCTAAAGCTAATATGAAGGATTTAGAAATATCTTGGTATAAATATTTAGGTAGAGATACTACTATGAATCAAGAAATAGATTCTAATGTAATGGTAGATATATATGATGATATAATAACTAAATTAAGAAAATATGAAAAAGAAGAAATGGATAAACAAGATATATATTTTTCAGCTGAAGAAGATTAATAAATTTATATAAATCACGTTACTATTTTTAAAAAATATGTTATAATAGATATGGAGGTATTTATTATGACTATAAAAGATTTATTGATAAATCAACATAAAGAAAAATTAAAAGAAAAAGAAAATGGAATAGTTAAATTAAAAGAATTACAAGCACCTCAACTTATTATAGATAAGTTTCAAAAAGAATATGATAGAGCTATTAAAAAAGTAAATGAAGGTACTTATAATCCTTATCTTACTTATAGAGATGAGTTAGATAAAACTATTTTAAATATAGAAATAAATGAATTAAAAGAAGATTATACTAGGACAGGTAATCTTAAAGCTATTTATATTAATAATATGTATAAAATTAATTATCAAACTAGATATTGTCCTATAATAACTAAAATTTAAAGGAGTTGACTTTATGAGTGAAAATGCTGAATTATGGTCTTTACCTGGATATGAAAATGAAAGAAGAACATTAGAATGTTGGTTAAGAGATCATAATATACCTCATTCAGATGATATGGATAATGAAGAATTAAGACAATTATATATAGATGTAGAAACTGGTAGATATAAGGAGTAATAAAATGTTAATTAATAAAAATGAAGCAAAACCTGGAGTAATAAATGATATGACATGTAATGGTGAATGTAGTAGATGTGGATCTTGTTGTGGATTATTTATTCCATTCACTGATGAAGAATTAAGATTAATAAAAGATTATGTGAAAGTAAATAATATTAAACCTACTAATAGAATTATTAATGAAAATCAACTTATAGCTCAATGTTGTTTCTATGATAGTAAAAATAAAAAATGTAATATATATCCTGTTAGACCTTTTGTATGTAAAGACTTTATGTGTAATCATAAAGATTGGAAAAAGAGAAGAGATATGTATGAAAAAAGAACTTCTTGGAATTCTACATTACATAAAGATAGAAAATGTGGTACTTTTGATGATTTAATTTATAATGATTATAATATCATTTTGTTATATGCTTTTAATAGTTGTTTAGATCCAAAAGGAGGAGTAGATTCTAAAAAACTAATAATGTTTTTAAAATTGATGAATAGATTAGATCTACTTAACTACTTTACAGTATATGATGAAAATGGAAAAGAAATACAAGGAACTGATCTATTAAAAGAAGATAATTAATTTGTTATAATATATATGCCTTGGTACTTTGGGCGGCCCCAAACCTTGTCTTGAAAACAAGTGGTACAGAAATGTATGGAGATCGACACTTCACCAAGGCGCCAGTATATGGAGAAGTAGTCCCGTAAGGAGCGGGGCGTGACTGTAAATCACGTGTCATTTGGCCCGAGTGGGTTCGATACCCTCTTTCTCCACCATCTTCCTAAAGGAAGAAAAATAGTCTTAATATTTCGTCATTACATTTGAAACTATCTTGTGTTTTGACGAAATTAAATAGGAGTGTCGTTCAATGGTAGGACTACGGTCTCCAAAACCGTTAATGTGAGTTCAATTCTTACCACTCCTGCCAGTATGAGGTATGAGCGTTTGAGTCCTCTCTGTAGTGAAACTCAGATATTTCTACAGGTCAGGTGTACACGGCAACTTTGTCTCGTTCAAACGTTGTGTTGAGCAAGAAGTACATTAAGAAGCAACGTGACAGTCTGGAGAGACAGACAAATATTATTTATTTGGAGGTAGAGATAAATGGTATTAGCAATCATTATCGCTGTTGCTGTAATATTGCTGATAGGTTTAATTTTCATGAGCTATGTTAAATGTCCACCAGATATGGTATATTTAATATCAGGTCTTAAAAAAGAACCTAGAGTAATAATAGGTAAAGCAACATTAAGAATCCCATTCTTTGAGAGAGTGGATAAATTAACTTTAGAGTTAATTCAAATTGATGTTAAGACATCAAGAGTTCCTACATCTGATTTTATTAATGTAGATGTAGATGCTGTAGCAAATGTTAGAATACCTAACAACCCTGAATTAATACAGGTAGCTGCAAGACATTTCCTAAATCAAAATCCTGAGTATATTGCAAGAAATGTTCAACAAGTTCTTGAAGGAAACATGAGAGAAATAATTGGTCAAATGAATCTTAAAGATTTAGTTAATAACAAACAATTATTTTCAACTAAAATTCAAGAAAATGCTAAAGACGATATTAAAGCAATAGGATTAGAAATAGTAAACTTAAATGTACAATCTTGTACAGATGAGAATAATGCTATTAATGATTTAGGTATTGATAATTTATCAAAGATTCAAAAAGATGCTAAAATAGCAAAAGCCCAAGCTGAAAGAGATGTTCAAGTAGCACAAGCAGCTGCAGCTAGAGAAGGTAATGAAGCTAAAGCAGCATCAGAAGCTGAAATAGCAAAACAAAATAAAGAGTTAGCTTTAAAACAATATGAATATCAAATTGAACAAGATAAGAAAAAAGCAGAAGCTGATACTATTTATGAAATACAAAAAGCTGAAAGACAAAAGCTTATAAATGAAAACACAGTTCTTGCTGAAATAGCTAAAACAGAAAAAGAAACTGAATTAAAAGAAAAAGAAGTAGCTTTAAGAGAAAAACAATTAGATGCAGAAGTTAGAAAACAAGCTGATGCAGATAAATATAAAGCAGAAATTAATGCAGAAGCTCAAAAACAAGTTACAATACAAAATGCTCAAGCTGATCTAGAAAAAGCAAAACAAGAAGCTCAAGCTAAAATAGAAATAGCAAAAGCTAATAAAGAAGCAGCAGAATTAGAAGCTCAAGCTATAAGAGCTAAAGCAGTAGCAGAGGCTGATGGTATAAAAGCAAAATTAGAAGCTGAAGCAGCTGGTATTGAAGCAAAAGGTATTGCAGAAGCAAAAGGTATCGAAAAGAAAGCAGAAGCACAAGCTAAAATGCAACAAGCTTCAGTAGTAGAAATGATTATAAATAAACTTCCCGATATAGCTAAAGAAGTATCTACTCCATTATCAAATGTAGATTCAATTACAATGTATGGAGATCAATCAACTCAATTAATAGAAAGTGGAACTCAAAAAATAGATAAGATATTAAAAGTAGCTCAAGATAGTTTAGGAGTAGATTTAAAATCAATAGTAGCAGGATATGCTGTAGGTAAACTAGGAGCAAAATCTGTTGAAGATAAAAAAGAAGATTTAACAAAACCAAAAGAATTATAGTCAAATAGAGAGTAGAGATACTCTCTGATATATGGTACAGTAGTCAAGTGGCAAGACAAAGCTCTGCAAAAGCTCGATCATTGGTTCGATTCCAATCTGTACCTCCAAGAGATGACTATAGCATCTCTGTTTTATATGAGTAGGTCGGTAAACAACCTATTAAGTGCGATAGTATGTGGACGCATGTACGAGTCAATGCCTACTCATACTTATATTCGGGAATGGTGAAATGGTATCACACAGGACTTTGACTCCTGTATTATTAGTTCGAGTCTAGTTTCCCGAGCCAAGTCCTATAAAGGACTTGTAAGCTTACATATCCCTAGTTCATAAGGGATAAGAAGAATAATATGGACTGAGCATAAGAGAGTATTAGGTGCCGTGTAGAAGTAAAAAACTTGCTACTAAAATATACTCATTCAATATTTTTGAAAGGGAGATTAAATGAATTCTAAAAATAAAGGAAATTTAGGAGAAATAAAAACTTTATGTAAATTTATATCTTTAAATGTTCCTGTTTATATTCCTTTTGGAGATAATGAGAGAGCTGATATAATAGCTGAATTTAATAATAAGCTTAATAAAATTCAAGTAAAATCTGCTTCTTTAAAAAAGAATGGTACTTGTAGTTTTCCTTTATATTCTTTTTCTAATACTAAAAATAATAACGGTAAAGGATATAAAAAACTCTTTTATAAAGATGAAATTGATTATTATGCTTTTTATAATATAACTGAAGATAAATTATTTTTATATAAAAATAATGATTATAATAAAAATGAAGTAGTAATTAGATATACGCCTACTAAAAATAATCAATCTAAAAGAGTTATTTATTATGAAATAAATTCATTTGAAGCTATTATAAATATTTAATATTCCTCAGTGGTGAAAGGGTATCACGTGCGGCTGTTAACCGTTTATTATAAGTTCGAATCTTATCTGAGGAGCCAGAGGCTGGGTAGCTCCCAGATATGCGTCAGTATGAAGTAGAGGAACCTGCGTTGAAAATAAAATTAAAACCTCTTACATTTTATTTATACGGGGGGGTAGATATAGATATGTTAACAAGAGATGATTTTATAGAAGAAGGATTAGCAATTATTGACATAATAGAAGATATCAGAAAAGATACTTTATTATTTGAAAAGAATATGTCATCTTTTTTATCTGAATCTAATATACCTGACTACATAGGTAGAATTTTTCAGCATCTTAATACATATGTTTGTTTATGTTTTAAAGGTTTATGTGATTCTGAAAAATTAATAAATCATGATGATTTTATGCAATGGTTTTGGAAAGAGAAAAAAGAATATAAAGATTTAGATCTTATTGGATTTTTAGATTTATGTGGGTATGGAGGTAAGTAATATGTATTTTATTACAACAGTTGATTCTAAAGATGGAGATATGAGATGTGTGGGATATTATTCAACATTTGAAAAAGCAGAAGAAGCTGTATTAGATAATGCTTGTGATATTTGGGAAACTTGTTATGACTATGCTGTTATAGAAAATGTTGAAGAAGGACTATATCAATATGATCAAGATCCTGTTTGGTATAAATGGGATGACTTAAATGAAGAATATATTAGAATGGAAGGAAGACCTGAACAATATAGAAATCAAGTAGGATTTGGAATAGGATAGGTAATAAAAATGAGTAATCCATTAAAATTAGGTAAATGTTATGGTTATTTTGATAAGAAATGTGTTTATTGTGGTAGAGAAGAAGATGAATATTCTGATATGAGCAATTATGTAGCAGGTTGGTTATGTAATGAATGTGAGTCTAAAACCAAATATAAAATCCGAGATGCTATATGGTTTTTACATTATAATAGATCTTTAGATAAGTTAGAAGTATTACAAGGACGAATTTTTACATATAGTTCTAGAAGAGTAAAAACATATAGAATTTCATATAATAAATTAGATGAACCTTATAAATTCTGTGATGTAAAAGAAGATTATATTTTTTCAAATAAAAAAGAAGCTATAGAATATGGTAAAACTATAATGGAAGTAGCTGATGATATGCAAGTTCAAGATTGTTTATTGATGCAAAAACAGAATAAAGTATATAAACAAATAAAAGAATTTTTAGAATCAGATAGTGCTATATTATTTAATATAATAGGTATAGATGTAAAAATAGAAAACGGATATGTAAATGCTGAATGGAAATTTGGAGACCGTGAAAAAGGAGATATAATTCAAGATGAGTAATTTTGATAATTATTTTGCTATGAAATGGTATGAAGATCATATAGCTAAAAAGAAAGAACCTAAAAAATATTTATTATGGATAGATGATTTAAGAGGAATTCCTAATAATTATATAGGAGAATATCATACATTTATAGCTAGATCTTATAATGAAGCTATTCATGAATTACATAGATTTAAATATGATATAATATGTTTAGATCATGATTTAGGGGAAGAAAAGACTGGATATGATATTTGTAAATATATTATAGAAAATAATATATCTTGTAATGAATTTAGAATTCATACATCTAATCCTGTAGGTAGAAAAAATATGACTGAATTATTAAGAAGATATACCAATACTATAATTAAGCAATGTTAAAAAATAAGTAAAATATTAATACATAATACTTTAACGAAAGAGGTAGATATTATTGGTGAAAAATGTATTAATAATTGGATATGGAGTAGTTGGTCATAATTTAGCAAATGAATTAAAAGATTTAAATCCTGATATTGTAGATAAATATAAACCAGAAGTAAATACTATAAAAGATATTAGATATGATTTAGGATTTATATGTGTTGATACTCCATTAAAAGATAATGTATTAGATATAACAGAAGTTAAAAATTGTATAAATGATTATAACTGTGAAATTTATTGTATTAAATCAACTTGTCCTGTAGGTACTGTTGATAAATTGATTAAAGAAACAAATAAAAGAATTGTTTTTAGTCCAGAATATTATGGAGGAACTAAACATTGTAATAATTATTATTTTGATTTTACAATTTTAGGAGGTAATAAAAAAGATTGTAATGATATAATTCAAATATTATTACCTTGTTATGATGGAAGACATATATTTAGATCCGTAGAATCTAAAGTAGCTGAAACTGTAAAATTCATGGAGAATTCTTTTTTAGCTACAAAAGTAAGTTTCTGTCAAGCTTTCTATAATATATGTAAGGAAGAAGATATTAATTATTCTGAAGTAAGAGAATTATTTGTTTTAGATCCTAGAGTAAATCCTTCACATACTTTTGTATATGAAGATACTCCTTTCTGGGATAGTCATTGTTTAAATAAAGATGTACCTGCAATAGCAAATCAATATAATATAGAACTAATAAAAGATGTAATTAAATTTAATAATAAACAGAAAGGAAATTAAATATGATAAAATATGAAATGGGTACTACTATAGATGAAGGAGTTATATTTCTAAATTTAAAAGGTAATAATGATTGTAGATTTTCACATTTTCATATAAATGATGAAGAAGCTGCTCAGTTATATAAAGACTTAGAATTGTTATTAAATATAAAGAAAAAAGGTAATAATAATTTTAATATTAGTTATAATATGGAACGAGGTTATTAAATGTCATTAAGAACATGTAGATATTGTAAACAACAATATGAAGATACTTGGTCAAATTGGGTTAGTAAATATTGTTGTAAAGATTGTTATAGAAATAAGAAAAGAAAATTTAATATAGGAGATAAAATATATACATATGATAATAAAATGTTACCAGAAAGATCTGGATTAGAAGCTATTGTAGCTACTGGAGAAATTATCAGAATATATGAAGTTTTTCATCCTACAGAAAATGGCTTATGGCATTATGCCATTAAAGTTCCATCAAAAGATAAACTTATAAATAGATTTGAGCATCAAATATTTTCTGATTTAGAAGAATGTATTGAATTTGTTAGATTAACTAATGAAAGAAGAATTATATTAAGAGAAGCAAATAAACTTTTAAAGAAGTTATAATAAATAAGGAGTAGATAATTATGAAGAAAAAGATATTATTAATATTATCACTAATACTTATTTTTATTATAGCTTTTTTTATTGGGTTTTATACTGCAAAACAATTTAATAATCCAGCTAAATATTTTTCAAATGAAAATATAAATAGAATTACTAAAATGAATGTTATATGTAATACTAAAGACGATAATCAAGTAGAAGTAGAAGCTATATTACGGATATGATAATCCTAATAAAAGAGCTGAATATTATGTTAAAGAAGCTATTAAAGCAAGTTGTATGTATGTATTTAGTTTTTATGATATAGAAGAAGTAAAATCTATATCTCCTGAAATTAAAGCCTTAACCTTAGAGCAGATTTATAATAATCTTCAAGATAAAGGATTTATAGTATATGAATTTGATTATAAAATAGAGGAATGATGTATGTGAAATTTTTATTAGATATATTAGTAAATATATTTTATTTTATAGAGATACTATTAATGAGTTTAGTGTCTTTTATAATATCTTTACCTTTGTTAATTTTATTGGGTACAGCTTATTTAGGGTTTTGTATTAGTGAATCTATAAAAACAATAATTTTCGGAAGATAAGATGTTATTAATATATGAGTAAGATAGTTTAATCGGAATAAAAATACCTCGACGGAGGAGATAAGGTTCGAATCCTTAATTACTCTTTGCCTTAAAGTATTAGGTTACAATAATACTTAAATCAACTAAAATAAGATAAGAACTTATATACTCATAGTTAATCTTATTAAAAATCATGTAGATATATATAACAGCGAATGAGTACGGGAGATATGTTATATGAAGGTAATGTCCATTCTACAGAGGATTATGATTAGTTGTTTTAGAATCCTCAATAGGCCTATATAAATAGTTCGTGTTTATATTTTTTAAACATTCATTTCATTTATCCTTATGTTTAAGTTCGAGAGTTTTTAGATTTTCTCTCGGGCTTTTTTATTTTTTATAGATTTTAAGATTTTTGAACGTAAAATATTAACAGAGTTAATCAAAGATATTGGTTTGTCTCAAATATTTAAAGATTAACTCTGTTTTTATATTCATAGGCAGAATTATATTAAATAACTATAAAAATTGATTTAAACTATGATTTTGTGCGAATTAACAATATTTATGAAAGGAGAATAAAGATATTATGCCAAGACGTAAAAAAGTTAAAGAGGAAGAAATCATTGAAGAGGTTAAAGAAGAAGTTGTTGAAACAACAGAGCCAGAAGTGAAAGAAGAGGTTAAAGAAGAAGTAATCGAAGAACCTATAGAAGAAGTTGTTGAGGAACCTGTTCAAGAAGAAATTCCTGAAGTGAAAGAAATAAAAGAAGAAGAAGTTAAAGAAGAAAAGAAACCTGAACCTAAAAAAGCTACAAAGAAAGATACTAAAAGAGGAGTTTCTACTTTAGCTCAATTTTTGTTCTAAATTTGGTAAAATATTAATAGGAATAGTAATATTCCTTGAGGTAGGTAATATTTACATATATCTCTTTTAAACTCTTTACTGTTCAATTACTAATCAATAACCGATCAATAACTGATCAATTTTGAACAGTAATGAACAGTTACTCAGAAATTATAAGAGATAGACAGATTCAAACACTGTCAAAAATTTTAAAAAGGAGGTATGTTTATCATGGAGAAAGATTTTACAATGCCAAGAACAGTTACTCTAGAAAATGTTAGCGAAACAGAAGATGTTGCTTTCAGATATTTTAGAGTTAACTTTGTAGAAGTTTTACAACCAGGAGATACTGTTAAATTAACAGCTGCATCTTCTGAAGAAGCTGCTTACTATGCTGCTCTAGCTGATGAAGCTAAAGGTTTAAAAGTAGAAGTTGAAGCAGGTGAATAATTTTTGATATTAAGAATATAAATAAATCTTAATATATTTGAGGGCTATTCTGATATACCAAGTCTGTATATCTACCTCACAGATACTAGTATTTAAGATAGCCTTCAACTTTATTATATCTCAGAGAGGGGAGTAATAATGAATTACGAGACAAACTTAGAAAATTCTATAGATATGACTATTGAAAATAAAACTAATATTGATCAAGTATTTAGATATTATGGAGCTAACTTTACAGATGTTCTTCATCCTGGAGATAAGATTAAATTAACAGTTTCTACTACTGAATCATTAGCTTATTATACAGAAGTTCAAGAAGAATTAAAAGAGGAAGATGAAACTCCTATATCTGCTGATTATATATTTGAAATACCAGATGCTTTAATATCAGGATCTTATTTAGATGTATCTAGTTTAGATTTTGCTGCTATACAAGAAGCTACTGTGGATCCTGAAACAGGTGATGTAAGGGATTATGTTAAAGTATTAGTTAAACAAAGCGGAAAACAATGGCTTTTAGGAGCAGCTGTTACTGAAATAAGTATTGAGGAAGATGCTGCAGTAGTTATTTCTTTCTTCACAGATCTTGATTATGAAACATCTACAGAAAATTGGGTATTTTCAATTAAAGGAAATAATGAAGATGCTTTTGTATATGGTTTCTCTGATGTAGCAGAACAAATTGGAATACATACAGAAGCACCTCCAACATAATTAAATTTTAATGAAGGGAGAACTTAATAATGGAATATGAAACATCTTTAGAAGAACCAGTAGATATTACTATTGAGAATAATACTGGAATAAATCAAGCTATTAGATATTTTGATTGTAATTTTCAAGATATATTAAAACCAGGAGATAATGTTAAATTAACAGTTACATCTTCTGAAAGATTAGCTTATTATACTAGAATAAAAGAAGATTTAGCAGAAAATGCAGCAGGTCCTTTAACTCCTGATGATTTTGCTAGAATAACATTTAATTATTTAAATGAAGAACAAGGATATAGTTTTATATCTTTTAAAAAAGATACATCATCTGAAAATTCTGATTATAAATTTTTCTTAGATGAGACTCGCTATGAAAGTGTAAGAATAGAAGAACAAGATGATAATGTATATGCTTCAAATATTTCATTTACTGTAACATTAGATAAGAATGGTAATGTTACAAATTATGAACATATGGAAAATTAAATTTAAATAGGAGGATATAAGAATGGCAGATAAAGAAGAATTAGATCCTATATTTAATGACCAAGATCTTGTAAAACCTCGTTCTTATCCTCGTATGAAGAAAAGAATGAAAAAGATTGTTCAATATATTGAAAATCAATTAGGAGCTCAAGTACTTGATCTTGAATTAAATCCTGAACAAATTAAACAAATAGTTGAACAAGCTTTCGAAGAATTAGTACATTACATGACTGATTTATATCAGATAACAGTTCCATATGCACAATGTATAGATCTTTCAAAATATAATATTGATTCTATTGAATCTGTTTGGAGAGGATCAGATAGTGTTTTAACAGGAGTTCCTTTTCAAATGCCTGCTATTGATTTAATGAATGTGACAGGAATGTATAACATGGAAGAATATATGAATGCAATATCTGTTAAGAGAAATCTTAATATACTTGCAACTGATATGGAATTTCAATGGGATAAGCCAAATAGAAAATTATATGTTTATGCTAATCCTAATATACCAAGTTATGTAACTATTAATTTCAAACCTGAATATTATTCAGTTGAAGATATCAGAGAGCAATATTGGGAAACTCAACTTAGAAAATTAGCTTTAGGAATGACTAAAGTAATTTTAGGAAGAATAAGAAGTAAATATACTTCTAGATCTTCAAAATTCGAGTTAGATGGACAAACATTGCTTGCTGAGGGAAATGCTGAAATTCAAGCCGTTCGAGAGCATTTAGATAGTAATAAAGATATTTTTACAGTGTTAAATTAAAATATTATTAAATAAATGAAAGGAGAAAAGTATTATGAATTTAACAGAAGCAACAATGTTAGCTATTCAAGGTAAATTAAAACTTGATGAGTCTAAAGAAATTAAAAAAGAATCAATTGACGTTTCAGTTGATGATAATGGAGCTACTATTGTTGAAACTCCTGAAGCAACAGTAATTGTTACAGATACTGAAGATGTTACAGAAGCTCCTGTAGAGGATGCTATAGTAGCTGAAGTTCCTGAAGAAGGAGTAGCAGTTGTAGAATTACCTGTTGAAGGAGATGAAACAATAATTCCTGAAGAAGTAGTAGAACCAGAAGTAACTGAAGAGCCTGTTGAGGAAGTTCCTACTATAGATGAAATCGTAGATGGAGAAACAGAAGCTGATGAGGAAGATTTAGAGGAATCTAAAAAACCATGTGAAGATTGTGGAAAAGAAAAATGCGAATGTGAAAAAGTAGAGGAATCTAAAAAAGTCGAAGAAGCAATAAGAGATGATCATGATTTAAACATATTTTTAGCATGGGAATTAAGAAATAAAAATGAAGATCTAGCTAAATTTGTTACAACAGATCCAGATGAAGTAGATAATTGCGAATTAGTAAATTATGTAAGAGCTCAAATAGAAAGTGAATTAGATTATAAATTGGATCAAGTAATTGATAGTTTAGATTTAGATCAATTTCAACCTTTAGAAGAATCTAAAAAAGTTGAAGAAAATGTTGAAATAGAAGTTTCTGAAGATGGAACAGAAGTAGAAGTTAAAACAGATGAAGGTGAAAATGTTGAAGTTGTAGATGAAACAGAAGAACCAGAAACATCTGATGAAGCTGAAGAAACAGCTAGTGAAGAAGTAGTAGAAGTTCCTGAAGAAGAAACAACTGAAGAAGTAGAAGATGATTCAGAGTTTATAGAAGAATCTTTTGAAAAAGCTTTAACAGAATATTATAAAGAAAATACTAAATCTATAAAAGGATATAAAGTAGAAAATATAACAAAAACAGAAGAAGGATTAAAAATAGAAGGAATACTAACAAATAAACTTGATAAATCTATTAGAACTGAATTATTAGCTAAGAAAGTTCAAGAAGGAAAATTCTATACAAGATATGATATTGCTAATATAAAAGGTTTATTAGAAAGTAAAACTTCAACAACAGCTAATTTAATTACTAAATTAACTAAGGAAAATAAATTAGAATGTTCAAGTATTGCTAATAAAAAATTAGTAAAATAAATATTAGAAAGGAGATACTAAAATGGCATTTATAGAAATAACTACAAATAATTTATCTAGAGAACTTAGAAATGCTGCAACATTTATAGATAACTGGGCATATGTACCAGGAACTACTATAACAGGTGATTATACAAAAGTATATGCTTTCACATCTTTAGATGAATTCAAAAATGTCTGTGGTGCAAAAGGACCTGAAGGATCACCTACATTTAATTATGTAGCTGGTTTATTAAATTCAGGAATTCCTGTTTTATTCAGAAGAATTGCTTGTGTAAACCAAGATAGTGATGAAGAACAAAAAGGTGTAACATCAGCATTTCATATTTTTACAACAGCTGGTGAAGATCCAATTGATCTTTTAAGAATAGAAGAAAAATTTGGTGGAACATTTGGTAATGATATCAACATTTCATTAAAAATTACAACAACTGCTTATTGGTTAGAAGTATATCTAAAATCAACATTACTTGAGAAACATAAATTATTTAGAATACCTGAATTTCCAGCAGATACACCAGATACAGATAGACAAAGAACAATCAATCAATTATTAATAGATACATTTAGTGATAGTAATTTTAACACAACACTAGAAAGAATTAATGTAACTGTACTTAATACAGATCCAGATCAATTTAATTTACCTCTTATTAAGAATCAATATTTACATGATGGAGAAGATTTTGATGAAAATAATGTAAGAGCTGCTTTACCAAAAACATATGATTTCATTAAAGATAAAATTTTATATCAACCAAAATTCATAACATCAGGTGGATATACAGATTTAAATATGGATGAAAATAAAGATATAGCTACAGCAATGATAAATCTTTCATTAATAAGACAAGATTGTAGAGCTCTTGTAGATTTGCCTTTAGGAACAGATGCAGAAGATCAACAAGGACTTGCAGAGGGATTAGGATATCAACAATTAAGTGATGGTCAATTAATTCCAAGTGCAAGTATATGTGCTCCATGGGCTTGGATGCAAGTAGGAGCTGATCAAGCTTGGATGCCACCATCATATATTTTCTTAACAGTATTAGGAAGAGATTTAAGTAAAGGAAGACCTGTATATACTCCTAAAGCAGGTATTTCTAATGGACAAATATCAAATATAATTAAACCTGAATTCGAAATTGGTTCTGATTTAGCAGAAAGATGGCAATCAGATACAAGAGTAAATATAAACCCAATTATGAAAATGCATAATTCAGGAAAATATGTAATTTCAGGAAATAGTACATTATTATTACCTGAATCAGAATTAGGAGAAATAAACGCATTCCAAGAATCAAGTGTTGATTTAGCTATTATAGAAATAAGAAGATTCGTTTATAATTTAGGAACTGAACTTCAATATCAATATAATAATACAGAAGCATTTGAAGAATTTTCATTAAGATCTAGTGAATTTTTAGATAGAATGACATCAGAAGGTGCAGTACAAGATTACAATATTTATAATGTAAGTACTAATGAAGATCCAAGAACATTAAAAATTCAATTAGACGTATTTGTTACACCTACAATTAAGAAAATTCAAATTTATCTTAATGTTGCATACGGAACCGTAGAAATAACAGGAGGTGAAGAATAATTATGGGAAGAATATTTGCTGATACAAATTTTGGAGATAATGAACAAAAAGGAATGGTAGATACTTCAAGATATTTAGGTACTACATATATTTTAAATCATAAAGCAGACTTCGAACCTGGTAGATCTTCAGACTTTATTCTTAAAGTTAAATTTACAAGAGATCTATATGATATGAACGGTAGATTAGTTTGTGGTAAAGATGAAGCTACAGAAGCTTTAGCATTATCTCTAAGAGATTATGCAGGACCACAACTTTCTGTAGATCCTATATCTATTAAAACAGGTAATGGAACAGTTCATTATGCAGGATCTCCAAATGTTGGAACTTCTGCAATAACATTCAATGATTATATTGGTATGTTAACAGAACAAATTTTGCTAGCTTGGTATTCAATGGCACATAATATTCAAAATGATAAAATAGGATTTAAAGAATATTATGCACAAAATGGTTTACTATATAAATGGGCTCCTAACGGAACAAGACAAATTTCTTGGAGACTATGGGGTTGTTGGATTAATGAATATAATCAAGGACAATTTAGTAGATATCAACCAGATCAAAGATTATTCTCAACAACAATTTACTATGATAAACCAACACCATTTGCTACACCTGATTACAATGCTTGGAAAGTTAAACAAGATGTTTCATATACAACACATAATGATCCAAGTTACATTGGTACTCAATCAACTAACTTAACTAATGGTTAATATAAAGGGACTGAAAAGTCCCTTTTTCTTTACCTTGTAAAATATTAATAGAAAGAAGATATCTTTGGAGGTAGAGAAATTGAGTTATAATAACTTAGAAATTTTGACTAAATTAAGTGATTCAGAAAAAGCTAAGGTTAATGAAATATTGCTAGAAGTCTCTAAAAAAGGTAAGTCTTCACAATTAACAGATATATATTATGCTGATTATGATGAAATACCTGTTGATTTAGAGACTTTTTTAACGTCCGAACAATATTTAGGAAATTATACAAATAATGGTAAAGATATATATAAAACATGGAAAGAAGAATTAAAATATGTGCATAATCCTGCAAATGCAATAGATCAATGGGCTATTACAGGATCTATAGGTACACGGAAAAACAATGTGCGTTGTTTTTAGTCTATGTTATGATTTATATAAATTAATGTGTTTGAAAGATCCTTCTAGATTTTATGGACTAGGTGAAGATACAATTTATTTATTCTTCTTCAATTTAACATTAAAATTATCTGAAAGAACTGCTTATGGAAGATTCCAAAGAGCACTACAAAGTAGTCCTTGGTTTATGGAAAGAGGTACTGTTTCAGGTAAAAAGTATTTAGAATATTTACCATATAAAAATATTAGATTTGCAATAGGATCTAACTTAGAGCATGCTTTAGGTTCTGCTTGTATGTTTGCAATTATGGATGAAATGTCTTTTGGTAAAAATGATGATGCAAATTATCAATTATCAAAAATGATGGAAATTTATAATCAGATACATGCTCGTCTTGGTTCTCGTTTTACTCAAGGTGGTATTGTGCAAGGTAGAATGTATTTAGTTTCTTCTGCTAAAGCTACAAATGCCGTTTTAGAGTCATTTATTAGAGATAATGAATCTCAACCAGGTATGCATGTATCAAGATATAAACAATGGGAAGTATTACCTGCAGATAGATGGTCAGGAAAATGGTTTAAACTAGCAGTTGGTAATGATTTATTACCAAGTTATATAATAGGTGAAAATCCAGATCCAGAGGTAATTGAAAATGCTGAAAGACATGGATATCAGGTAATGGATGTACCTTTAGAAAAGAAACATGATTTTGAAGTAGATCTGAATAGAGCTTTAATAGATTTAGCTGGTATTGCTTTACAAAGTGCTTATAAATATATTCAATATAATATATTATCTCAAAATTTTAAAATAAGTAATACTAATCCTTTTATAAAAGAAATAATAGAAACAGGTATGTATGATACATATCAAATAAAAGATTTCTTTAAACCTGAGCTTGTGCCTGAAATATTATATACAAAGAAAATATTTATTCATCGGCGACTTATCTAAAAATGGTGACCGAACAGGTTTAAGTGCTGCTGCTGTCTTAGGATATAAAGATCTTAATAGATATAATGATGAAGGAGATTCAATGCCTTTAAGAGAAATAGTATATAAACATATATTTACAATAGGTATTCAAGCTCCTCCTAATTCAGAAATATATTTTCAAAAGATAAGAGATTTTATACATTATTTAAAATATACTTGTGGATGGAATATACAAGGAGTTAGCTTCGACCGGATTCAATAGTGTAGATATGAGACAACAAATGGAATTAGATGGATTCAAATCTACAATTATATCATTAGATAGAGATGATAAAGGATATAATACTTTTAGAACAGCTCTTGCTGAAAAGAGAATATCAATGATAGACTTACCAGTATTAACTAAAGAAATAACAGCATTAGAAAGAAATGCAAGCACTGGAAAAATAGATCACCCTCCTCAATCAGTTTCTCATGATGCTGAAGGTAGAGTAATAAAATCAGTAGGTAAAGATGAGGCAGATAGTTTATGTGGTGCGATTTATAATGCAAGTATATCGGTTGATATGAGAACATTAGATCATATGGAAAGTGTTACAATAGCTGAACCTGTAACAACTTTAAGTAACACTAATAATATAGCTGATCAAATATTTGGATTTACACAAGGACCAAATGGTGTAATACAACAAGTTCAGCAAGATAATAGGGATCCTGAAGAAGTTATATCTGAAGCTATAAATCAACAAATAAAATCTAATCAAGAAATACTACAAAAGATTAAAAAAGATAATCAAAATACTAAATTATCAGATCAAGAATTATTAGATATGTATTCAGAATTTGATAATGGTGGATTTGTCATATTTTAAGATGTTATAAAATATAGTAAAATATTAATAATTAATTAATTTTGGAGGTAGAAAATTATGAGTGAAGAAAAAACAACTATGGATAAAGAGAAAGCAATATTACCAGATATTACTAATATTAAAACACAAGATACTTTTACTTTACCAAGTAAAGGATTAGTTTATGATAAAGAGGAAAATATTCCTTCTGCTATTACTTTAAGAAGAATGACAACTAAAGAAGATAAAATGAGAATGAGAAATGAAGCTCAAGATAAAGTAAGAAGAGATATCCTTCAAGCTTGCACTTTAGATGAAGGTGTTGATATCGGAAAATTAAAACTAGCTGATGCTAATTTCTTATTATTTAGATTAAGGGCTTTATCTTTATTAGATGATATATATAAATTACAAATTACTTGCCCTAATTGCGGTACTCAATTTATTCATGAAATTGAATTATCAAAATTGGATATAGATTATATGACTAAAGATAAGGTTAAAACAATGAATATTACTTTACCTATATCTCAAGTTATATTAGATTTAAAATTACCTAGTTTAAATGATGTTATAAGAATGGGAGATAAACTTAATGAATATTTCAATAAATTCCCTGATGTAGATAGATCAGAAGCTATTTATACAATTTCAGCTATGTTATATATTAAAGCTATAAATAAGCAAACACTAATATCTGAAGAATTAGAAGATTGGTTAGATAATTTAGATATTGTCGATAATAGAGCTTTAAGAAAAAAATTAGGAGAACTAGATGAGTTGTTTGGTATTAAAACAGATATGAAATGTCAATGTCCTTCTTGTAGAGAAGAGGTAGAACATGGATTACCTATAACAGCAGAATTATTTAATCCCAGTTTATAGAAGAGAATTGAAAAAAGAAGAAATTCTCTTCATTAAAGAAAATTTAAATACTATATTGGATCAGCAAATAGTAATAAGTCAACTATCGAATGGAATTTCTTTTCAAGATACTGAAAATATGGATGAGTATGAAAGATCATATGTATTTAGTAAATTAGTAAAAATGAAACAAGAAGAAATAGAAGCTAAACAAAAAGCTTATGATGATATGAAACAAAAAACTAGAGGTTAAATCCTCTAGTTTTTATTTAATTTTCTTTGAATTCTAGCTTGTCTAGCTTTTTCTTTTTCTCTAGCTATTTTTCTTTCATAATTAGATTTATTAATTGATTTGATTAAATGAATTAATCCTTGTAATACTGGACAAATTAATCCTGCTAATAAAATTTTAATACCTTGTTCTGTTCCATCTCCCATTGTTAAGAATGTCATTATAAATCCTAATGCTATTGGTATAATTGAAAGTAAAGATAATAATCCTAATATACTAATATCATCTGAAGTATTATATCTATAAGTTGTATTATAATTATTTCCATTTAATAACCTATTTTGTTCTTCTAATAATTCATTTTGTTTTTCTTGAGCTCTTGCTAAATCCCATACATTTTGAGCATCTTTTAATTGTCCCCAGCTATAATCTTTATATCTAGAATCAATCCATCCAGGTCTCATATTTTTCATGATAATCATCTCCTTTCAAAAAGACAATACATACTCTTCTTATATATATTATAACATATTTTTTAAAATATGGAACGGGATTTATAAAAAATTCTTAAACTTTTTAACCTTGTAAAATATTATTAGAAATAATGAATTAAGGAGTAATTATATATGCCTAGAAGAAAACAAAACGTTGATGCTTTTGGTAAATCTTGGAGTCCTATAGATTTACCAAATCTAGAAAAAGCTGTTAGATTATATGAACGTTTAAATTACCTACAAGATCATTTTGCAGGTTCTTTAAGTGGTGCTAATAAAATAATGGCTCAAATAAATGAACAAGCTGAAATAAAAGAAGAATTACAAAAATTAGGTATAAAACATAATGAAGAAGAATTAAAACAAATAATTAAACTTATACAACAACGTCAAACTGAAAATAGAATGTTAGATGCTGGAATCAAAGGATCTACTTCAGGTGTAATTAATTATAGACCTACTCAAAGTTTATATGGTCCTGCAACTAGTTATTACAAACCAACTAATGTTAATGGTCAAGTTAATAGTAGTAATTTAGGAAACATAGTAGCTTCAGGTTTAATGAATCGTAGAATGGTTAGTTCTGAAATGCAACGTATGAGAGATGCAGGATCAATAATGTCAGATGCATCTTTAAGAAGAGCTGCTCAAATTAATGTACAAAATGGTAATGCTGTTATGACTAAAGAACTTGAAAAATTTGGTGGAAAAATGTCTGCTGTGGGAAGTATTTTTCAAGTAGCCGTTAATACTTTTTCTGAAGCTGTCCATACATTTAGTGGATTATTTTTTAAAGGATTACGAGCTCAATCTGATATATATGAACAAACTTTTACTAACGTATCAGTTAGAACTGGTATGACTAGAGGACAATACTTATATAATCAGACTAATGCTGCTTCTAATTTATATAGTAGAGGATTAGCTGGAAATGTAAAAATGTCTGATGTTCAGAAAACTTGGGATACTTTAGCAAGTACTGGAATGGGACAAGAAAAAATAATAGCTAATGCAATTGATACTGTTATTACACAAACTATTGTTCCTTATTTAAATGCTAATGATGCTTATTTTCAACAATTAGTAGAACAACAACCTGCTTTAATGAAACAAATCAGAGGTATAGGAGCTGCAACACAAGAAGTATCTGGTAGTTCAGTATTTATAAATAAATATTTACAAGACATGATTGATAGTTTATCTCCTATGGCAGCTGTTGCTGAAAATGAACTAGGTGTGCAATATGCTCAAATGTCAGGTGCTTATGAAAGTTTAAGAGCCCAAGGATTATCTGATGCTGCTATTGGTAGTATGTATAAAGGAGCTGCAGCTGTATACAGAGATCCACTTGCTGCTTTAAGATCAGGAAATTTAGATAATCAACTTGCAGTAGTTAATGGTATTGTTAATGGAATAGATTTCAGAGATGCTGCTCAAGTTAATGGTCAATATATAGGTGCTGCAAATTTTGTTTCTCATTTAACGCCGGGTGGAAGAATGGCTCCTATATTTGCTGGAATGTCTAATACAGCTCTTGATACAATGACTAAAGTAGAATTAAGAGAAAGAAATTTAAATATAGCGCAGGCTTTATCTAATGGAAAATTAGTAGGTAGTAGAGTTAATAGTGTTGGAGATAGAAAAACAGAAGATTTTCAAAATAATGTTAATAATACTTTAAAGCAAATCCAAGAAAATGAACTTGAAAATGCATCTACTTGGCTTGCAGCTATTTATGAGCAGATAGGTTATTGGGGAGATATATTAGCTGTTTTAGTTAAAGGTATTGCTGGTGTTGTTGGAGCTAAAATCATTGGTGGTATTGGTAAAAAAATACTTGGTTTAGGAGGAAAGGCCGGAGGAACTGGTTTGGCTGCAGGTCTTAAAAATTTAGGTGGAGGATTAGCTACAAGTACTACAGGTTCTATAGGAGCTGGTCTGGCTGTTGCTGGTGGAGCTTTAGCTGGAGGAGCGATGGCTATTAAAGGTGGTGTAGATATCTATAAGGATTTAAGTTCTGGTGAAGGATGGACAGGTAAAACTACAGCAAGTGCCATAGGTGTTGCTGGTGGAGCTGCCGGAGCTGGAGCTTTGATAGCATTAGGAGCTTCAAATCCTATAGGATGGGCTGCTTTAGCTATAGGTGGTATAGCACTTGCTGGTAGAGCTATATATGAACATGTAGAAGCTTATAATAAATCTATGGAATCAGCTATGAATGAGTATGAAACTCAAATAGAAAATCAATTAGCTGAAAGAAAAGCAAATCAAGCAGAATCTATGCTTCAATTAGAAGTTTTAAGAGAACAAATTGAGAAAACTGATGATTTAGAAGTAATAAAAAATAAATTAGTTGATGCTGGTATAACTACTCAAGAAAAAGCAAATCAAGCTATAAATGAAGCAAAAGATGCAAATATAAGTGCTAAAGATGCTTTACTAAAATTAACAGATGAATATATTGCTAAGACAAAAGAACTCAATGAAAAATCAAATGTAGCTTTTGAAGCTTTAGCAACCTATGAAAGTGGTAAAAATTCAGTTTATGCAGATAAAGTTAAAGATTTTATGCAGTACATTGTTAAAGGCGGCGGGCAAAAAAAGATGTATAAAATGGATGAAAGTGAAAGGGAAGTAGCTACTAATACTATTAAAGCCATATCTAGATATGCTGAACAGGACAATGTATATAGTAATCTTGATAAAAAGTCTCAAAAAATAATTAATAAAATTCGTGAATATAATGTCAATAATCTTTCTTGGGAAGATGTAGATGATATTATAAATACTATGGATAGTAATAAGACTGAAATGAATCGATTAATAAATAGCGCTTTCGGCAATAGTGATATAACTCAGGCTTTTAGTTTAGGTTTTGGTAATTCATGGTCAGGAGATAAAACTCGTCAACGTTTAGGTAATCTAGAAAAAAGAATTGCAATAGATCAAAATGGTGCTTTACAATATTTGCAGGCAGCTATGGTTGAAGGTATATCTGATGAAGAAGCTAGATCTTATTTAGATAAGTTTAAAGCTGCTACATATTTATATGATTATAAAGACTTACCAGGTGAAATGAAATCTGTTATAGATGATATAGTATCTACTCATAATTTAAAATCATATAGATCTGGTTTATCATATGTTCCTTATGATAATTATCTTGCAAATCTACATCAAGGTGAAGCTGTTATAACTGCTGCTACTGCAAATGAATTAAGATCTTTAATTACTGAATATCGTGAATCTCAGCAAATGAGTACTTCTTTAGATGCAGCTATACAAACTCAAACAGCTACTTTAGTAAATAAAATTGATGAGATAATACAAGTAGTACAAAATAATAGTTTATTTAAAGCTCCATCACAAAATAAAGTAAAAGAAATGTTTAACAATATGAAGTATGTAAGATCAACAAAGAGCTTTAATCAATAAAATATATAAAAGATAAGTTAAAAGAAATAACTTATCTTTTATTATGCTTAAAATCTCAATATTTAAAATCGTGTAAAATATTAATAGTAAAGAATATGCGAATTTATTATAGATATATAACTAATTGAATTAAATATTAAAATTGAAAATAACTATGATTATGTCGCAAATAACACTATATTTAAGGAGTTAAATATAATATGAATATTAAATTTGGAATGGACAACTTTTATGTAAGATATTTAAAAAGATTTTTACATCAAGAATTAAATCAAGATAGTAATAATATTCTGGGTAAATTTGATAAAAATGATTTACAACAATTAGTTACTTATTTAAATTTACCTAATGTTAAAAATATGTTTGTCGTACAAAAAGAAATAGTTGAAATATTTCCAGAATTAAATACTCGTTTTGTTCCTGGTTTAAAAGATGATGAAATTATCTTTAAATCAAAAGAAATAACTAGACAAGATAGTGAATTTCTTACAGATAATTTGGATGCTATAAAAGAATACTGTAAATCTGTAGGATGGGAAGTAACAGATATTAATGAATGGGTAGATAACTCTAAAGATGTTAATAGTGATGGTAGTGTAGATGATGATGATGTTCAAATTCTTCATGATATTATATTTAATCATCAAGAAAAAGATCCTGTTATTATGAAAAAAGCTGATATTAATTTGGATGGTAAGATAGATACCGAAGATTTACGTATATTAAATGATTATATACTTAATGGAAAGTTATTTATATCAATTAAAAAGAGTTCTAGAAAAAACTATTTTCCTAATGAAGATATGAAGATATTTGTCAATCAATTTGATGGAACATTTCTTTATGATTATGCGATTAGAGATCAAGTAGGTATTGATGATATACCTCATCCTAATGCTGAAAAGTTATACAAGATAGCTTTATTTAAATGTTATCCAGGACAAAAAGTAACTATAGCTCATGATTTTAATCAATCTGTGCATATGGTCATAGGAAGTTCACCGGCCACATTAAAACAGAATATACCAGGCTTTATGTTAAGTAATGTTAAAGAAATAGATTTATTGCAAGGTGCTGGTTATCAATATACATGTTCTAAAGCAGCTGATGGTACAGGATATAATGCAAGATGGTTATGTATTCAAGTTCCTTCAGATTATGGTAATTTAAGTGTTGATAAAGATGTAACAATAACAATGAGAGTTGGAGATATTAATTTAGATGGAGAAGTAAATTTACAAGATTATCATTTACTTGCGAAATATACAGCGTATGGTCCTGGTTCAGAGGAATTACATTGGACACCTACTCGTAGACAACTTGCTGCTATGGATATAAATGGTGATGGTGTAGTTGATATGCATGATACTTTAATGTTTGAAGATTATCTACATGGATATATACCAGATTTAGGCTGGGCTCCATATACATATACAATTCAAGCTGATATAACTAATAATAAAAATGTTAATAATTTATTAATTATAGATGGACATTATTATGAAGATGAGTTTTGTACTAGAGGAGATATTAATATTCCATTCGGTGAATTCTCTACTAATGAATGGGTTATTCATGAAAAATTCTTCAATTATTTATTAAATATGGCAGTACAACCATATAGTGATTCATATAATATAACTTATATGCAAAAGTTATTAAAAGAAGTGTATCCAGAACATATGTATGATGATAATTATTTTTATCCAGGATATTATAGTGATAATATGAAGAATTTAGTAAAACAATTTCAAGTAAGTCATTATGATTATTATTACGGAGATTTAAATAAAGATAATAAATTAGATAGCGTGGATTTACAAATATTAAGAGAATATTTAGATGATCCACAGCATAAACAACATGAATTAGATCCTAATCGTTATCCAGATAGTGATTTATTATCTCCAATACAGAAATCTAGAGCAGATATTAATAGAGATGGATATATTAATGAGCAAGATTATACAATTCTACAAAGTATGATAGATGATCCTGCTGTAAGTTTAAAAAATTATCATATATCATTTAATTTAGGTTATATTGATGTTCAAACTGAAGCATTACTAGAACAAGAATATAATGTATATGGTAATATTTCGGAGGTGAGTAAATAATGGCTGAAACAATAGGAAATTTAGATTCTTGGGAAAGAAGTTTTAGAACCTCTGGTTATAATTCAGGATATAATGGCTTATCCGGAATTAGAGATTGGGAATGTTATATGCTTATTAAATTTGGTAACCAGTATAGTTTTGGTATATCTGGAGATAAAGAATATTTAGTACAGCTTCCTGTATATCCAGAACAAGTTACTGAATCTATTGGTGTAAAATGGCAACCTCAAGAAATATTAGGAAGATCATCTCCTATAGCAGCATATGCTAATACTGAATTAAAAAATGTAAGTTTTACATTAAAATTTCATAGAGATTTATTAACAGGAAGTTATAGTTTAACTGATAGTAGTTTAAATGATATTTACTATAATGAAAGAAGATTATCAGGCAATTATTTATCTTGTCAGCCTGCAGGACATCAGGTTGAATCTGATAAAGGTCCTTTTGGAACAAGAACTTGGTATGTTAATGTTAATAAAATGTTACAAATGTCTTGTTATCCTCAATATACAAGTAATGGATTAATTCCTCCTACAACATATTTTGTATTTGGACAAATGATATTAAAAGGATTTGTATTAAATTATAGTACTACTTGGCAATTACCTATTATAAATAATTTTTACTCAAATAATGAAGTACAAATACAAATGGATTGTTATCCTGATACTATTATTGGAGCTAAAGATATTATAGGTGGAAGTGGTGCTATGAGTACACAAAATACATATAATACAAAATTCCCTACATCTTCAACTGAAAGTAGTGATGTAGGAGCTAGAGTATATAATGGACAAATCACTAGAAGTAATTTAAGAACAGGTAGCTCATTAGGAGGAGCTTCTGGTAGAACTACTTAAAGAAAGGAGATAATATGAGTAAATATACTGTAAGAAGAACTAATAAAGTTTCACCAAGTTATCTAGAAGAATTAAGAGATGTATTTGAACCTCTACAATATTATGTACCTAAAGAATATAAAAATAATAGTAGATATTCTAGATTACGAAGATTATATGATAAAGATAAAGGTGTGTATTTTCATGAAAATTGGACTCAAAAATTTATAGATGAATCTAGTTCAGATCAATATTATACTGTTACTGAATCAGAAAAAGATAGATTAGATTTAATAGCTTATAGTTTTTATGGAACTCCTAAATATTGGTGGGTTATAGCAATAGCTAATTATATAATAGATCCTTTTGATGTTCCGGTTGGTACTTATTTAAGAATTCCTCCTATATTATCATTATATAATGAAGGAGGTATATTAAGTGGCAACTAGTAGAAATTTTAAAAATATATCAGCTACCACGACTCCTAAAAAGATGGCTGCTAAATATGATAATATGATTACAGCTATAATTAATATGTTAAATAAGCAAGGTCCTATTTATTCTACATGGATTAGATTCCAAATAGGTGAAACTGAGCCTATTACATTTGATTCTACTTCTGATAATAAAAAGGAAAATATGATAGCAGGACTTACTTTTAATAAAAAAGGAGCTGGAACTGTTAATGATTTTGAACTAGTAATAAAATATGATCCTTTTGATTATGGTCAGAATACTCAAGATAAAGTTGAACTATTAGATGAATTAATAGCACATGCGATGAGAGTTGACATGAATGATTCCAATAAAAGACTAAGAGGATTTATTCAATATGGATATAATGTACCAGATGATACTACATTAGTTTCTCCAAAATATGAATTTTTCTTAACCAATGCAGAATCTGAAATAGATTGGTCTACTGGTATTTCTGAATATACATTTGAAGGAACTACAATGTTAGCTATCGATGCTGACTTTTCAACATCTATTCCTGAATTCAAAGGAGAAGGTGAGGAAAAAGGTATTAATTTAATTGATATAGTAGAATCTGTTTTATGGAGTTATTATGGCATTAGTTCTAATCAACCTAGTCATCTAGTGGGTAATTTAACTCATCATGCAAATGATTATAATTATAAAATTGAAGTTGATGATGATATAAGAAAAGATGCTCCTGAGATTACTACATCTGCAGTATCTAGTCAATCTCCTTGGATATACTGTAGAGATTTATTAGAGTCTCATATGTCTAAGAGTGATGAGGATAAACAAAAATATAAAGAAGATATGCCTTATAGAGAAGTTCCTCATTATTTAATGTATGTTACTGATGAGGCTGATAATAAAACAATACATATAACATATATTTGTCCAGCTGATTCAAGTGCTAATAATGTTAAAATAAATCATGTTTTTGAATGGGGTAAAGAAGGTATACCTGATATTGTTGTTAAGTGGAATCCTCAAGTAGATTTAAGATTATATTTAATACAAAAAGCTGCTAATAAGAGAGCTTCTGAAATTAAAAAAGCAGCTGGAGATAATGCTTCTGAGGAATTTTTAAATGCTGTTAAAAATAACTATCTTAGAAATGCTGATGTATATGAAATGTATGATGCAGTGTTAACAACTATAGGTATTCCAGCTGATGTACCATTATGTGCAGAATTTACAATTAAACCTAGAATTTTAGAGTCAGATAGTAGAACTGCAGGAATTTATATGCTACAAGGATGTACAGATAGAATTGCATCTAATGGTACATTTGTTTCAGAGATAAAGTTATTACGTATAAGAGATATAGGAGCAGCTCCTGTATCAAATGCTAAAGCTCAAGAAAAATCAACAGGAAAAGATACTATTGATTTAACAACTGAAACAAATAAAACTAATGATACTAATGAAAGTAATGTAATTAGTCAATCATCTATATCTATATCTAAAGTTGAATGGGATAAAGAACCTGCTAGTTCTAGACCATCATCTTATATACCAGGAATGTCATTAGGATAATAAAGAAGGATAATAAAGAAGGGAAATAATATATGGATATAATTAATAGAGATAGTTATTATAATAGTATATATAAAGGTTATGTAGTTAATGATAGCCTTACAGATGATCCAGAAGGATTAAATAGATATCAAATATATATTCCTGAAGTACATTATGGTTTAATTGAATCAAATGTAGAAGAGTATAGAAAATTAGATTCTTCATCTAAAAAATCAAGTCCTCTTTTTTATTCTTTACCATGGGCTGTATCTCTTGTATCTGGTTTAGTAGTAGGAGATCCTATATATGGTAGTTACATTGAGAATTCTAATAATTCTTTTATAATTTTAGGAAAAAATGCAGAAGCAGCTGGAATAGGAGGCTTTGATGGAGAGTATGGAATAAGTACTGATGCTATATTAGATTTAGCAATGCCTATTATAGTAGAAAACGAGGTAGGTCTTAATAGAAATAATTGGCCTAATGGTATTACTGAAGGTCAATTTGGAAATGTTACTTCAAATGATAAAGGAGCTTGGTCTATTGGAATAATACAATGGCATGGTTGTAGAGCTTTTGATGTTTTATATCAAATTGCAGCAGCTGACTCTAATTGGTTATCTAATTGGACTGATCAATCTTTGAACATTGTTTCTGATTTACAAGCATCTTTAAAAAATGGAAGTTCTTCTCCAAAAAGAAATAATTGGGATATAACTGTTTATAATCAGGCTATAACTTCAGGAGCTCATAAAATGCTAGTATCTGCAAAAGGAAAAGAAACTCAAATATCTTTTGCAAGACAAGAAACTAAAGCGTCTTTAGATCAATTAATGGATGAGCCATATGGTATTACTAATCCAGGTATTTTAATATTCTGTATGGATATTATGAATCAATATGGTAATGGAGTTAATGGAGTTATAACAGGATGTTTAACAGAAGCAGCTAAGATTAGTAAAAACGGAAAAGATATTATGACTCAACTGAAAGAATATTATGATTATTGGAAACGTAGAACTTCCGCATATAGTTCAAGAAGAAAAACTACATATGATTATTTAGTTGAAATAGAAAAACAAGGCAAATTAAGTGCTTTAACCTTTATAGATTTAACTATATTAGAAGGTTTAAAACATATTCCAGAATATGGTGAATATTTCTGGCCTGTTCCTTCAACAGATTATATTAGCTGTTTCTGGGGAGAAAATAGAAAGGCTTTACCTTATTCTTTTAAATATAACAGTCCTAATAATTATCAAGGATATTCAGGTGGTGGAGCTCATAAAGGATTAGATATTTCTGGTAAAGAAGGATGTGCAGTCATTGCTGTAGGTAATGGTACTGTAGCTCATGTCAACGGTGGAGGAGTTGTAAGAGGACTAACAGGTGCTGGTCCTGGTCAAGGAAATTGTATTGCGATAAAAATGGATAAAAATCCTAATCATTATTTTGTTTATATGCATTTATGTAAGGAACCTACATATAAAGTTGGAGATAAAGTAAAGGCCGGAGATACTTTAGGATATATGGGATCAACTGGTAATTCTACAGGAACTCACTTACATATAGGATTACATTTAGGGGCTGTATGGCCTAGTCCTTCAAGTTTATCTACAAGAATAGATCCTTTACCATATTTTGGTAAGAAGGTACAAGGAATAGTTACTAATACTGTTAGAAAAACATCTGGACAGACTACAGGTGATGATATTGTAAACTATGCTAAAACATTTTTAGGCTGTAAATATGTTTGGGGTGCTACAGGTCCTAACACTTTTGATTGCTCTGGATTAACCTATTATGTTTATAAGCATTTTGGATATAAACTTCATAGAGTATCAGATGGTCAAAGAACTGATGGTACAGGTGTTGATAAAAATCATTTACAGAAAGGTGATTTGGTTCACTTTACTGGACACGTTGGTATCTATGTAGGTGATGGTAATTTTATACATGCACCTCGTACAGGGGATGTTGTTAAAATTTCTTCATTATCTGAAGATTATTATGTTAAAAAATATTGGGGAGCTAGAAGAATATTATAATAAGGAGGAAAAATATGAGACAATCCACTTTTTCATTTCCACAAATAGTAGATAGAACATCTAGAGATGTAAAATTTTCTCAAAATACAAAATCTATAAATGAATGTTTAGGGTTATTATTAAGAACTCGACCAGGAGAATTATTAGGAGATCCTGAATATGGTTGTTTCCTTTTAGATAGAATATTTAGATATAATGGAGTAATAATTGAACCTTTGTTAAAAGAAGATATAATGCAAGCTATTGATAAATATGAACCTAGAATAATAGTTAGAGGAGATGACATTATAATTAAATTCGAAGATCAAATTGTTAATATTTATATAATGTATGAAATTAAAGAAACTGGTCAAATAAATCAATATAATTTAGAAATAACTTCTGAAGATAATCCAGATAAACCATATTCTGAATAGATGTAAAATATTAATAGATATTAAAGAAAGGTAGAGTTTTATGGCAAGTATAAATCAAGTTCAAAAGAAAGATTATAGTGCTGTAAGAATTGATTATACAGATAAAGATTATGTCAATATTTTAGACGATTTAATAAATTCTATACCTGGTATAACTCAAAAATGGGTAAGTACTGATACAAATGATCCTGGTATGATATTAGTTAAATTGATGGCTATTGTAGGTGATATGTTATTTTATACTCAAGATATGCAGTCTTTAGAAGTATATCCTGATTCTGTTACTCAAAGAAAAAATGCAGCAGCTATTTATAGATTAATTGGATATAAAATGAGATGGTACAAATCAGCTGAAGTACAAGTTAATGTTATTAATACTTATACTCAAGCTGCTACATTACCAATGTTTTGTACTTTTGCAACTGAGGATAATGAAACCGTTTATTGTAATATGACTAAAGCATATGAATTACCATCTAATATGTATAATAACGGACTAGAAACAGTTGTTACTCTAACTCAAGGTATTCCTGTAACACCTGTTAGAACTTCAGCTAATCCATATCCAGAAGCTGGAAGACCTTGGCATTCAATTTACGGATACAATTATACAGCTGATGATGTAATAAATAATAGGATTTATTTACCTGATGATAATGTAGATCAAGATCATATTATTCTTATTGACGATCAAAATGAAGTTTGGGAATTAAGAGATAATATTTATTTAACATCTAATGTAGGTAGATTATTTGAATTCGGTGTAGATGTTAATGATAGACCTTATATTGAATTAGTAGATTATTGGAATAATTTTAATGTAAATAGATTTAAATTATTTTATTTATTATCTAAAGGTCAAAGTGGCCAAATATATGAAAATACTATAAAGAAAGTTACTGGAAATATATGGGCCAGAGATGGATCTAATATAAATACAGTATATAATGTTAGTGGATTTATTCATTTTACTAACTACGATAGTTCAGAAGGATATGATCCAGAAACTCCAGATGAAGCTAGAAAAAATTCAGTTAAGTTTTTGAATACAATGGATACTCTTATTACACTTGCTGATTTTGAAAGAGCTACATTAAGAGAATGGGGAGTAGCAAATGTTAGAGCAACAGACTTAACAAATGATCCTGGTATGGAAGTATCTTGGACAATTGGTAATGTTAATATGGATAGAACATCTAAACCAGTTGATGGTCAAGTAGTATATAGTGAAATAATAGATGAAAATGATATGAATGCAGTAGCATTATTTATTCAAGATAGAAAAGCTCATCCTTTAACAGAATATCAACAACAACTTGCGGATGCAAATCAAGATGGTAGAGTTGATGAAGATGATTTAGATTGTTTCACTGCATATTTCAATGGTGATTATGAACACTCAGGATTCATTGGGGTACAAAAAGTAAGTCAAATAGAAACCTTGGATAGTTTCGTAGTTAAATTATATATATTAAGATCTGAAGTAGCCCAAGATGAAGATATAGAAACATTTTCTAATGCTATTATAACAGCTTTAGATGATTATAAAATATTACCTTTATCAATTATTGTAGATCTTGAATCAATTAAAAAATATTTCTGGACAGTAAGAGGAACATTCTTTACAAAAGTTCCTTTATCAAGAGATGAATTACAAAATATAATAGTAACTATAAATAATAATTTGAGATATAAATATTCTTTAGAGAAAGTTAATTTCAATACATTAATAAATTATAAAGAAGTTATTGAAACAATTCTTGATGTAGATAGTAGAATATTAATGGTAGATCTAGAACCTATTGAATATGTAAATTATGAAGGAGAAGAAATTACTAAAGAACAACTAACAGGTTTATATGAGCAAATAATTCCTATATTAGATGATCCTGATCCTAGTCTTAATTTAAAATATAGTTTTTATTTAGAACATCCATCAATATTACCAGGATCTGCTATAATAAGAATTAACAATGGACAAACTACTTTAAGAGATAATAATAACGGTGATATTTATAATAGTGATAACGTTTTAGTTAGAAAAGGACATATAGATTATATCACAGGTTTAGTTGAAATGGAATTTACAGCACCATTAACTAGTGATATTGTAGTTTCTTATACACATAATGAAACTTCAATAGCAGTATATAGAAATTTAAATACACAATACTTTTATTATGATAGCTCATCACTTGAAAAAGATTATATGGAAGATATGATATAGGAGGTAATTTAAAATGGCAACTTTTTATAAAGATATCCAATTACAAAATCAAAATATTGGAAATATTATGACTTTAAATAATAGTCATGTTTTAGAAGCAACTAATATTCCAGTCTCTAATTTAGTTAATACAATGAATACAGTTAATACCCATACTCAAAATATTAGTAATATTAATAATTCTATAAATGCAAGCAATACTAATATTAGTAATTTAACAAATAGAGTTACAAATATTGAAGCTGAATTGGCTGGAGTTGCTAGTCAAATACAAAATATAAATGGTGAAAATGTATAATAAGATTAAATTAAAAGAGGTAGAAAGAACGTATAGAAAATTTCTATCTCTTTTTCTATGTAAAATATTATTGAAAGACTAAGAGGTGGTTAGTATGGTAAAAGAAAGATTAAGAAAATTTATTCAATCTGATGGTTTTATAATTTTAGTAGGAACTATTGCTGGTTTATTACTGTTATCTAACCTATTATTCAGCTCATATACATTATTGAAACAGAATATGGTTGTTCAAAGAGATGTAAAAAGAATTGAAAAAATTGAAGGAAGATTATTAAATATAGAACTTGAATTAGATGAATTAAAAGAACAACAGGAGGTGGAGTAGTGGAAGTAGGATTTTTAGACCTTATAAAACCATATTTAGAAGTTGGTGTATTAGGATTAGCTGCGATATTTTTAGTCCTATTTGCTATTTTAGCTTTAAAAAGATTTATTGAAAGAGAAAAAGAATTAATAGATACTACAAATAAACATAGTAATAAATCTGATGCACGTTGTGATGAAATGTTTAAAACTGTTATAGAACAGAATCAAGAAAATCAAAAATTATTACAACAACAACTTCAAGAATTAACAAAACATATTATAAATGGAGTTACAAGTCATACACTTTCTGCAGAAGATAATAATACGTTATCAGAAAAAGAAGCTCAAATTAATGCTTGTTTAAAAAGAACTCAACAAAAAACTAATTCTGCTAGAGTAGCATTAGTTAGATTTCATAATGGTGGAAGAGATATGAATGGCTTGTCTTTTTTAAAAATGTCTATGACTAATGAATGTCCTGGTCCTGGATTTGCTGGTATAATGCCAGATTTTCAAAATTTATTTAGATCATTTTTCTCATACTGGTGTGAAAGTTTAATAAAAGATGGTAAATGTTATATTGATGATATAAATGAATTAAAAGATAAAGATACTACAATGTATGAATATTTTTTAAGTAGAAATATTCAAGCTGTATATGGAATTGCTATAGAAAATAATGAAGGATCTATTGTAGGCTTTATTGTTATAGAATTTGTAGATAAAAACTTAGTTAATATGGAACAAGTAGAGCATTGTTTACATGATAAAAAAATTAAGATAGAAACTATTCTAACAATAAGTTAATTGCTTTAAGAGGAGGAAATCTTATGTATTACGGAAGTAAGAAAGAGATACCAGATAAAAGGGATTATAAGTTTAAATCGAAAATAGTTTCTGCTCCAAAATTTCCTGAGAAATATGAATTAACAATATCTGAGGTTAAAGATCAAGGTATTGTTAATTCTTGTGTAGCTCACTCTTTAGCTACATTTTTAGAAAAATTTAATAATGAAAAAATGTCTACAGGATTTATATATGGATATAGACCTATAACTTATAATCAAGAACAAGGAATGTATCCTAGAGAAGCATTAAAAACTTTACAAAAGATAGGAGATGTTCCTAGAGATAATTTTGATCACAATAAAGAAATGAAAGAAATTAAAGACATTGTTGATGAGAATATAGATAAATTAAAACCAATTGCTGAAAAATATAAAATAGAATCATATGCTAGAATTTATACTGAAGAAGAAATAAAAAAGTGTCTTCTTCAAAATACTCCAGTACCTATTTCAATTCCAGTTTATAATGATTTAGATTATGATTTAAATTATATTATTAAAGAACCTGAAGGTGAATTAAAAGGATATCATATGATTATAATTTGTGGTTATAATCCCTATGGTTACATAATTCAAAATAGCTGGGGTAAATATTGGGGAGATAAAGGTCAAGCTATACTTCCTTATGATTATCCTATTGATTCAGCTTGGGCTATTTCAACAAAAGAAAATACAATAGATACTTATCAAACTATATGGCAAAAAATATTAAGATTTATAAATATGTTATTACATAGATTTAAGAAATGAGGTAGAAATAAATGTCAACTAATGTATTAGAAAGTAAAACATTTATACCTTATATTATGAGACAAAGTAGAGATGTACAGGCATATTGTAAATTATTTGATTTATTAATAAATCATTTTAAAACAAATGCTGATTATTGGATAAGTTTAATTGATTTTGATTCTTGTCCAAATCATTTATTACCTTTACTTGCTTCATATGTAGGATATAAATATGATTATTCAGAATCATATGATTCTAATAGAATTATAATTAAACATTATCCTGATATGATTAGAAATAGAGGATCTAAATTAGGTATGAGACTTGCTACAGCTTTATCTGTTAATGCTTTAGGTGAAATAGATAAAATTGAAGCTTTGTCCATGTTTAATATTGAGTATCAAAAAGATGGAAATAAAGTTAAAATATATATTTATTTCCCAGCTAATTTATCTAAGGTTAGAGATCTTATAGAAGTAGTTAGACCTGCAGGATGTGGTCTTGAACTTGTACCTGCTGAAATTATTCAAACAATAGATGGAATTCAAGTTCATTCATATGAATATCATACTAAATTTCCTTATGATAGTACAAGATACGAAGTTAGTAATAAAGATAAAGTTGGATTTGCTGAAGTTGAAAATATTAATCATATTACAGCTATTAATAAAGGAACCCATAATCAATATCATAATCAAGTATGGTAATCTATAAAAATGTATATGAAAATAAAACTATATTGTGAAATATAGTTTTATTTTTTATAGTAAAATATTATTAGAAATAAGTTTTTGTTGGAGGTAGAAAGTTATGAGTGATATGATTAAGAAAGACGACATTTTAAGCTATGGATATTATGATGATTCAGGAAAGTATGTAGTAGTCATTAATAGACAAAAACTTAAAGAAATATTTGGAGCAGATAGAGTTATATTCCAAGAATCTTATAACCGCGAAGATATTGAATAAATAATATGAAAGGAAAATGGACATGAGTAATGGAAGTTTTAGCATAGAAGATGCAGGATTCTCTGTAGGTGTTAACGTTAAAGTTACTAAAAGAAATAAATATACAGGTGCAATTATTGAAGAGCGTAGAGGTCATAACAGATGTTTAAAGATGCAATTAATGGGATTAGTTAAATGGTTAAATGGTGAATTTAATCCTACACAATCTTATTTAGTATCATATGATTGGATTCCTAGATATCTTGGTCTAGGTACTAATTCTGCTACTTCACAAACTCCTCCTGGTATAACTACAGAAGTATCAATTAATGATACTAGGTTATTAAGTGAATTATCTCCTAGAATAGCTTTACCAGAGAGAAATACAATAGTTAATAGATCAACTCAAAGTTATGTACAACTTGTTATTGTTACATATTTACCTGAAGAATTATATCAAGGAGAAAAAATAGCAGAAGCCGGATTATTCTCAGGAGAAAATGGTAATAACTGTTTATTTAGAATAACTTTTGAACCTATTAAAAAAGATGCAGACAGTGTTATTGAAGTCAACTGGACTATATCTGTTATTTCTGTTGATTCTCAAAACCAACCTTATGAAGAATTAGATAAAGTAGATTTAAGAGAATCTATGAATGAGTTATTAGATAGATTTGCAGAATTATATCCTACTTTAAGGGCTGCTTGTAATACTTTAAAATCACCTGCTATATATGAATATGGTAGATCTGATACAACACAAGCTTTGGTAGATGCCGCTGTAATGGAAATAAGAGATAGAATTATTGAACTTAAAGATTTAGATCCAGGAAAAGATATAGATCAGGAAGTTATTGATAAAGTTGATGAAATAAATGGTGAAATAGTATAAGTGTAAATAGCATCTATTAATTTAGATGCTATTTTTATCTGTAAAATATTATTGTAGAGGTAGAGAGGAGGAAAGATATTCCTATGATTATTACAAAGAAAGATATTATTCAAAAACTTTATGATATTGAAGAAAGAGAAAACCTAAAATTAGGTAGAGAAGTACAAAGAGTTGTTAGAAGTGAAGTAGTTCCTATGGAAGTTATTTCATTAATTAACAAATATGATAAAGAATTTTTACAAATATATGATACTTATAATGTTATATATTCATCCCGAAATAAAAATCCTTTATATAGAAATTTAAGAAATAAAGATCTAGCTATTGAAGAAATAGCTATAGCTATTAGTTCTTTGGTAACTAAAATTTTAATTTCTTATTCTAAAATATCTAATGAGCAAGAAAGAATTTTATTTGCATCTGCTATGAATATAAACAGATTAAATGAAGCTTTAACTAATTATGCATTATATACTAATCCTACAGATTTGTTACAATGTGCAAAAGAAGTTAGAGAGTTGTTACAAATATTATATGAAGATTAAAGGAGGATATTATAATGTGGGTTTTATTAATTATATTGTTACTTTCTTATTTTATTACAGGTTTAATTAAAAATATATTATTAATTATTGATTATATAGAACGTAAAGAAGCAAAATTAGATGAAAAATATCCTTACAGAAAAAAATTAGAAGAATAATAAAGGAGTATGCTAAATGGGTGTATTTGATAGATTAAGAGAAGGAATCTTTAGAGTAAGAGTAATACCTAAACAAGCTCCTGAAGATGTAACTGAATTTACTGATGAAAGACATTCACTTCCTAATCAGATGGAAACAGCTACAGAATCTGGAAAAAGAATTGATCTTAGTGATTTAACTAAAATTACTACTCTAAAAGGTGACCGTAATACTAAATATAAAGTATTTGAAGAAATGGTAGCAGATGGTAGAATTGGTGCTGCTGTAGAAATGTATGCTAATGATACAGTTCAATATAACTCAGATGGTAAAATTGTTTGGGTAGAATCAGAAGATTCTGATGTAGCTGCTTATGGTAATAAACTTTTAGATGATTTAAATGTTGAACAAAATATTTGGTCATGGGCTTATTGTATGTGGTTATATGGAGATGTATATCTAGAAACATTTGAAAATACATCAGTTAATGATACTAAACCATCTTTAATATTAGAACCAACAAAACATGATCCTCATGTAAGAACTCAAAAAACAATTAAAGGAGCTAAACTAGAAAGATATATAGAAAAAGTTCCTAATTCAGCTGAAGTTTATGATTTACAATATAGAGGTAAAACAGCTGGATTCATAAGATCACATGATGATATGGAAAATACATTAGAAAATAATACATATTTATATTCAGGATCTGTAACAGATATAAATATATTAAATCCAACAAAATTTATACATATTTGTTTATCTCCTAATATAAATAGATTTCCTGAAAAATTCCAATTAATAAAAGAAACAGAAGTTGATAAAACTTTAGATGATGGAACAATAGATGGATCTGCTTATGAAGGAACAGGCGCTGCTTTATCTTTTCAAGTTAAAACAGGTCAATCAGTATTAGAAAATGTATATGGAGCTTATCAAACATTAAAATTAAAAGAAGAATCAGTTTTACTTGAAAGAATAACAAAATCTTCTATAACAAGAGTAATTCAAGTTGAATTAGGTGATATGCCTGAAGCTCAAAAAAGAAGAAAACTTCAAGAAATTAAACAGCAGATTGAACAACAAATTATTCTTAATAAAGAAGCTGGAACTATACAAAGTAGAGCTGGAGCTCAACCTATTGAAAATATTATTTATACTACAACTAAAGATGGAAAAGGTACTATATCAACTGTTAATATAGGTGGAGATGTAGATATTGGAAATCTTGGAGATGTTGAAGATTCTGAAAACAAAGTATATGGATCTTTATTAATACCTAAAGCTATGTTAGGTGCTGATATGGATGGTTCTGGTCTTTCTAATGGAGGATCTTTAACAGAAATGAACACTACTTATGCTAGACGTATTAAAAGAGGTCAAGTAGCTTTAACATCTGCTTTAAAAAATCTTATTAATATATTTGCATTAGGTGATGGTCTAGGAAAGAAAGTTGTAAATAATTTTGATGTTAAATTAACTCCAATTATTACAGTAGAGGATAATAGACGTGATGAATTATTACAAACTAAAATCAGAAATGTTAATGATATTTTATCATTGATGAATGGATTAGAAAATGTTGATGAAGAAGTTAAACTTGATATGATCTTAGAATGGTTAAGTAAATATCTAAATCAACAAGATATAGTAGATATTATTAATGAGCATTTAAAAGAATTAGAAACTGAAACTGATGATGCAGGAAATCCTATTGAAGGAAATGCATCAGAACCAGATGATGAACATGAATTATCTGCTGGAGGAGGTCCTTCAACAAAATTTGATTTTGACATTGATTTAGATAATGAAGAAGCTCCAGCTTCTACTGAAGAAACAGAAGAACCTGAATTAGCTCCTCAAGTAGATTTGACAAATATAGAAGGAGAAGATTTAGTATAATATGGGATTAATAAACGTTTTTACAGGACCTATGAAAAGTGGTAAAACATCTAGATTAATATCTATATATGAAGATTTAAAAGAAACTACAAAATATAAATGCATGATGTTTAAACCTTATATAGATAATAGATTTTCTGAAACAGAAGTTGTTAGTCGTGATGGAGATAAAATAGTTTGCGTGAATATAAAAACTATTTATGATCTATTACCTTACAGAGATCTTGTAGATATATTTTTCATAGATGAATTTCAATTTTTAGAAGGACAAGATTTACATATAATATTAAATAGTTTTATTGATGATGGTAAAAAATTCTATATAGCAGGGTTAAATTTAACATCTGAAAGAAAGCCTTTTGGTAATATGCCTCAATTATTAGCTTTAGCTGATGAAGTAGAATATCTAGAAGCTAAATGTGATAAGTGTGGTAATCCTGCTATATATACTTATTGTAAAAATAATAAAAATAACGATATATTAGTTGGCAATGATGAATATCTAGCCCTATGTCATAAATGTTATAAAGAGATGAATTAATTCATCTCTTTTTAATTGTAAAATATTAATGAAGAAGGTGGTCAGTGTTGTCTGGAGCAAGTTGTTATAATTGTACAAATAGAAAGCCTGGTTGTCATGCAACCTGTGAAACTTATTTAAAGTACAAGGAACGACTCGCTAAAATTAAAGAAAAGAAAGAAGCTTATAGAAGAGGATTTCCACTTTCTAAGATTAAAAAATGCAGAGCAATATAAGGAGTGTTATCATGGAAGTAGATAAAGATATTATTGAAGAAGGTAACAAATTAGTACATCAACTAACTGTTGTTAGAGATCAATTTGTTAAAAATGAAGAATTATTAAGATTTTCAATTAGAAAAGATGCTGTTGCAGCTCAATTAAAAGATATATTAAAAAATCATAAAGATTATGATTCATTAAAAAATTCAATAGAATCTCTAATATCAGAGCTATTAAAAATATAACTGATAAAGGAGAATCTATTATGGGTGAGAATAAGGATAAAGAATTATATAATAAATCAATTTGTAAATATTGTGTTTTTAGAAATGAGTGTAGTCAGAATATATTTACTGTAAATGTATACCGTGATAAAACAAGTATGTATTGTGTTAAATATGAATATGATCGTCCTTTACTAGACCCTACTATGTAAATTCCTATACTATTTTATTAAAAGTCTATATTCATATATAGACTTTTATTTTTTCAAGTTGTTATAGTATATAGGAGGTTTTTAAAATATGGGAACTAATTATTATATTATGAATCGAAAAAAATTTAAGTTAGATCAAAAAATAGATGAATTATTAAGATCTAAAAATGTGGATTCTATTCAACAAAAAATACAAGATTTAATAAATGAAGAATATGAAGATATAATAAAAGTTTTAGATGAGAATAAATTAGAAACCATTAAAGAATCATTTAATGATAAAATAGAAGAAATGTTAGATAGGATAGCATCTGATTTAAGATATGGATTAGATTATCCTTTATCTATTCATGAAAGAGAAGCTAAACATATAGGAAAATCTTCTTGGGGGTGGTTATTTAATTTTCAAGACCAAGATGAATGGCATTCATATGAGCAATTTAAAAATTATATAACTAATAAGGATAATATGAAAGATAAAATTATTATAAATGAATATAATGAAAAACTTACTCCTAAAGAAATGTTAAAAATAATAGATGATAAACAGAAAGATAAAAGAAACCTTGAAAATCCAGATAATTTTCATTATTGCAGAAATGTAGATGGATATAGATTTTCATCAGGAGATTTTAGTTAAAGGAGAATGAAAATGGAAATAAGTCAAGAACAAATAAAAGAAATTGTAACTAATATAAAAATGCAAAGAGTGTTTTCATCAAACTTAGTAGCTATGGGATATGATGAAAATAAAAAAGTATTAAGAGTTATATTTAAAGGTAACTCTAGTTATTTATATTTTGATGTTGAACCTGATGTTTATAATACTTTAATGCAATCAGAGAGTAAAGGTAGAGCTTTAAATGAAAGTGTTATAAAACAAAAGGAGAAATATAAATATATTAAATTAACTTAAAGGAGGTATAGAAAAATGGATAGTTGTAAAACAATTAACAGATTTTCTAACAAATTTGAAAAATTAGGAAGGAGGTTATTAAAGAGAATATCTTTAGAAGACTATATTCAAACCTATGGTCATTTTCAGCCTAATGTTGTTTGTGAAGAAGATAAAGATTTGTTTATAACAACATCTTATTTTTCTAACATTTCTGTAAGAAGAACTATAGTTAAAACTCTTGAAGACATTAATTATAAAAGAGGTAAAAATGACTGGTCTGAAAAAGTAGCAATTGCATTCATGGAAGAAGTATTTGATATATTTTTAAATGAAGGCAATAATGAAGTTGTAGATCTAAGAATACAAGAAATTAGTAAAAGATATAATGTACCTACAAATAGATTAAAAACACAAGTGGCTTTATTTCTAAATAATTTAGAAAAAGGCAAAGATAAATTTAAAATTTTATCATATTTTTCAATTTACGAAATTATGGATTGGAAATATAGAGATACTGAAAAATTACAAGAATTAATAGAAAAAGAAGAATTACCTGAAGAAGATAGAAAATTACTTGTTAAAATGAACAGAATTGTATAAATAGAGGGTTTTATTATGTGGAATATTTATTTAAAAAGAGGAACTATATGGTCAGTTAAAAGTATAAATCAATATGAAGAACATTATGAAGGTATGAGCGCTGGTTCTGGTTATGTTTTAATTTTATCAGCTTTTACGGATGAATTTCAAAGACAAAAATTTACTTATTTGAAAGTAAAACCTACTGAATATGGAGAAAGATCATTTTATAGAATTAAAGTTAATAATGATTATATGTATGTAGAATTAGATACATTACATACAGGAGATCAAAGATCTTTATATAATTATGTAGCTACTATATCAATTGAAGATTTAAATAATGTAATTAATGCTGCAAAAGATCACTTTAATCTAAATATAAAAAGAGAAAGAACTATTAAACCTAAAAAGAAAGAAGTAGAAATTCCACAACAAAGAATATATAAATTTGGTATAGATGTATATGTTACAGAAAATGAACATGTTAAAGTTAATTCTAAAAAACAAATAATTCTATCTAGAGAAGCTAAAGATGATATTATATATAATTCTAAAACAGATGAACAAATAAGAATTTTATGTGATAAATATAAAATTTATCCTATGAAAGCTATAAAGGAGATAAGAAATAGACTTGTTTATCAACATAAGCAAAATGAAGGATAAAAATGTTATAATATATATCTTTAATTGAAGCATATTTATAATATATTAAGTTGTTTTAATTAAAGATATATTATTTTATGCTTAATGATAAAAAAGCTATTAAAATTGATTTTAGGAGGAATTAAATATGGATATTAACTTTAATAGAGTTCTAATATTTGATGGATCATATTTACTACATCGAAATCTTAGTCAACCAAATCAATGGGAAATGATAAACTCTAAAGGTAAAAGAACAGGTGGAATATATGGAGTGCTTAGATCTATTATTAAAGAATCTAAGGATTGGAATTTCTATCCAGTTGTAATATTTGATGGAGGATTATCAAGAAGAAGACTTGAAATATATCCTAATTATAAAAAGAATATTGAAAGACAAGCTTTACTTGAATGTAAAGATGAAGATTTAACTGAAGAACAATTATTTGATTTGGAATTTAGAAGAGAATATAGTACTCAAAGAAATGATTTAATGCAATTATTACCTTTATTTGGAATACCTACAATTAGAATTAATGATTGGGAAGGTGATGATTTAATTTGCATTCTTTCTAAAATGAGTAGAAATAGTATTGTTGTTTCAGATGATAAAGATTTAATACAACTTGTATATGAAGATGATAATAGAAGATGTAAAGTAAGAAGACCTATGAAAGAAGAAATGTGGGATATAAATACTCTTAAAGAAAAGAATATGAATATAGATGAATATATAGGTTGTAAGTGTATTGTAGGAGATCCTTCAGATAATATTCCTTCTGCATGTTTTCAAGTAGGAGAAAAAACAGCTCCTGGTTTATATAAGTTATTTAGTTCTTTGATAGATAAAGAAAGAGCTTTTCCTAAAACAGAAGAAGAATTAGATAAAGCATGTAAAGAAATGGATGTACCTAAAAGAAAAGCTTATCTTAATTTTAATGAAGATCAATTTTTAACTAATATATTACTTACAAACTTGAAATTAATTGATGATGATATTACTGATGATGTAATCAATAATATTAAAACAACTATTTATAGTAACTGTATGCCTTTTGAAAATAATAATAGACCTCAGATTTATTCTATTCTAGATGATTTAGAAATTAAAACTCTAGATGTAGAAGCTTTATATAATAGAATTTCTCATCTTATAGATCATTTAAAAATAGAAGATCTTGATAAATCTCTACCAATTAGAGAAGATAATAAAATTATTCGTGGAGGATTATTTGAAAGATTTAATCAAAATTAAAAAATTAAGATGTTATAATAATCATGTGATAAAAATTTCACATGATTATTAATTTGTTTTAAAAAGATGTTATAAATATCTAGTAAATTAAAATTCTATCTATGACCAGATATAGATAGTTTTATATAACATTAAAAGTAGGTTCTAGAGCGTCATATGAAAATTAGATAAATAAGTTTTGATATTTAAGCTAATCCCTCCTTTAGAATAACTCGTAACGGAAATGCCTCTTAGGCTGATCACAGAAATCTGGTGTCCCTTGCCCTGGGATAAAATCTATAAAGTAAAAAATTAACGTGCAAAAGAGTCGAGGTATACATTTATAAAAAGGAACTCTTGTAACGGTTTGTATAACACATCAGATAAACTATATTTTTAAAGTAGTTCTATTTAAACTATAATTGATTCAAAACAAGATTATAGGGAATGAAATATTAATATAATTTCATACAGCATAATCAAGATATATGGGAAAGCATATTGAGGAGTAGTTGATAGGAAATCTACTTAATCTATTTAGATTGAATAAATAACTGGCAACACAACGTTAAGGGAGATATAAAAGATATTATTAAAGTTTATATAGAAGTTGCGATACTATTTTTATATAAATAATAATAATTGAATTTGACCGATGGAAAGGTATTTCAACTTGTCTAAGTTCGATCTCCAAGTACCAGGCGCGGTTCGGTTGTGCTGTTTTGTCGGCTGTTAAAGAGTCATCTCGCGAGCTGCGAACAAATTTAATCCCGTCCTCGTGCGATGCATATATAGAAAGTTCATAAGCAAATATTAATTACCTCAGTTGTTCAAATGTAATTTCCAATATATTTGAACACAGTATGAATCAAGTAAATAGATGATAGCAGGTAACTAGAAACGAAATACAAATTACTACAAGTAAGATATATAATCACAGTAACCGACTTACTTGTAAAATCTTTATAGGACCCTCATATAAGCGAGTCTTGGTGAGGAAGTAGTATCTAGCATGTGGCCGAAAGCTATACGAAGCGCGTAATCACGCGTTATGAAAATTGTTCTAGTGAGCACCCCAGCCAGGTTCTCACTATTTTTTCGGGCACTTTACTCTCATCTCTAACGTCAATTTTTTATTGATTTTAGAGAGGAGGGTAAGGTGACTTCTGCTTCCAAAACACGAGCGTCACACGAAGTGGATGCTGTCCGTGTTATAAATCGGTTGTCTGGTGGTGTTTAACAAATCTGTCAAAAATCATTTCCAGAACAGATCTGAAACAGATAATTGAATCTGAAATTTGATAAAGAGATCTGAATCTGAAACAGAAATGAGAATTGAGTGATATCATTATATAAGTATATGACTATATCATTATATAGAGTATATAGAGTTTTGCCTTATAAATATACTGACTATTTGTCCAAAAATTCTTAAAAAACTGTATTCGAAGCTTTTTATTTCAATGGATTGCTCAGATCCAAAAATTTTCCTAAATTTATTTTAATAAATCTCGTTCCATTTTTTCAAAACTGTAATATAATAGTAGTAGCAAATTTAATAATATGAGTTGTTATAAATAGTATAAAATAAAGGAGTTGTAAATATTATGTCATTTGAACCAAGTAATTATCAAAAAAATATTTTGAATTATATAGATAGTAATAATGGAAATTTACTTGTAGATGCAAAAGCTGGATCTGGTAAAACATCTACATTATGTTTAATAGCTGATAAAATTATTGCTCAAGATAAAAAATGTTTATTTTTAGCATTTAATAAATCAATTGTACAAGAGTTACAAACTAGAATTATTTCTGATAATGTACAAATTAAAACTCTACATAGTTTAGGATTAACTTTTTTAAGATCTTATTTATATAAGAAACATGGAGAGAATTATATAATTGAAGTAGATCAGCATGATGATAGGATTAAAGAATGGGTACAAAATTCATTTGCTCAAAAATGTGATACTGAATTCAGAATAGCTAATGCTGAATTATCTGATTCTGATTTTAAAGATTTACTTGGAGATGTATTAAGAGAAATATCTCAAATGGTTAATTATTCTAGATTATATAATGTTAATTATCATGATTATGATGAGATATATAAACTAGCTCCTCGTTTATGTTGGAATTTGAAAAATTGGGATGATTTAGGATTAAGAAAATTTCCTGAAGTTATAGAAGAAGCAATTGATAAAATTAAATATGAATTTGAAAATCCTGAACTAGATTCTTTTGGAAAACCTATTTATAGAGTTGGTTATACTGATATGATATATTTTCCTTGTTTATATAAAATGAATGTTCCTTGGACTACTCGTCAATATTTAGATTTTGTATTAGTTGATGAAACTCAGGATTTATCAGTATTACAACAATTATTTTTAAAACTACTTATTAATTTTGATACTCGATTAATTGCAGTAGGAGATGAAAAACAAAGTATTTATGCTTTTGCTGGAGCTGATACTAAATCTATTAAAAATTTAAAAAAGAATTTTGCTTTAAATGAATTACCTTTAAATATTTGTTATAGATGTCCTGAAAATGTAATTAAAGTAGCTCAAGATATAGTACCTGAAATCGATTGGAACCATAAAAGAGATGATAAAGGAGAAGTTAAATTTTTAGATGAAATTGATTTAACTAAAAATATTAAAGCAAATGATGTAATTCTTGCAAGAAGAAATAATGATTTAGTTAGATTATATAAAAAATTAGTACTTGATGATAAGATTTCAGTTAAATTTAAAAATACTGAAATGGTAACAACTATTGTAAATGAAATTAAAAGAGTTATTAAAGAATATATAAAAAGATATAATCAATGTTTAAATGTTGAAAAAGAGTTATATAGATTATGTGAAGAAGCAAATATCGATTGGAAACAAAGTGATGAGAAAATATCTAAATCTGATAGGGAATATATGCAAAATACTTTTAAAAGATTAGTTAAAAATGCTAAGACATTAAAGAAACCTATTTCTAAATCTAATTATACTGTTGATTATTTATTAGATTGCATGAAAGAATATAAAGAAGAAGGAGATTATTCTTTTGTATATGATGGTATGCAAGATAATGTTCTTGCTGAATATTATGATGTAGTAGAATCTTTGATTAATAATTATAAAGAAAATTGTAGTTCTATACTTGTAAAAGATTTAGAAGTATATATAGATTCTTTCTTAAAAGGAAATATAAATAAAGAAGCTCCTATTTTATCTTCTATACATATGATGAAAGGTGGAGAAGCTGATAATGTATATATTTATGATTATCCTAGATTTCCTTATGTATATGGTTCTCAAACTGAAGATGCTCAGCAACAAGAAAGAAATTTACAATATGTAGCTTTAACTAGACCTAAAAAGAATTTATATCTACTTAGAATATCTAGATGTAGAAATAGAGAAACAGTAGATGATATCAATACTCTTAATGTAGCTAGTGAAACTACTATCAGGTTACTTTTAAATAGAAGTTCTAATTAAAGAACTTCTTTCTTAATTTAGTAAAATATTAATAGTAAATATATAAGGAGAATTAAGCATGGTAATAGTCTTAGAAACATTATTTCAGAAGGTAAATGAGTTAAATAATTTATATGAATTGTTAGGTTGTGAAAAACAATATGGAGTTAAATTCGTAGGTTCTGGATATGAAAGTAATTATGATTCTTTCAAAGAGACTTATGAGAATTTAGATAATTTAAAGAAAAATCTTGAACAAGAAACTTATTTTGAAAATATAGATAATGCTACTGTTGAAACAATGGAAACAGCAAGAAACTTAGATGATATAGAATTTGAAGTGACTTTTGATATTAAATTACCTCAACAAGAAAGATCTAAGCAAACTGTTTATGCTTATCTTTCAGAAATATAAGGAAGGAGAATTAAAATGGCTAAATATAAATTTACATATTTTTTAAATACTGCTTGTGCAGAACGTAGACCTCAAACAAGAAGAGATCTAATTGAAGATTGGATAGTAGAAGAAAGAGAATACCCATTAGATATAGAAGCTTTTGAATATGCTTTTACAAATATATTAAATGGTGATGAAGATGAATTAAATGATATTTATGAAGAATTACCTGATCAAGATGATTTAACTAAAATAAATAGACTAAAAGAAATATTTGATGAAGAAGCTGAAGATCCTGGAATGGGTAATACTATATTAATATCTATAGAAGGCCCTGGACAAACTTATGATTGTGGATATTCTAAAGAAGATTTTAATACAGATTTTGAAGACGATGAAGAATATAATGATGATGAATATCTAGATGAAAATAAATTAATAAATAAAACCAATAAATTTGAATCAGTAGATTATTCAAATACAGTACCAGCTAATGTAATAAGAAATATAGATGATATGTTAAGCAATGGTAATTATCCAGGAGCTAAATGGAAAATTTCTAATGTTTATAATCAATTATCAATATTTGATTGGTGGCCTGAATATATCTCTCCAACAAGATTAAATCAAATGAGAAAATTTTTACAAGATGCAATGTCAATAGGTTGTGATAAATATTGTTGTTTTAAAGTAGGTGCTTCAGGATGTGCAAATGGAATGTGGGCTTCAGATAAAGCTACAACAGATGGATATTCACCAAAAGGAGGTAAAACTCTTTATAGATCATTTACTCCTGATTATACCTATTATGATATAGATTTGGGAGATGGATTTACACATCAAGAATTCAAATCATTTAGAGATATTAAAAATTATATAGCAGATCAAGAAAATAAACAAAATCAAGATAATGAAATTAATACTGAAGATACAAATACTAATGAAAATAATTAGAAAAGATAAAATATAAAAGAAAAGAAATTGATTGATATATCAATTTCTTTTTTAATTTGTTATAAATATTAGAAGGAGGTCTACAGAAATGAAAGACATAAAGATTTTCGCTTGTAACAGTGCTGTACCGTTTGCTAAGGAGGTATGTAAGTGTCTCGATCTTCCGTTAGGACAGATGAACTCATTCAAGTTCAAGAACGATAACAATTTCGTTCAGTTTCTCGAGAGTGTTAGGGAGCAAGACATTTTCATCATTCAAACAACTGAACCGCCTGTCAACGAAAGGGTCATGGAACTTCTAATTGCAGTAGAAGCTGCAAAAAGAGCTTCCGCACGTCGCATTACCGTTGTATTACCTTACTACATGTATTCTCGCTCTGATAAAAAAGATCAGCCTAGAGTACCTATAACTGCAAAGTTAATGGCTAAACTGATCGAAGCTTCTGGAGCAGATCGTATTATGACTTGCGATCTTCATAATCCTGCTATTCAGGGATACTTTGATATTGGGTGTGATGTTTTAACAGCAACTTACATGTTAGCTGATTATTTCAAATCACTTCATCTTGAAGATATCACTGTAGTAGCAACTGATGCGGGTTCAACTAAAAAAGCTCATAAGTATAAAAAGCTTTTAGGTTGTCCAATTGCTATGATCGATAAGGAACGTGAAGACAATAGTGATAGTGCGAAAGCTGTAGATATTGTAGGAGATATCAAAGGAAGAACTTGTTTAATCTTTGATGATGAGATTAGTACAGGTGGTACTTTGGTAGAAGCTATTAATATTTGCAGTGCAAAAGGAGCTAAAGCTGTTTATGCTGGAGCTACTCATGCTATCTTTGCTGATAAGGCTGTAGAACGTCTTAGAGAATCAGCTGCTGAGAAGATCGTTGTAACAAACACTGTACCTTTTTATCAACAGGAACCAAAGATTGAAGTACTGTCTATCGCTCCTTTGTTTGCTGATGCTATCAAGCGAGTAAATGAAGGCTACCCACTGGGGAATCTCTTTTTGTACGACAAGTAATTTTCAACAAGTAACTAGCTAACTAATCGACAGATCTTTCAATATGACAGGGTTGTACTAACCCTGTCATTCTTTTACTCAAAAGTTGTTATAATAATTGGAGGTAGAATATATTCATGAAGATTTTTATATATAGTGATTTACATATTAGTAGAACAAGTTCTATTATGCCTATAGGAAATGATGATAAATATACATATAGACAGAAAATGATATTAGAAACAGGTAAATATTTAGAAAACATTATTGATCAAGAAAAACCTGATTTGATATTAAATTTAGGAGATACATTTGATCAACATACTATTACTTCTTATGATATAGATGTTGCATCTGAATTTTTTAAATGTTTTAGAATGTTTAATATTCCTCATTTAGTATTAGTAGGAAATCATGAAATGATAAATCAAGAATTTAATGCTATTAAGATTTTAAGTAATATAAATAATATTACAGTTATATCAGAAGCTTGTACTGTAGATCCTAAATTATTTACTAATGTACAAGATAATATTAAATTAGCATTTTTACCATATTGTAATCATAAAGATATATTAGAATTTCCTGAAGGAGATTTTTTATTCTCTCATCAAGATATTCAAGGAAGTATTATTAGAGGTAATTTTGCTTTACCTGAAGGAATTGATCCTAATATATTAAAAGATAAATATAAACTTGTTTTTAATGGTCATATTCATAAATCTAGTATATCTGGAAATGTAATAAATGTAGGTTCTATATCAACTCATAGTTTTAGTGATGATGAAGAATCGGTTCCACAATGTTATATTTTTGATACTGAAACATTAGATCTTAAAACATTTAAACCTACTATTTGTCCTTTATTTAGAAAATTTAATATTGAATCTAATATATCTGAATTAGAAAATTTCTTGAATAAACTCAATAAAAGTTATAAATACATATTACATATTACTTGTCCATTTGAACTAAAAGAAGCTGTTAAACAATTTTTAACTGATAATAATGAGTATATTATTTCAAATAGATTAAGTGTTAAAGTTTCTAAAGAAGAAAAATTAGATGATAATTCAGAATCATTATTAAATTTACAATCAAATATAGATATAAAACAATCATTTAAAGATTTTTTAGATATAACAGATTTAAAATTACCTAGAGCTTATTATGATAAAGTATTAGAAGGGGTGAATTAATATGACAGAAAGTGAATATCAAAAAAGAGAATCTATTCATAAACAACTACTAGATGAAATGCATGATTTATATATTAGAAAGAATAGAGATTATGGTAGTTCTGTTACAGATACTTATGAAAAATTTGGATTAACTTCTTTTTTAGTTAGATTATCTGATAAACTAAATAGAGTTACAAATTTAACTTTGAATAATAAAGATAATTTAGTTCAAGATGAAAAAGTTCAAGATACTTTAATGGATTTAGCTAATTACAGTATTTTAGCTTTAATTGAATTAAAAATGGATGAAGATAAGTTATGTCAAGCAAGTGATGATTATATTTCATACAAGAATGCTGAAGATTATTTAGCAGATAATCATAAAAGAGTATATACTGAAAAGGAGTACAATAAATGAATTTAAAATTTTTATCAATTGAATTAGAGAGTTTTAGATCTATCGATAAAGCACAGATCATTTTAAATAATCAAGGAACAGTCATTGTAAAAGGTATTAATGAATATGAAGATAATGCTACATCTAACGGTTCAGGAAAATCTTCAATATTTGAAGGTATAATATACTCATTATTTGAAGAAACAAGTTCTGGTGAAAAAGATGTAGAAAATAGAATTATAGGTAATGGATATAAATTAAAATTAGAACTTGAAATAGATGGTGTGAAATATACAATTTATAGGGAAGGTAAAAATGGTAAATCTTCAGTATTATTATATAAAGATAATATAGATATATCTGCAAGAAATAAAACCGATACTAATAAACTAATATTAAATCTTTTAGGTATATCAAAGAGTATATTTTTAGATACGATTTTCTTATCTCAGAATGCAGTAACAAATTTAGCATCATTACAACCAACAGCTAGAAGAGAAAGACTAGAAGTATTAACAAATACAGATAATACAATAAATAATTTTAAAGAAAAAGTAAAAGAGCAGCAGATAAAATATGAAGCAGATCGAGTAGATATTGTAAATGATATAAATCAAATGGAAGGAAAAAAATCTGCTTTAATAAATCAGAAATCTCAATTAAATGAAAAAATTAAAGCTATAGATGAAGAAATTGAAAGATTAAAAGCTTTAGGAGATTTAAAGCAAATTGAACTGGATATAGAAGGTAAACAACAAGAATTATCAAATCAAGATATATTAATTGAAGAGGCAAATCAAGCTGTGTCTGAAAAAGAAAAACAAATAGAAGATTTGAGAAAAGAAAGTCAAGATGATTTAAATGCAAAAACAGAAGTAGATAAACAACTTTTAGATGTTAATAATCAATTGTCAAAAATAGAAGCTGATATTAATAAAGATAAATTATTAATACATTTAAAAGAAGAAGAAATAGAAAAAATTAATAAAGAGATTGATAAGATAAAAAATTCTGATACATGTCCAACATGTGGTCGAAAATATGATAATTTTAATGATGAACATTTGCAAAGTACTATAAAAGAGAAAAATAGTGAAATAGATAATTTAAATAATATTATTAATGATTGTAATTCTAATATTAATGAGTATGAAAAACAATTAAAAGATATCCAGGCTAAAAAAGATGAAATTGAAAATAAAGCAAAAGAAATAAATAAAAATGTAGAAAATAGAAATAAAAATATAGAAAATGAAGAAAATCAAAGAAAAATATTAATGAATAATGTAAAATTAGAAACTAATAAAAAAGAGAGTATTCAACATGAAATAAATATTTTACAAAGTAAAAAAGAACAAATTCTAAAGACTGAAGTTGCTAGTAAAGAAGAATTTGAAAAAATGATTGAAGATATAGATAAACAATTATTAAATATAGATGACTTATATAATAATAAACAACTAGAATTAACCGAATGTGATAATACAATTAATTCTATAAAACATATGCTTCAATTAATAACTAAAGAGTTTAGAACTTATCTTTTAAAAAATAGCTTAAAATATTTAAATAAGGTTCTAAGTGAATATTCAAATCAATTATTTAGTAATGAAGGAGATGTTATTTCTATTTCTGAAGATGATACAAAGTTAGATATTAAATTAGGAAATGCTACATATGAATCATTATCAGGAGGAGAAAAAACAAGAGTTAATATTGCATTATTATTAGCTCAAAAATCATTAGCTGGAATGATTGGTAATATGAATTGTAATATGATAATATTAGATGAGATTTTAGGATATTGTGATAGTAAAGCAGAAACTAAAGTAATAGATTTAATTAATAATGAGTTAGAAACATTAGAAAGTATTTATATGGTATCTCATAAAGAAATTCCTATTGGTTGTGATTCTGTTATTACTGTTATTAAAGATAAAAATGGATTAAGTAGAGTTAAATCTTATTAGTATGACAATATTACAGAAGGAGTTAGAAGGCTATGGGAAGTGAATATGCACTTTTTATCATACTTGGTATAATATTTTTAGTTATAATTATAGCTATTATTAAGATAATATTTAAAACAATTGAAAGACACGAAGTAAATTCGATATTAGAATTTATGAAGAAAGAAACTGAGGAAGATAAACAAGTGAAAGAAAAATTTAATGAATGCATAAAGATAATTGAGCAAAACAAAAAGGAGTGATTCAAAAGATGATGAATTTAATAGTTGGAGGATTAATTTATATTTTAATAGGTTTTATATATGGGATAGTAATGTTATACATAGTTATATCAGAAGATAAAAATGATCCTGAAGGACAAATTATTTATGGAGAAGTTAAAGTTTTATTTTTACTCACTTGTTCTTTAGGATGGATTATATTAATACCTCTATCTATTATTTATAAAATATATAATAAAATTAAAGGAGGAAATAAAAATGTATGATAATTGTGAAGGTCCAACAAGTGATGTTTATATTAAACCTACACCAATTAAATTTGAGTTTACAGGATTGTTAAGAGAAGCTAGTGAAGGAGGTCCTTATAGAAGATTACCTGAAAGAAGTACTAAATTTTCTGCTGGATATGATTTTTATAATCCTTTAGAAACAGTAATACCAGCACATAGTTTAAAATTAATTAAAACAGGAATTAAAGCTCAATTTCCTAGCGATATGGCTTTAAAATTATATAATAGATCTTCTAATCCTAAAAAGAAAGGAATATTTTTAGCTAATGGTGTTGGTATAGTAGATGCTGATTATTATGGAAATTTAGATAATGACGGAGAAATTGGATTTATGTTTTATAATTTTACAGATGAAGATACTGTTATCGAAGCAGGAGATAAATTAGGTCAAGGAATATTCGAGAAATACTATACTGTAACTAATGAAGAAGAAATAACAGCTGAAAGAGCTGGTGGATTTGGTTCTACTGGAAATTAAATATTAGGAGATTAAAGTATGGAGAATGAGGAAAATTTAATAATTAAACAACTAGCTTGTGATATTAAAAATTTAGCCGATTTAAATTATGCTATACTTTATAATAAGTCTTATACAAAACTAATGGGTCAATCTACTATGAAAAAACTAGAAAGAGTTGAAACTCAACTTGATACTATGATTAATATAATTGAAAGAAAATTTTTATTACTAAATAATGAAGATTTAGTAGATTTATATAAATTTAAGAACAGAAGAGAAACTATACAAGAAATGATAAAGAGATTAGATAAATGATGGTTACTGAGGGACACTTATACTTGACAACAACCTTATCTAAATGATGAGGAGGATAATCTATGGGAAAACAAATAGAATTAAAATATGATGAATCTTATAATAAATGGGCTGAAAAAATTGAAAGAGGATTAGATAGAAATAATGTTGCTCATACTTCTACAATGATTAATAGAATTCAATCTTCTGCAATTAAAAAATGTGAATCATATCTACTTAGTATTGGATATAAACCTCGAAATCATTTAAGTTATAGAAAGAATTTAGCAAGTAGACTTGCTAGTGAAGGCTTAAAATTATCTATAAAATCTAATAGGATTTTATGGTTATATTTAGATTATTTTTTAGATATAGATGATTATACAAATTGTTTTGATGTAGAAGTGATTATAGATAATATAGAAGTTGCTACAAAAAATACTATATTTATATCTGTAAAACAAGATAAAATTAATTTAGCTAAAGAAGCTTTAATAGAAACAAATAAACATAAAATAAATAAACAAAATTTAGATTTAGTTCGAAAATTAAATGAAGTCCAGAAAGATAAGAAAATTGATATAATATTAAAAGTACTTGATAATCTAGTAGAGGAGGAAGATTAAATGCGCAAAAGTGATATTGATAATATGTTAAAAGTCTGTGAAAATATTAGAAATATTTCTAATCAACAAAGTTACAACGTTTCATCAGCTATTAATCAAAATTTAGTAAAAATAACAGGTAAGTTAAAAGAAGAATTCGAAAGAATGGATAATGATAAAATAGTAATAAATTGCCCATCAATTATTTTAATCAAAGCTGCTGATTTAAGATACCAAGAAATGAGTTTAAGTGACTATATGAATAATAAAATGAAAGAATTAGTTATGAATAATTATAAAATAATTGATTTCGGAATCAGTAATATAGAAGGTAATTTTATATATGCTTTTATTAAATATACAAGTTAAGTTGTTATAAAAAATATAAAGGAGATAAAAATGCAATATTATATAAAGATCTTTAATAAAACTACAGGTGAACTTGTAGGTTATTATAAAGAAACAGGTAGAAATTGCATCTCCAAAATGATGAATGGAATTAAATATTTCAACGATTATAAAGATGCTTTGAGAATTTCTGATGGAATAGATGAAGGTTTTGTTAGAGATAAAGATAAAAAGTATTATACAGCTCATTCTATCGTTTTTGGAGATGCCTCTAGAAAAGCACCTGATGAGTCTAAAAAAACTAAGAAAGAAAAGGAGGAAGAATTAAAAAATGAACTTGAGGCCTTTATACGAAAAAATAGTGGTAGAGTTGAATGATAAACAAGAAATCACTTCATCATCAGGATTATCATATACTAAAAATATGAGTTTATCAAATAATTCAACAATGGTAGGAACCGTCGTAGCAGTTGGTGAAGGAAGATTATTAAGTAATGGTGAAATAGTGCCTTTAAAAGTAAAGGTTGGAGATAAAATAGTTTTTTCAAAAATGCAGGGAGATAACTATAATGATGGTAATAAAGATTATACAATATTATCAGAATCAATGATATTATTAATTATAGAAGGAGACAATGACTAACATGAATGAAATGAAAATAACAAGTATAAGAATAAAGAAAAACAATAATCCTGAATCTAGTTTATTAGGAATAGCAAGTATACAATTTAATGATTGTTTTATTGTACATGATATTAGATTAGTACAACTTGAAGATAGAAGAATAATTAGTTTTCCAAATAAAAAAGTGAAAAAATATACATCTAATGGAGATAGTTATAGTGAAACTTTTGAATATTCTGATATAGCGCATCCATCAAATAAGGAATTTAGAGAGTATATTCAGACTGAACTTTATAAGATATATGATAGTGAAGTTGGAGGTAAAATAAATGAATAAAATAATTAAATATGATAATGAGGCCAAAGATTTAGTAGTCAAAGGTATTGATACAGTAGCAAATATTGTTAAAACTACAGTTGGACCAAAAGGTAGAAATGTTTTAATAAGAGAAGCTGTTTCAGCTCCTATTATAACAAACGATGGTGTTACAATTGCTAAATCTATTCATTTAAAAGATAATGCAGAAGATGCCGGAGCACAGCTTATTATACAAGCAGCTAATAAAACAAATTTAGTAGCAGGAGATGGAACAACTACAACTACTATATTAGCTCAAGAAATGATTCATAAATATTTTGATGAATATAAAGAAGAACATAAAGATGTTAATGTTGTTCAAATACAAAAAGACATGATTAAAGCTAGTGAAGAAATAAGTGATTATTTGAAATCAATTGCAATACCTGTTAAAGATAATGAAGCTATAAAAAGAGTAGCAACCATTTCTTCAGGCTCAGAAGAGACAGGAAAATTAATAGCAGATGCTTTTGCAAATGCTGGAGAATTTGGATCTGTTATTGTAGAAGATAGTAAAACAGGAAAAGATCATTTAGATAATATTCAAGGTATGAAATTAGCTAATGGTACTTTAAGTAATTATTTATTAAATGATAGAATTAATTTGAAATCAGAAATTGTAGATGCAAAAGTATTAATAACTAAAGATAAAATAGATAGTGTTACAGATATATTACCTATTTTAGATACAGTTGTTAAAGAAGGATTAAAATTGTTAATCATATGTAATGATATTGATTTTGAGCCTTTAAACATGATTTTAGTAAATAAAGCTAAAGGAGCTCCTTTAAATGTTTCAATAATAGGATTACCTGGATTTGGAGAATTAAGAGAAAATCTTATAGAAGATATTTGTATTGCTACTGGAGCTACTTTAATGGGAAGAGATATTGGAAGAACCTTTAGAGATTTTGACATATCTATGTTAGGAGAGGTAGAAGAAGCTATAATTACTCCTGATGATACTGTTTTAAAATTTAAAGATGCAAGTTCAACTGGAATTGATTTAAAAGATGAGAGAGAAGTTAGAGTAGAAGAAATTACAGGTATAATGGAAAACATACCTGAAGAATCTGATAGAGAGCAATATAAAAGAAGAATATCTAATTTAATTTCTGGAATTTCTGTTATTCAAGTTGGTGGAAATTCTGAAATTGAAATAAAAGATAAAAAATTAAGAATTGAAGATGCTATTAATTCTGTTAAAGCTGCTATGGAGGAAGGTATAGTTCCAGGTGGAGGTTATAGTTTCTTATCAGCTGTTATCAATGCTCCAGAAAGAGAAGGAACTTTAGGTGAAAGAATAGTATATAATTCATTAGAATCTGTAACAAGACAAATAGCAGAAAATGCTGGATTTGATGGTCCTATGACAGTAGCAAATTGTTATAATAAACAATTAGGATTTAATGCTTTAACTGGAGAATATGAAAATCTAGTAGAAACTGGAGTTATAAACGCAGCTAAAGTAGATAGATATGGAATTTTAAATGCAACATCAATAGCATCAACAGTTATTACAATGGGAGGTTTAATAGTTGACGAGCCTGAGAAAGACCAAAATGTTTTACAACTTTCAGGTCCGCTACCAGGTATGATGTAATCTATTAAAAAGAGGTAGAGATTATATGGAAACTAAAATTCAATATCAAAGATGTCAAAGATGCAATAGAATATTAAAAAACGATATAGCAAAGGAAAGAGGATATGGAAATTATTGCTGGAAATTACATAATTTAGAAATACAAAAAACTAAAAAACATGGATTAGATCCATATCTATTTCCAGAAAGTAAATAACTTTAATAGCTATCAGTATTCTATAAATCTGTATTGATAGCTATTTTTGTTAAGAGGGATAATAATGAATAAAGAATTAATTATAATAATTGGAGTATCTGCATTAGCATTAACATTTTTAATATTATTTATAAGATCAAAAATTAAATGTAAAAAATTATATGAACAGTTAATTAGTAAAAATAAAGAATTTACACATGTTAAAAATAGATTATGTATGATAGAACATCATCATAGAAACTACAAAGAAGGCATGAATCCTTTTACTGTATTAAGAGATATATCTAATACATTGAATGAGGAGGATGAAGAAGATGAGTCTATTCAAAAGACACAATAGCGGTTGGTGGTATCAATTTTTATTACCTAGAAGATTAACTATTGGTCCTGAAAGAATCTATAGATGGTTAAATTTTTATTTTCGTCTAAAAGATGAGGAGGATAAATAGTGAGTAGAAAAAAGAAAATTGAACCTAATATTGTTTTAACTATAGATATACATGGATATTCTAATATTGCTATGGTAGTTAGTCATGATGATGAAATTTTGACTATTAATCATATTGAAAAATTATCAGCTAATAATTATAATATTAGAAAAAGAGTTATAGAATTAATGACAACATTATATAAACAATATGCTTTTGATACAATAATTTTTGAACAAAACCAATTATTTATAGATAAAATTGATAGACATCCTGATCCTTTAGTTTATAGAAATATTCTTTTAGGATTTGGAATTGCAAATAGCATTGAAGATAATTTTTATGAATTGGTTCCTTATATATTGGCTATACCTGAATTAGAGTGGAGAAAATACATATTAAATAGAACGACAACTTATTCAATTGATTTATACAAATCTCATATATTATCACAAGGAAAGTTCTCAGAAGAAGAACTTAATACAATTGAAATAAATAACTACTACAAAGTACTTTGTTTAAGTGAGAGTATTGGATTTGATAAACTTATAGATAGAAGGTATCAGATCAATGAAGGGAATTGATCTAAATGAGAAAAAATGATTTAGAAAAAAGAGTCAGCAAGATCTTAGATGAAGAAGAAACATTTATGCTTAGTCTTATACTTTTAGCTCATATGCATGATGATGAAAAGTATAAAGATTTATCTGAATTAATTTTTTTATTTGATAACTATAAAGGATTTAAGCAATTTATTAAATTCTATGAAGGTAAAGAATTTTCTGTACCTACAATGCTAGAATTAAAACAAGCTTTAAGATTATTAGCTTTATTCCAAAGAGTTAAAATAGATAAAAAAGATTTTGATGAAGCTTATGAAAGTTTAAAATTAAAAGATTTAAATCTTACTAAAGAATATTGTTTAAAAGAAATAGATAAATTTTATGAATACTTACAAAAAGATGGAGCATTTACTTTAAAACAAATTCGTAAACTATCTAAATTTAAATAGAATAGGAGTTATAAATGAAGGTACATAAACATTTTAGGACTAGTTATGCTACTATAGATTATATAATATCCGATTTTAGTTTAAATAGAATAGGAGATAAAGATAAATACTTTAGATTTTGTGTTAATAAAAGAATGATAGTTTTAAATGAGCAATATGATGAAAAATTGGATAGAATATTAACCTTTATAATAAAACATTGTGATTATGATGATATGCCTATACACTGTCTCTCTAAGATTATATTATCTTTATCAAAAGTTACTAATGCTTTATCTAAAGGATTTATGTCTATAATTAGTAGATAAGGGGTCATATAGATGATATTAATAGAATTTGGTAATATTATAGAAGCTAATTTTGCCTCTAAATATAAAGACAAAGTAAACATATTAGACTTTCAACAATACCAAAATAATTCTGATTGGCCTATTAATTTTATAGAAGCTATAAAGAAATCAGAATTACAATTTGATATAACTATAGTGTCATATATGCAAGAAATTGTATTATGTTTAGATGCTTTGAATATAAATTATACATTAGTATATTTACAAATTTCGGATAAAAATATACCACAAGATCTTATAGAAGAATATAACTTTATAAAGAATCATCAATGTAAAAGAATAGTAATGCATATTGGTGAGTTATTAGAAAATAGATTATCAGCAGATTTTGAATGGATAGAAAAAGAAGAATCTGAAGAAGATAATAAAGAACTAATTACATCTGAAGAATTACCTAAACCTGAAATACCAGCTAATAAAAATAAATTAACTATGGAACAATTAATAGATGATGATGTAGAAATTACTGAAGCAGATGTAAGAGAATTAAAAGCTACTCAGAATAAATTAAAAGTTGGTATGTTATTACAAGCTAAAAATAGTTTAAATAGAGTATTAAAATTATCAAATACTTTAGATAAATTATATGATAAATTGTTAGAAAGAATAGATAATGGACTAGATACTACGGATACAGCTTCATTAATGTATACTACTGAATATATAGCAAAAGCATTATCTGATACAAATCAATTTATAGTGTCTTTAATCAGTAATGAAAAAATACAAAATTTCTTTATAATTGATAATAGCAGTATAGTTAATGTAGGTAATAATGAAAGAGTTGATATTAATTCTAGAGAAAAAATTCGTAAGGCTGCAGAAATAGTATTAGAAAATATAGATTATTTTGCTAATGGTGATTTTCAAAATTTAAGAAATCCAAATGTAATAGAGATAAGTGAGGAACAGATTAATGCCGATAATGAATCCAAGTCAGTATGATTGTGATAGAATGGAAATGGGAGACATAGTAGTTATTAAATCTAGGTCTCCTTTATATAAGTTTATTCGCAAGCATTTTTATAAAGATAAACCTAAATTAAAAGTAAGAGATGGTTGGGTTGAACCTATAAAATATAAAATGGAATATCAAGAAGATTGTACTCTCATGTTTGCATGGGATGTAGCTTGTTTTAAAAAATATGAAAATTGTGTACCTTGTGCAATTAGCAAAGATCCAAAAGATATGGGAAGAAAAGTAAAATTATTAAAAAGCTTGAATATAGGTTTATATAATACTCAACTTGTATTTCGAGATAATACTACACTGACTTTACCTACAACATGGTTTGATCAAGGAATAAAACAAAATGAAATAACTCTTAAAAATATAAAAGATGATAGAATGCTACAAGAAACTTTAAGATTTAGTAATATAAAAGGACAAACATTTAAAAACATTGTTTTAAAAGATGAAATTAAAGAATGGATTCCTAGTTATTGTAGTGTGTGTGGAAAGCCTGTTACATTTAGATTTGATAAAGATCCAGATAAAGTTGTTATAGATAATCAGTGTGATTGTGGAGTTACAAAATTGAAAATAAATGAAATGTCATATGATGAATTTGCTTTATGGTATTTAACACAATTAAATGAAGATATAAAAAATATATATAAAAAGTTTTGGTTTGATAGGGAGATGTGACAATAATGAATAGCAAGGAGATTAGAGAAAGGTTTGGTGAAGTTAATAAAAATAATAATATATTATGTACAGAAACGGAATTACAAGAATTTCTCTATTCTGGTCTTTTGTTTAAAACTGGTAAGAGTTATGTATCTAGAGATAGACAACCTATAAAAATAAAACTTATAAAACAAAAATGTCAGGAATTTGATTATGATTTTAATAATTTAATAACTATATGTGAAGAAAAATGTAAAGAAGCAAATATAAAAAGAATATATTGCATGAGTCAAAGTTGTTATAATAAATATAAAGAACAAGGATTAATAATAAATAAAGAATCAAGAGATTATTATAAATTTTTTGAAGGAGAATTATGGCTTGTTTATTTAATATAGAAAATGAGGTAGAATAAATGGAAGATCAAGAAATATTTGAAAAATGGGAAGAATTTAAAAGAATATTAAAAAGTACTAATAGAGAAGGAATAGATGAAGTAATTAAATGGTTAGATGAATCTGATTTTAAAGTGGCTCCAGCAAGTACTCAATACCATAGTAGTATTAAAGGAGGATTATTATTACACTCATTACAAGTATATTATCATATGTACGATTTTAATAATTTAATACAATTTTTTGATATACCAAATGATACAATAGCAATAGTGGCTTTATTACATGATGTTTGTAAAGTAGATTCTTATCAAGTATCTTATAGAAATACTAAAAATGAAAAAGGTGATTGGGTTAAAGTTCCTTTTTATACAATGGATGAAAAAATTCCATATGGTCATGGTGAGAAATCAGTAATGTTATTACAATATTATGGTTTAAAATTAAACTTTACAGAAATAATGATGATAAGATCTCATATGGGAGCTTTTAGAGATAATCAATATTTAACAGATGTATCTCATAGATTTTCAAAATGTCCTCAAACATTATTATTACATTTTGCAGATATGTTATCAACTTATACAACTGAAAGTTCTGATTTACAACAAAGATATAAGAATAAGATAACTCCTCAAGGAAGAAATATAAATGAGCATTTACAAAATTTAAGTAAACCTAAAACAATTAATATAGGAGGAACTGAGTATACACTAGCTCCAGAAGATGCTGTAGTAGATAACCAAAAAATTATAGAAATGATGGTTAATCAAGATGGTACTGATAAAATAAAAGTAGTTAAAGTTTATGCTCCTTATGGAGATGGATTACCCATATAGAAAGGAAGAATAAAATGGGAGAAGATAAGGAAAATATTGTTTTTCAATTGACTCCAGAACAAGCTGAAAAAGTTTGTAATCATTTTGGAGAAGAATATTCTGAATTAGAAGATTATGAAATTTGCGAATATTTAGATAGAATTATTGACGAATTATAAAATCTGTGATATAATAGTTATAGATTTTTAAAATTTATAACGTAGTTTTTGAAGAAGTTCTAGTCAAAAACTTCTATCCCAACCTCTATATGATTGAGGTAAGAATGCTTGGAAGGACCTGGAACTTTAAAATAGAAAGTCCGAGTAAGCTGAATAACTATAACAAGCTTAGTAATCGTCAACGGATGAGGTTAAGTACAGTTGATGTAGTCGAGCATGATCGATGGGTTGACAGTAGAACTAACCCGGGTCTATACCCTAAAGAGAGTTCAAGGGCGCTCTGTACCTAGTATAGATAAATCGGAGCTGACTAGAATACAAGATGTATCGGTTCTTTTATGGGGCTCATATTTTTCATTCCATAATGAAAAGAGTTCAGTACTTTAAATAGTAGAGTACATTGAAAATTTAATTTTAATTCATACAATAGGTATGATAGGAAGGAGTCTAATTATGGAACAAGAAGGTATTAAACCAGCCAACGCTGGAAAGTCATGGACTGAAGATGAAATCTTTATAGTAGCTAGTTATGTTCCTAACTGGCCTAATGCTAATTATTTAGCACAGACCTTAGGTAGAACACCTCATGCAATTCAGTATATGTGGTGTAAGTTATATTGGCCTGTAAAAAGATTAAAAGAGTTTGCAGAAAATGACACTAAGAATGAGCAATATACTAAGATATTAAATGCTAGAAGAAAAGCTCAAATTTGTATTAGAGGTAAATAAGGTAAAATATAAATGTAGCAGGATAGCTCTAAAAACCACCTAGAAGAAAACTAGGCACAAATTGATCCAGGTTAGGAATTGAAACACCCTAACCACCTCTTATGCTACTTTAGCTCAGCAGGTAGAGCAATTGACTTGTAATCAATAGGTCGTCTGTTCGATTCAGACAAGTAGCTCCATATACGTATTCCACACATAAATACGTATTACTTCTTTTTCACTTTATGAAAATCCCATTTCATAATGTGAGTACGAATTACAATAACCTAACAATAGACCCTGTTAATAGTATTAGATGGTGTAGGTTTCGAAGGTAAAGGCTAATACTGATAGTTATTGTAATTTTTTATATCGCGAAGTAGAGAAGTAGGTCTATCTCGTCAGGCCCATAACCTGAAGGTCACTGGTTCGAATCCAGTCTTCGCTACCAAGGGACTGATATATTCCCTATACATATATCAAATGTTTTTGCAATCAATACCATGAGTATTGAGGAAGAGTTTGTTTGAAACAACAAACACCTATAGGTATGGCTCTATTATAGTGATAGAGTGCGGATGTGAATAGTACTAAAGTTACATCTACGAGATCTGATAATAAATAAACAGATTTAGGTAAATAATTTTATTATTTATGCGAAGGCTTTTGTTTAGAATTTTGTTTTAAAGAGGTTAAATCAAAATCGAGTTTTGTTTTTTGTAGTATGGTTTTCTATGTACTCTGAACACTGAAAACTCGCTTTATATATGGCGAATTAGTAAAGTGGTTAATACATCCGACTTTCTATCGGAGGGCAGGAGTTCGAATCTCCTATTCGCTACCAACAGACTAGAAAGTTATTTAATTATAAGATAGTTTTTGATTTTGTTTATTTTTGTTTATCTTTTTTACTTTCTAGTTTGTTTTATTTTATAAAGGATGTGATTTTAGTGATATTAGCTAAAGCTGATAAAGATACAAAATTATTAATAGTAAATTGTAACTGTGGTTGTGATGAAGAAATTCATATCAAAAAATTTATAGATTCTGAAATTGACGAATCTCAAGAGGAATATTATTTATCAATTCATACTAGTAAATTTTATTCTAATCAAAGAGGAATATTAAGATTAATTGGTCATAGAATTAAATTAGCTTTTAAAATGTTATTTGGTAAAGAATATCTATTATGTGATTTAGTTTTGAATAGATCTCAAATAGATGAATTTATTAAAGAATTAGATGAAATTAAGAAAAAATAGTATTTATTTAGCGCATATTTCGCTTATAACAAGGTTTTATATATTAACCTATAAAGTTATATGTCTAGAAATTTATGCGCTTTTATTTTTAATATAAAGGAGAGATATATATGAATATTTATTTTGATACAGAGTTTACAGGACTTAAAAAAGATACTCAATTAGTTAGTATAGGATTAATAAGTGAGGATGGAAGAGAATTTTATGCTGAATTTGCTTCTATAAATACTGAATTATTAGATGATTGGATTATAGAGAATGTTTTAATGAATACCGCTAAATATGGAGAAGTTAATGAAACAGATATTGTAATTAATGAAAATGATTATCATTTTGGAACAAGAGAAGAAATTCAAGAAGAATTAAAAAACTGGTTATCTCAATATGAAGAGGTTCAGTTGATTTCAGATGTTTGTCATTATGATATGGTTTTATTTATAGATATATTTGGTTCTGCTTTTGATCTTCCAGAAAATATTTCTCCTGTGTGTTATGATATAAATCAAGATATAGCATTGCATTATGAAGAATCTCAGAAACAAGCTTTTGAAAGAAATAGAGAAGATATATTAGAAGAACATGGAATAACAATAGTAGGTCAAAAACATAATTCATTATATGATGCTCGAGTAATACAGCAGATATATAACATTTTAAGAGAAGAAAATTAATAGATTAAGACAGTCAAAAATAGACTGTCTTTTGTTTTGAAAAATCTTCTAATTTATTGTAAATAGTGAGAGTAGATGAGGTTAAATCACGTTCCCTATTTTTAAGAACGGGTTGACTTTTTTACAAAAGTGTGTTATAATATATAGGGAGGGTGATGTCAAAAATCTCCTCAAAACGTACATTGAAAGGAAGTAATAGTATGGAATTAGTTTACAGTGATGGAGGAAGAAGTAAGTACTTTAAAGGAACAACAGGAGATTGTGTTTGCAGAGCAATATGTAATGCTACAGGAGAGGATTATAAAAAGATATATAATCTTATCAATGAATTATCTTTAAAGGAAAGAACTGGAAAAAGAAAGAAAGGTAAAAGCAATGCTAGAACAGGAGTATATAAAGATACTGCTAAAAAAGTTATTGAAGATCATTTAGGCTGGAAATGGCATACTTGTATGACAATAGGATCAGGTTGTCAAGTACACTTAAATGAAAAAGAATTACCTAGTAAAGGATCTTTAATTCTTAGATGTAGTCAACATTTTACTTGTGTAAAAGAAGGTAAATTATATGATATATATGATTGTTCTAGAGATGGAAAAAGATGTGTATATGGATATTGGAGTAAGGAGTAATTAAATATGAAAGTAAAAGAATTATACAAAAAGTATAAAGGATATTCTATTATGCTTTTTGGATTACCTTTAGAAAAACCATCAACACCTTTTAGTTGTTTACCTATGAATATGAAAGTATTAAATGAATATGTTGTTAAAGACATTAAAATTAAAGAGGAAGAATTAACAACAATAGATTTTGATATGGCTCTTAATTATAAAGGGAATACTAAATTTAAAGGAACAATATATGCATATGTGGGAAAGGAATGATTTAATATGAGTAAGGATTTAAAAGTTTATAAAGTTAGAGTTACATCTGATCTATATATTAAACATTATGATATAAGAGCTGAAAGTTTATCAGATGCTTCTAAACAAGCTAGAATAAAATTTGGTAAGGCATTTAATCAAATTGGATCTAATATAAAAGTATCTTTAGATCCATCTGATTTAAAAAATCATATAAATGAAATATTAGAAGCTTTCACTAAAGCCTAAGATGTTATTATTTATAAAGGAGATTTTATTATGGGATATAGACATACAATTAAAGTTGATAAGAAAATAGATGAAAAAGATATTGATGAAATAGTGAAAGAACTTCCTGAAAAATATCAAGCTATCTTTTCAGGGATACCTAAACAAGAATGGGGTTGGCCTTGTTGTTGTGATGTATATCCACCAGAAGAAGATACTATAGATATTGGAGGTTCTTTTAGTATTTCTGGAAATATTTGTGAGGAATTTATAAATTATTTTAAAGATCAATTAGAAAAGAAAGGATACATAGTAATAAAAGTTATTTATAATTGGTAAAGGGTGATAATTTAATGGAAAATGAAATAGAAAATTTAGAAACTCAAATTACTTATTACGCTACAAAGTATTATGCAGGCGAACCTGAAATAAGTGATGATGCTTTTGATGCCTTAGTAGATAAATTAAGATCTTTAAATCCTCGTTCAAAAGTTTTAAAAACAGGATGGGGATTTGAAGTTAATGGAGACAAAGTTAAACATAGATATGGACATGTAGGAAGTTTGGATAAGACTAAAACCTACGAAGATATACCAAGTAGATTTAAAGATAAGACTATTTATATTTCTCCAAAACTTGATGGTTTATCTGCTGTTGCTTATTATGAAAATGGTAAGTTAGTTAAAGGAATAACAAGAGGTAATGGAGAATATGGAAAAGATATTACAGATAAACTAAGAATTATTTTAGGTAATGATATATTTGATAAGAAATTTACTGGAGCTGTAAGAGGAGAATTAATCATCTCTGATTCTAATTGGAGCATATTACAGCATAAATATAAAGATATGATAGCACCTCGTAATTTTGCAGCTGGAATAATTAATAGAAAAGATATAGATGAAGATATAAAATATATTGATTTAGTAGTATATAAAATAGTAGGTCAAGAATTTAAACCTACTTGTAATAATAGAGAAGATGTATTACAATGGTTGAAATTAAATTTTAAACATTGTATTCCTATTTATTATTATCCTGTACTTAATGAATCATCTTGGAATGCTTTTCATGAACAAACATTTGAAGCTTTTAAACAATTAGGTTATGGATTAGATGGATTAGTTTTAACAAATCCAGATATCCAATATTTAGCTCATTATGAAGATGATCATCATCTTTATGATTATGTATATGATGAGGTAGCTTTTAAATTTCAGGCAGAAACAACTACTACAATTATAAAAGAAATTGAATGGACTATGAGTAGAAATAATAGATATATACCTGTAGCTATTGTAGAACCTGTAGAATTATCTGGAGCTATAATACAAAGAGCTACTTGTAATAATGCTAAATGGGTTAAAGATCAAGGTTTAGGAAAAGGAGCTCAAGTAGTTATTCAGAGAGCTAATGAAGTAATACCTAATATAATGGAAGTTATAGAACAATCTGAAGAACCTTTACCAACTCATTGTCCTCATTGTGGTAATAATTTAGTTTGGGAAGGTGTAGATTTAATTTGTGATGATATAAATTGTCCTAATGTTGAAGCAAGTAATTTACAAGTTTGGTGCGAGCAAATTGGTGAGACTGATGGATTACAATATACAATTATGAAACAATATTTAGATCAATATGGAATAGAATCAATAGATGATTTATATACAAAACAAGTATATGTATTAAATGATTTGAATACTAGAAAATTAAGTATAACAGAATCTAAGATATTAGAATTTTTTAATAAATTATATTTAGAACCTGTTAAGGTAGAAAAAGCTTTAATGGGATTAAATATACCAAGACTTGGTGAAAAGACAGCTGAGTTATTAGCTCAAAATAAAGTTTTATTACTAAACTTATTTATATTTAGTTTTAATAATGAAAATTTCGGGAAACCTGGTATTGAAGATCCTACAAATTTATTATTAGATTTAGTTAAAGATGCAACTACTAAAACATTAATGGAAAATCAATGGAGAATAGCTAATTTAAGTTATCTATTCGATGATAATTTACAGAATAATAGATTAATATTTCCTGAAATTATTAATAAAGATGAAATAAAATATATAGCTGTAACCGGATCTTTACAAAGCATGAAAAGAAAAGACTTCGAAGCTTATATTAAAAATTATGGTTATGAATTATCAACTAATTTAAAGAAATGTCAATTCTTAGTTAATAATGATATAGAAAGTACTTCAACAAAAAATAAACAAGCTAAAGAATATGGAGTACCTATCATAACAGAACAGCAATTTTTAGATATTTTGAAGTAAGAATTATATAAATAAGTTGTTATTAAATACAAGAAGATAAATTCTTCTTGTATTTTTTATTTTCCAAAAAGATGTTATAAAATAAAAAGAGAGGTAGAATTTTATGGAAATCACATTAGGATCAGGTTATAGAATAACCATACCAAGAGAGATTAGAGACGAGTTACAATTAAAAGAATGTTCTAAATTATATATGAGTATTCAGAATGGTAACATAATTATTAGTACATCAAATATAGAAATAGAACCTCAGAAAACAGAAGAAAATATAAATATTAAAGAAACTAAAGAAATAGAGAAAGAAGAAAACCAACCAAAAAGACAAATAGGAGTTAGACAGATAGTATCTAATTTAGAAGAAGGTAAAAATTTTTCTAAGAAAATTTATAGTGATTGTGGATTAGTTATTAGAACTAAACATTCTTATATGGATAAGTTTTGTGAGGACTGTCAAGGTAAATTAGCTTATGAATACGGAGTTTTAGATCATCCTTGTAAATATATAAATATTCCAGAAAGAGTAGAAATAGAAGAACCTAAAAAAGAAGAGAAACCTGTTAAATCTATTATTAAAAAATTATCTGAGAATGTTAAAAAATTAGATCAAAAAATAGATAAGAAAATAGATACAATCGAAAAGGAGTTTCCCTGAAGATAATCCTAAAGATGATGAATTTGATAAAATTATATTAGATCAGTATAACCATATAAAAAATACAATAGTTAGACCTGTTAAATTTACAGGTAGTATGAAAAGATGTTCTGGTTGTCAGGAATTTTTTGAAAGTGGTTTTTATTTAGATGATTTATTCTACTGTAAAAAATGCACAGTAAAAGATTTTAAAAATTTTTTAGATATAAGAAAGGAAGTTGAGAAATAATGTTTGAAGCAATGTTAACTAAAGTTACAAAACCAGCTGATGTAGTTTGGGATTCTCCAAAATATCTTCATATAAAATTAGCAAGTGAAGATGATAAGTATGATACTTATGAAATTTTAAAAGGAGCTGATATTTTTCTTCATAAACAAATTGATTTAAAACCTTCTACAAGTAAAGAGGTTTATAAGAAAGCTGAATTAATATGGAAACAATTAAAAGATGAACAATTAAAGAAAGCTAAAGATAATCCAGATCCAAGAGCTATGTTTTATTTAACTAAACCAGAAGTTTTATATTTAACAGATGAATATAAAAATGTAGTAGATATATTTGATGCTAGAAATGATGATGCAATTAAAGAATTTGAGGAACAATTAGAAAAATTTACTTTAGATATTACAACTAATGAAAAAACTGATAAATTTTTCACTGATGGTAAAGGAGGACTTGTTAAATTAGTTTTTTATAAACATGGAACTGATTTAACTAAAGAAGATTATGTTCCTGTAGTTATATTAGAATATAATAATAATAAATCTCAATATAAAGTATACACAGGAATTTTGATTTATGATCCTTTTGTATTTATACCAAATATTTCAACTTATTCTGATGCAAATACCTTAAACGATTTTATTAGAGGATTTAATATTGATGAGATTTTAAAATATTCTACTGAAAATGCTGAAGAATTATATAAATCTTACATTCAATTTAAAGAAAATAGTGTAGAAATATCAGCAAGAGAATTAATTTCATTACTTAAAAAAGTAGGATATAAACTTCAGTTAAAAACTGATGATCAATTAGATGAGATTGAAGCTATTCAAGATTCAGAAAGTAATCAGAAAATTCAAGAATTCTTTAATACATTTACTCTAACTACAGGAGAAACTGCTTATGATATATTATCATTAAGTGAGCTTAAAAAGATATTTAGATATAACAAATTAACTTTACTTGAAGTTTTAGCTATATTATCAAAAGAATATTTAACATATGATGGAACTAAAATTACAGCAGATGTATTATCTAGTATAGTATTTAATTTATATGATAAACAAAATGATAAAAGACAAGCTGAATCAATTAAACATGAAATAGAGAAAAACTAATCAAACAGCACTAAGATATAGTGTTTCTAAGTACTGTACTTAGTGCTATCTTTATACTCAAAAAGATGTTATTAAATACATGGAGGTGTTGAAATGGCTTTTTCTATGCAAGAGATTAAACGTAAAGTTCCATCTAAACAAACTGATATTAAAGCATGTTATCATTATATTTATAATAATGATATATTAACAGATAATGTGAAAACTGGAATTTGGAAATATTGTAACTATAGATTTTCTCAGCGTAATCGAGGAAAGTTTAATGAAGTAACTATTCGTGAAATGACTCAAGATCTTTTAGAAAAAGTATGCAGGATGCCTTATAATACAATAGGTTTGTCTATTGTATCTCAAAATGAGAATGATATTTTGTATCATATTAAAAGAGCAATATATTTTGGAGCAACAAGAACTTTATATTATGAAGAGGCTGATTATAAAGATGCTACTAATATAAATAATATAGGTTATAAAATAGAAAAACCTAGACAATTGACATGTAAAGAAGAAGTATTACAATATTTGGAGGATATAAGAATTTAAGATGGAGGATGTTTTATATGATTTAATTCCTAATTTAAAAGAAGCAACTGATGATTTCAAAGCTGCAGTATTTAGAAGATATAATGAATATATAAAATATTCTCAAATTCCAGATAGATGTCTTGGATTCACTGATCAAAAAATTATACCTTCTAAATTATATAATGTTTTTAAAAATATGACTTCTGCTGTGACAGATAGATATAATCTTCGTTTTGAATTTGCTGATTATGTTAATTTAGATTATTTAGCATATCTTATGCTTCAATCTTATTTTAAACAATGTGTAATTCAAGATATAAGAGTTGAAGATATTATTTATGTGGATACTAAATTACTTGTAGAAGATTATAAGAGATTGATAGATTATAAAGAAGAAAAAGATTCTTTAAAACCTATTCATGATTTGAAAATATTATATTCAGGTATGGAAAATGCTCCTTTAGTAATATGGGATAAATTTACACTACTTGATAGTTATTTTGATAGAGATAAAATTTATGACATTATTAGTATTCGACAAAGAAGAGGATTAGGAAATTTTTATTTTACAATTGGAGATGATGATTATTTAAATGATAAAGTAGGTCAAAATACACTTGCTTGTATGCAATTAGATTTATCTTTTGATTGTAGAGCTATTAAAATAAATCTACAGGGTACAAAGGAGGCAGAGATTTTTAAATGAAAGATATAAAAGCAATTGAAAAAGCTCTGCTAATAGGTATTGTTAGAGAACAAAACTGGAATGTAATTATATATAATGATATAAAAAGAGATTATTTTTCATATGAAAATAGAGCTCTTTATGATTATATTGAAAAATATACAAAGGTTAATAAATATCCAGATTTACCTTTATTACAATTTGAATTTCAAATTCCAGATGAGGAAATGATGGAATTAGCTAATATAGGTGAATTAGATAATTTATGTAAAACAATAGCTAATGATTATTTTAAACATAGAATAGAATACGAATTAGGAGAGCTTAATGAAGATATATCTAAAGGAGCTATTGAAGAAAATCCTTTAGAATTTGTACATAAAATGACTCAGGCTGTAAATGATTTAGAGTTATTAGGTACTGAAAATCAATCTGTAGGTTTATTTGATAATATTGAAGAAATATTAAAAATAGATCCAAATGATGTTATTAGTACAGGGTTTAAAGAATTAGATGAAAAATTAGTTGGTTTCAAAAGAGGAGAAGAATTAATAACTATTGTAGGAAGAACTGGACAAGGTAAAACTTGGATAGGCTTGAAATTTGCATGGGCAGCATCTCTACAAAAAGAAAGAGTAGGAATATATTCAGGAGAAATGTCTGTACAACAATTACAAGAAAGAATCTTATGTTGTGCGAAAGAAACATATACATCTACTAAAGAAGATGCTTTAAAATTTATATTAGATAGAAGTTTAGATATAAGAATATTAACACAAGCGGATTTAAGAAGAAAAGCAAATATTAGAGATATAGAAAACTTTATAGTTAAAAATAATTTAACAATGCTTATAGTAGACCAATTATCTCTAATGGAAGATATAACATCAAAACCTGGAACTCCTTTAAGACAACAATATGGTAATATATCAATGGATTTATTTACATTGTCATCTAAATATAACTTACCTTGTGTTTTATTAGCTCAAAGTAATAGACAAGGTGGTCAGGAGTTAAATGCACCAGGACTAGAAAATATAGCAGAATCAGATGCTGTAGCTCAAAACTCTACAAGAGTAATATCTATGAGAAATGAAAATGGAATATTAACTCTTAGTATAGTTAAAAATAGATATGGTGAATCAGGATTAACTCAAAAATATGAAGTAGATTACGGAATAAATAAATATAAACCTATTAGAGAATTACAGCAAGAAGTAGCTACTGCTAGAAAAGCTAAAGCAAGACAGATATTTGGAGGAGGCGCTTCATTCTAATGGATAACTTTATGATAGATGTAAAATTAATTGAAGATATTAGAGATTACATTCATCTAAAGACTGGAATGTGGTATTTTAAATATATAAGACAATTACCTGATAATATTTCAGTAACATGTCCTTTTCATAAAGGAGGACAAGAAAATAAAGCAAGTGCTTCAATAAGAACAACAGAGGGAGATAGATCTTATATTGGTTTATTTTCTTGTTTCACTTGTCATGAAACTATGTCACTAGCCAAAGTAGTAGAATTATTATTAGGACCTTTATATGATGAGGAAGAAGTAGAATCATTATTCGGATTAAAAACAATACAAGCAAGAGCCGTATTAATAGAAAAACCTAAGAGAGTAATGTTCAATATAAAAAAGAAATCATATGTACCAAAAGAAGATATAACAAAACTAAAATATTATCATCCATATCTAGAAAGCAGAAGAATAGATAAACAGACAGCTGAAAAATATGATTTAGGTTTTGATCCTTATAATAAACATATAGTATTTCCAATATATGATAAAGGTCATAATTGTATTGGATTAGGAAGAAGATCTATAGAACAAAAAGTATATAGGTATCCACAAGATATGATTAAACCTTTATATGGATTATATGAGTTAGATAGATTTTTAAGATATATATGGGTGGTAGAAGGTCCTTTTAATGTCTGGAGTTTATCTGGTTGGGGTAAACAACCCGTAGGATTATTAGGGACTGGAACTGAATTACAATATAAACAATTATTAGAAATTGAATGTAAAGGATATGTATTAGCTTTAGATCCAGATGAGGCTGGAAGAAAAGGTATTTATAAATTAGGAAATTTTTTACAAGAACATAGAAGACAGAATATAAATGTAGCTCTAATTCCTGAAGGTAAAGATGTTAATGATTTAACATATGATGAATTTAGACAAGTAAAAGTTATTTCTTATACTGAATGGAAAAGATGGTATGAAAGTAAGATATTATCATCTGAATAAGATGTTATAATATATAGCCAATAAAATTTAGGGTGGCACCCAGGCCTAAAAAATAAAAATTACGCAGGCCAAGAAAGGAGAAATTTAAAATGGCAAGAGTTAATTTAGACGATGCTGACAAATACGTAGGAGGAGGTAGTTCATTCTTTAAACTTGACGATGGTCAAAAGAAAACAGTAAGATTTTTATATAATACTGTAGAAGAAGTAAAGAATGCAGCTTTAGTAGTTCATGAATTTACTGGAGAAAAATTTGCAACAATAGACTGTAGCAGAAATCCAGGAGATCCTGCAGATATGTGTAAATGGTGCTCAATGGGAAATAATCCTGTTATGAGAGTAGTATTACCAATGTTTGTAGAAGAAGATAATGAAATTCAATATTGGAAAAAATCAGGTTCTTTTGTTCAAAAGACTTTATTACCAGTATTTGAAAATCTTCCAACAGGAGCTCCAATTTCAGGACAGTCTTTTATTATTGGTAGAACAGGTAAAACTATGAAGGATACAGTTTATACTTGTGCTCCTAATATGAAAGCTCCTAATGATATGAAGACTAAAGATCAATTTGGAGAAGTTAAGGATCCATTTGAAATTAACATTATTAAACCAAATGATTATGATTTTGATCCTCAAGCAAATGCACAAGCTGGACAAAATCAAGAACCTGCTCAACAAGCTACAAGAAGAACAGCTGATGTATTTTAATATAAAGTAAAGGAGTAATGATAATGGCTTTATTTGCAAATATACCATCTAAAAAGCCTGCCACTCCTAAAAAAGAAAAAAGTGGTTCAGAAATAAAATTAAAGAAGGGAGAGACAATCTCTTCTTTAATTGAAACCGCTAAAAAGCTTGTAGAGGAGAAATTAGGTAATTATAAAGATGTAAGTAAATGTATAACAAACCTAGATGATCTTAAACATTTCTTTGATACTACAGAAGAAAATGCTCCAATAGGTATAGATACTGAAACTACAGGACTTAATTTCTTTACTGATAAAATAGTTGGCTTCTCTGTATGTAATGGTAAGGAATGTTTATATATTCCTATTAATCATAAATCAGCTTTATATAATATGAAATTGAAAGGTCAAATTCCTGAAGATGATCTAAGAAATTATTTAAAAGAATTAAATAGAACTAGACATTTTAATTGGATATTTCACAACTATAAATTCGATGCTGGAGTATTCAGAACATTTTTAGGAGAAGATTGGCCAGATCCTTATTGGGATACTATGATAGCAGCAAATATATTTAAACAAGATGAAGAGCATGGCTTGAAATATTTATATAATAAATATATTGCAGTAGAAGATGAAGGAGTAAATAGATTTGATAGTTTGTTTAAAGGAGTTACTTTTGATTATATACCTCTAGATATAGCTACTATTTATGCTGGAAAAGATGCTTTGATAACATATGAATTATATGAATATCAGAAAAAGAAATTTGAAGAACCAGATAGTGCTGGTATGAAATATGTATTTGAACAAATAGAAGTTCCTTTAATGCCTATACTTGCTAAAATGAATAGAGATGGTATTAATATGAATATGGGAATGTTAAAAGAACTTAAAGATAAATATGAAGCCAGACTTGAGATAGCAGAAGCAAAAGTATATGAAGAAATAAAACCTTACGAAAAACAAATTGAAGAATTTAGAATTAAGCATTATGATAAAAAATTAGATAATCCAATATCAATATCAAGTCCTACACAATTAAGTATATTATTTTATGATATTATAGGGTATAAAACTAAAGAAGGTAGAGGTACTGGAGTTAAAGAGTTAGAAAGAATTAATACTCCTTTAACTAAAGCTTTAATAGAGTATAGAAAAATGGAAAAATTAATTGATGCTTTCTTAGTAGCTTTACCTAAGCAGATAGAACCAAGTACTGGAAAAATTCATACAACATTAAACCAATATGGCGCTGCTACTGGAAGATTTAGTTCTTCTAATCCAAATCTTCAACAGATTCCAAGTAAAGGAGAATCAAAAGAGTTAAGAAGATTATTCGGTGCTGCTCCAGGTAATATATTAATGTCAAGTGATTTTTCTCAGCAAGAACCTCGTATATTGGCTCATATGTGTCAAGATGAATCTTTAATAAATGCTTATAGAACAGGAAAAGATTTATATTCTACAATGGCAGCTGAAGCTTTTCACACTACATATGAAGAATGTTTAGAGTTTAAATTAGATGAGAATGGAAAGAAAACAGATATTACATATAAAGAAGGAAAAGAGAGAAGAACTAAAATCAAAAGTGTTCTTTTAGGAATTTTATATGGAAGAGGTACTGCTTCTGTTGGAGAAATGCTTCATATGACTACTGAAGAAGCTCAACAACTAATAGATGATTTCTTTAATGCATATCCTTTAATTAAGCAGTTTACTGAAGAAACACAAGCTAAAGCTAAAGAAAGAGGATATACTGAAACAGCTTGGGGAAGAAGAAGATATTTAACTCATATTCAAGATGAGAAATATGAATTTCATTATAATGATAAACGACCTGTTGATTTTAATCCTTTATTTACAGCTAAATCAGATATTCATGAAGAAGTTTCTCAAGAAATAAAGGATAAATATATTGAAAAATTAGAAAAAGCTAATTTATATAAAAGAAATAAGATAATTGAAGAAGCTAGAGAAGCTGGAATTGATATAATTAATAATCAAGGTTATATTGCTGAAGCTTTAAGACAATGTGTTAATTCTACAATTCAAGGTGGAGCTTCAGATATGAGTAAAAGAGCTATGATACTTGTAGGTCAAAATAAAGAATTACAAGATTTAGGATTTAAAATGAAATTCCCTGTACATGATGAAATTATAGCAGAATGTCCTTTTATTAATAGAAAACGTTGTGGAGAGTTGTTATCTAAATTAATGATACAAGCAGGAGCTGAAAAAATATCAGTACCAATGAAATGTGATGTTGAATATTTCTTTTATTGGTATGGTCCTGATGTTAATACTGATGATGATGAAATATCAATGGCTCAATATAATGACTATATTAATACAGGTATTTATAAAGAAAGAAAAGAATATGAACTAGTATAGAGAGGAGGATAATAAGTGAAATTTTATAATGTATTTTCTGGTTTTTTGACTGGAGCTACAAAGGAAGCATATTTAAGAAATATTGGAGATAGAAAATTTAACAGCCTTCACTCTTATTGGTACTTAAAAGATCTTCCTGATGAAAAGATAATAGATGGTTTTAGTATAACTAAAGGAAGTATCATGATAGATTCTGGTGCATTCACTGCATATGCAGATGCTAAAATGAAAAGACAAAAAGAGGGCGATAATAAGAAGTCATCTAAATCTTTAGATATAGATCAATATGTTGAAAATTATATTAACTGGATAAATAAATGGAGTGACTATGTTACTACTTTTGGTCAAATGGATGTTATTCCTGTAGAGGCTAAAACTGTAGAAGATTATAATGATTGTTGTCAAAGAACATGGCAAAATTATATTTATATGACAAATAATGTAGTATGTCCTGAAAAGATTTTATATACATTTCATTATGGTGAACCTTTGAAATGGTTAGAACAAGCATTAGAATATACATTACCTAATGGAAAGAAAATGGAATATATAGCTATAGGAGGATTAGTAGGTAGAACTACAAAACAAAGAATAGAATTTCTAGATCGTTGTTTTAAAGTAATAGCTAATAGTAGTATACCTTATGTTAAAGTCCATGGTTTTGGAGTTAGTTCTAAAAAATTATGGACAGCTTATCCTTTTGAATCTTGTGATTCATTTACACCAGGAATGAATGCTAATCATGGATTTACTTATGATGAATATGGATCATATAGAGAAGAAGATTATAAAAGAATATTTAAACCAGAAGCTCCAAAAGAATATAAATCAGGTTTATTTCCTAATTTAAAAATAACTCAAAAAGAAACATATATTCCAGAAGATTCAAAATCTCAAGAACAGTTACAAGAAGAAGCTTTATATAGAACTGATGAAAAAGCAAAACTTTTAATAGGTAATATAGAGTACTGGGATAATTTAGCTAATAATACTTCAAAAGTAGATGTAATTAAAAAATTTAAAGAAAATAAAACAACATTTGAAAGATTATTAGAGTTAAATAATCAAGGTTAATATGTTATAAATACTAGATAAGATATATCTAGTATTTATATCTTATTATAAAATTTAATGAAAGGAGGAATTCAAAGATGTCAACAAAGGCAGTAGTATTAAGTTCAGGAGGGGTAGATAGTACAACCTGTGTAGGATTAGCCGTAGAAAAATACGGAAAAGAAAATGTAGCTACATTGTCTACTTATTATGGTCAAAAACATGAAAAAGAACTAGAATGTGCTAAGAAAATAGCAGAATATTATGGAGTAGCACATTATGAAGTTAATTTAACATCTGTAATGCAATTTAGTAATTGTTCATTATTAGCTAGTTCTACTGAAGAAGTTCCTCATGAAAGTTATGCTGAACAAGTAAAAGATCATCCTAATGGAGTTACAACATATGTACCATTTAGAAATGGATTATTATTATCAAGCGTAGCAGCCTTAGCTTTATCTATTTTTCCAGATGAAGAAGTAGATGTTTATTACGGAGCACATGCTGATGATGCTGCTGGTAGAGCATATGCTGATTGTTCACCAGAATTTACAGAAGCTATGACTAAGGCAATTGAATTAGGAACTTATGAAAAAATACATGTATGTGCACCATTAGTTAATATGAATAAAGCAGAAGTAGTTAAAACAGGATTAGCAATAAATGTACCATATAATCTTACAACTAGTTGCTATGAGGGTAGAGAAAAAGCCTGCGGAGTATGCCGGAACTTGTAGAGATAGAATAAATGCTTTCAAATTAAATGGAATAGAAGATCCTATCGAGTATGAAGATAATAATGTAAAGAAGTTGGATTAATGAAAAATAATATCTTGAAAGGTATTTATAAAATTACCTGTGTAATAAATAATAAAGTCTATATAGGACAAACTAAAAATTTAAAAAATAGAAAAATGAATCATATTTATAAATTAAATCATAATATTCATAGTAATAGATATTTACAAGAAGATTATAATAAATATGGTTTATCAAATTTTAAATTTGAATTAGTTGAAGAGTGTAAGACTGAAGATCTTCTAGAAAGAGAAAAGGTAAATATACAGGTAATACAAAATATACTCAAGAATTTATTGATATTTTAAGAAATGAATATAAAAATAATCCAAACTATTCTGCTTTAAGTCGAAAATATAATATAAGTGATTGTTCTATAAGAAATCTTATATTATATGGTACTACAAGTACTTCAATAATTAAACAATATAATTCATAGTGACCGTTAAGCTAACAAAGCCTGATATCTATGAATTAAACCTTTTATTAAAAGAGTTGTATGAAAATCCAACCAACTATAAAAAACTAGGAGGAATTAAATATGTTTAGTAAATTAAAAAATATAAAATTAACAGATTGGCTAGTAGCTATAACAGCATTTTATATTGCTGGTTCTGTATTACAAAATATACTAGCTGTAAAAACATTTGGAACAGAATTGATTGCGATAACTACAGGAGGAACAATGATCTCATGGTTAGTCTTTGCCTGCATGGATGTTATAACAGAAATATGGGGAAAGAAAAGAGCTATTAAAACTTTTGTAGCTAGCGCTATTTTTAACCTTGCATTTAATGCATTGTGCTGGATAGCAATTGCATTACCAGGAACAAGTGATTTTGTTCAAGGATCTTATTCAGTAGTATTAGGTACTGGATGGAGAATAGCTCTTGCATCTATAACAGCATTTTTATTAGGTAATTATGTTAACACACAAATTATGCATGTTATGAGAGTAAATAGTAAAAATGAAAATAATACTAAAGGATTTATGGCTAGAGCAATTCTTTCAACTTTATTAGGACAAATTGTAGATAATGGATTATTTTATTTAATGGCATTTGCACCTATAGGAATTGCTGGAACTATTGAAAGTCCTTGGTTATTAATAGGACAACTTGTATTATTTACTACATGTATTGAAACTGTAGTAGAAGCTGTAGTATCTCCATTAACTGCTAAATTTGTTAAATATTTAAGAGCTAAAACAAAAAAGGAGGCTATATAATGGGAAATCTACGTGATGAAAGAGAAATGACAGTTGTAAAAGAATATGTAACATGGAATGATATAGAAGAATTTATTGATTGGTTAGCTGATCAAACTAATAATTTTGAAGGATATACAGGAGTATATGGACCAGCTCGTGGAGGAGTTGTATATGCTACTATCATTTCTAATAGATATGACCTTCCATACTTAGGAGCTCCTACTGTAGGTTGTTTATGTGTAGATGATATTTGTGATACAGGTGATACAGCTCTTGCTTGGAGACAAAAAGGATATAAAATAGCTACTCATTATTATAAAGAAAATGCCAAAATTGAACCAGATTACTGGTATAAAAATAAAGAAGATAAATGGATAGTATTTCCTGTTGAACAAGATACTAGGAATTTAAAAGATGAATAACTATAATGTTTATATGATACTAAATACTAAAAATAATAAAGTTTATATAGGACAAACTTGTAATTTTAAATCCCGCTGTAGTTATCATAAAAATAGATTGAAAAGATGCATGCATGATAATCAAAATCTTCAAAATGATTATAATTTATATGGAGTTAATTGTTTTAAATATATCTTACTTGAATGTAATCTAAGTAAATCAGATAGCTTAAAACGAGAGACTTACTGGATAAATTATTATGGAGGAATTGAATCTAATAATGTATATAATGAATGGGATTTATCAGGAAGAAGTTATGATAATAAACAGAATATTAGTAAAAGTAAACAAGGAATTAAATTAGATAATTCTTCTTGTATTCAAAATATAGCTGAATTAGCTAGGTTAAGAAACATGAATGAAAATGTAGTTAGATGTTTAATTTTATATGAAAAATCATATAAACCAAGATAATAAGAGAAAGAGGTAGAAATATAATGAATAAATATATGCAAATAGCAGATGAATTATCAAAACAAAATTTATTAACTAATAATGGAGGACCTTTTGGTGCAGTTGTAGTAAAAGATGGAGTTGTAGTAGGAACTGGTAATAATCATGTTCTTGGAAATAATGATCCTACAGCTCATGGTGAAATAATGGCTATAAGAAATGCTTGTAAAGAATTAAATACATATGATTTAAGTGGTTGTGAATTATATACAAGTTGTTATCCATGTCCTATGTGTTTATCTGCAACTATTTGGGCTAATATAAAAACAATATACTATGGTAATACACAACTTGATGCAGCAGATATAGGATTTAGAGATGATTTTATTTACAATTATATTGATGATATTTGTGAAAATGAAGATCATAAAGAAAATAATGATGTATTAAAATTAATTCCTATGGATAGAGAGGAAACTATTAAGACTTTTAAAGAATTCAAAGAGAAAGAGGATAAAACTATATATTAATGGAAGTTTTAGGATTAATAGCAACTATCTTAATTGTTTTAAGTATGTGTTTTAAAAATATTAAAATAATCAGATTTATCAACTTGATAGGTAGTATTTGCTTTGTTATATATGGATTAGCAATAGGTGCTTTATACACATGGATAGCTAACTTAATATTAATATTTGTTCAAATATATTATCTGATTAAAATTTATAAAGAAGAGAAAAGTAAATAGATATGTTACACCTCCTAAGATGTTATAAATTATAGATAATATTTTAGGAGGTGTGTTTTATGTGTCTTACAAAAGCGTAACTCATTATAGACATACTGTACATAGATATCTAGATGCTATATGGGGAGCTTCAAGTGCTAAAAAGAAAGCTAGAACATCAATGTATAATTGGCTAGCTACACAAATGAATATATCAACAGAAGAATGTCATGTATCCAAATTTAATAGAGAACAATGTAAACAAGCTATTAAAATATTAAGACCAAGATATATAACATTATTTGGAAAAGATTTAGAATATAAAAAGAAGGAGAAAGATATAATGCAAATATTAAGAATTACTGGACAAGAAAGTTTTGAAACAGCTCATATATTACCTGGATATAATGATGAGTATGGTAGTTTATATAGTCATTCTTATAGGATTAAAGCAACTGTAGAAGGTCCTGTTATTAATGATTATGGAATGATTATGGAATATAAAGACTTAAAAGAAGCTCTAAGATCTATAGTTCCTAATCATCAATTTGTATATTGTAAAACAGATGTTATAAGTTCTGAAATAGCTAAAGTATTACATAAATATGATGTACCTTATTTAGAATTACCTTTTATGGTTACATCTGAAAATATGGCTAGATATTTAAAAGTAAAATTAGAAACTTATATAAGAGATGTTTTAGAATATAAAGATATAAAAGTTATTAAAGTAGAAATTATTGGAAGCGAGGATGGTTACTCTGCTGAGATAATAGAGAAAGGAGTTTAAAAATGGAATTAATAAAAGTAACAAGACATGAGGAATTTGAGGCAGCTCATTTATTACCTAGATATGATGGCCCTTGTGGAAATTTACATGGTCACTCATATAAATTAGAACTTACATTAGAAGGACCTCAAGTTGGCGACTTTGATATGGTAATGGATTTTAAAGATTTAAAAAAGATGATAAAAGAAATAGTACCTGATCATAAGTTTATGGTATGGAAAGATGATGAAATTTCAATGAAGATTCTAGATGTGTTAAAAGAATATGATTTAGAATATATGATATTTCCTCATCCAACAACAGCTGAAAATATGGTAGGTGATTTTGCAGCTATGTTTGATGATTATATTCATAATGAATTAAATTTACCAGATGTTCATGTATATGAAATTAATTTGTGGGAAACAGCTAATTCACATGCTACTTGGAAAAGAGGTAAATAATGAGAGAATTTAAAGATGATAATGAAAAATTAATCTTTATGTTTCCTATTATAGCTAGATATAGAATATTTATTTGTAAATATTTAGATATATCTAAAACAGAATTATTAGAAGAGCTGGGATTACGAATGAATAAAGATCCTAAGAATTTACATTTAAAAAATATTAAATCTTTACAAGATGCTAATGATATGATTGAGGCTTTAAAATGCTGGAAAAAAGATTTAACAGGATCTAGACGCTTACCTGAAAAAGTTAATCCTAGAGATTATGCTAAAAAATTGAAAGGACTGTTCAAAATGAAAGTAGTTGAAATATTTAATTCAATTGATGGTGAGGGAATAAGAACAGGGGAATTAACTACATTTGTTAGATTATGGGGATGTAATTTAAGATGTGTATATTGTGATACTAGATATTCTTACTGTCAAGAAAATGAAGAAGCTATTCCTTATAAGGAAATGGCTATTGAAGAAATAATAAAAGAATGTGATAAATATGATACAGATAACATAACTTTAACTGGAGGAGAGCCTTTAATTCATTTAGATGTTAAGTATTTATTAAAAGCTCTATCTGAAGCTGGATATAATGTTAATGTTGAAACTAATGGATCAATGCCTATAAGAAGTTATTATAATACAGCTGGATATCAAGAAAAAGGTTATGAGAATGTTTGGTTTACTGTAGATTATAAATCACCAAGTTCTACTATGAATGATAAAATGAATATAGATAACTTTGATGTAAGGGCAAATAATTGGCATAATGTTGTATATAAATTTGTAGTAGGAAGTAAAGATGATTTAATGAAAGCAAAAGATATAATAGAAAATTATATCTTAACAGAAACTGATAACAATAATGTTATATATTTTAGTCCTATATTTGGTGATATAGAACCTAAAGAAATAGTTGAATTTATGCAAGAACATAAGCTATTTAACGCTAAAACACCTATAAGATGCCAAATTCAACTTCATAAAGTAATATGGGACCCAGCTCAAAAAGGTGTATAGAAAGGAGAAATGAATAATGAGTGTTAATAAACCTTTTGACGAAGAAAAAGTTATGGAGGCAACAAAAATGTTGTTAGAAGGTTTAGGTGAAGATATCACAAGACCTGGATTAGTTGATACTCCAAAAAGAGTAATGAAATATTGGAGAGAGTTATCTGAAGGATCTCATTATACAAATCAACAAATTGCTGATATGTTTAGAAAAGATTTTCAAGTAAGTTTCGATCCAATAGTATTTAAAGAATGTAAAAATATATTCTCACATTGTGAACATCATTTAGCTCTTATGTTTAATGGTGTTGTATATGTAGCATATGTTCCTGCATACTGGAATGGAAAAGATGATTCTGAAGGATATAGAGTTATAGGATTATCTAAGATTCCAAGAATAGTGGATATGTGCTCTAAGAGATTACAATTACAAGAAAAATTTGTAGCTGATGTAGCTGAATGTATAGAATTAGCTACAGGATCTAAGCAAGTATTTGTAGAAGCTATTATGGATCATGGATGTGTTTCAGCTAGAGGAATTAAGGCATCAGGAATTACAGAAACAACATATATGTCTCCTGCACTAAGAGATAATACAGCTGCAAGACAAGAAATTCAAAATAAAGTTAAAATAGCAAGATTTAATTAAATGAAAGGAAGGAATTAAAAATGGAAGAAAATTCTACAACAATGAATTTAGGAAATTTACAAGCAGGTGGAATTCCTGCTCAAGCAATACCATCTTCTGATGAAGTAGTTGCTCCTGTTTCAGATATATCTATTAACTCAGATCCTGTATCTATAACAGCAGATATAACTTCATCACAAACTCATGTATCTGTAGCACCTGATCAAAACACTTTAGTTCAACAACTTGATCAACCAGCTGCTCCTGTATTTACTCGAACTACAGTTCAAGCTCAACCAGCTGCTAATCCTCCAACACCACCTGTAGAACCTAAAGTAGAGGAGAAAAAACCTGTTGAAAGAACTGACTATGATATTATGATTGTTAAAACAACAATTCTTCAAAATTTATTAGATAATGTTTTAAAAATTATTACTTATGAAGCAAGATCTGAAATTAGTACTATAGTACAATTAGTATTTAGTGCTCAAGGATTAGAAGTAAAGAGTGCTAATGGAATTGAAGCTTATATTTATCAAAAAAATTCTGAATGGACATATTCAACTTTAGATGAATACAGTATATGTTTAGATTCTCAATTTTTACAAAAATTGGTTTCAAAAATTACTGCTCCTTATATTACATTTGAAAGATCAGCTAATGATCAAAGAATAATTTTAGTTAAAGCAGGATCTGCTGAATATCAATTACCAGAAAAATTAGATCCAAATTCAGGAGAAACAATTAATGTAGAAATGCCTGTATCATTCGATGATGTAACTCCTATTACTTTAACAAATTATGATAAATTTAAAGCAGCTTTAAATAAATGTTTACCATTTGCTGCTGAATCTGATGGTAATCCTGTATTTAAAGGAGTATATTGTGGAAATAATTATATAGTAGGATCAAATGGTGATACTATATGTATTATGGATAGTATACCTGAATTAAATAATGCTGTTATTTATTTACCAAAAGAATTTGCTAAAAAGATTACAAGTATTAACATAGATGGAAAAATAGATTTAGCATGGAAGAAAACTGAAGGAAGATTAAATCCTTCTATGATAAAAATACATAGTGTAGATGTAGAAAATAAAACTGAAATTATTATTACTGGAATGTTACAAGAAGATGAACATTATAATGATTTCCCAATTCAGCCAGTTATTGCTTTTAAACAAATGCAATTTGGTCAAACATTTACATCATCTAGAAATGAATTTAAAGAAGCTATTGATAGAACATCTTTATTCTTCCAAATGACAGACCAAAATCAATTAAATATAGCTATCACACCTGGTAATATGAATATAAAAAGTTTATCTGGAGGTTCTGATGAAAATGTTAAGGTTGAAGGATGTTTACAACCATTAAATGTTATTAGAATGGATGCTACACAAATCAACTTAATGTTGGATAATTTATCATCAAATCAAGTTATAATGAAAGCAGATAATGCTAATCCTGGATTGATGAGTGTAACAGATGAAGATAGTTTAATTATATTATCAGAAGCTCACGGAGTATAGTTTGGAGTGTTTAATATGAGTAATATTAACAGTAAGAAAAAAGGTGCTCATGGAGAGCTAGAATTTGCAAATCTATGTAAAGAATATGGATTTGAAAATGTTCATAGAACAGCTCAATTTAATGGAAAGATGGAAGATTCTTTGGGAGATTGTGAAGGTCTAGAAGGAATTCATATTGAAGTTAAGAGAGTTGAATCTTTAAATGTAGATAAAGCTATGGAACAATCTATTAGAGATACTGAAGCTAAGAAAGAAAAGAAACTACCTACAGTATTTCATAGAAAAAATAGAAAACCTTGGAAAGCTACTATGTTATTTTCCGATTGGATTAAATTATATAAAAGCTGGCTTAAAGATCCTGATAGAGAGGAGTAATATAAATGGGAGAAGAAGTAAAATACGACTTAGGTAAAACTCAAAAAGATCAAAATACAATCGATATGGAAGCAATTGTACATAGAATAGTAGATGAAAAAACAAAAGATGTTACATCTATTATTCATAAAATAAGGACTTTATTAAAAGATGAAACTACTGAACTTAGTGATTTAGAAATAGATGATATTTTACTTCAACTTCCAATTGTATTATATGATTCTATGGAAGAACAAGAATTTATAGGATTAGAATTAGATATGGCAAATCAGGTTCATAAAGAAGCTTATTCTGAAGCCTATAAATTAGCTAGAGGAACTATTCCTGAAAGACAATCAATAGCTGATTTAAAAACTAGAGCTGAACAACTTGAAAAAATATTATTTGATAGAAGTTATAAAATGATAAAACAAAAATTTGAAATGGCTATTGAAACTTTAAATGCTGTTAAAAAAGTTCAAGCAGCTCGTCAACAAAGATATGATTTGAATAAATTTAGTAGTAGATTTTAGGAGGAGATATGAAAAAAGTATTTATATGTCAGCCTATGTTTGGTAAAACAGATGATGAAATTAAAAAAGAAAGAGATGAAATATCTCTAAAATTGAAAGTAAGAGGTTATGAAATAATAGATTCATTCATAGATGAGGATATAGATAATCCAGTTTATTTATTAGGTGAATCTATAAAACTATTGAGTACAGCTGATTTTATATATTTAATGCCAGGATGGGAAAATGGTAGAGGCTGTAGAATAGAAAAACTAGTAGCTGATACTTATAATATTCCTATTTTAGAGGAGGTATAAAATGTCACAGATTGATGTTTTAATGAAAGATATAAATAAAAAATATGGGGAAATAGCTTCTTTTGGTGTTAAGAAAACTGAGTATGATAAAATACCTTTTACTTCACCTAGATTAAATTATATGTGTTTTGGAGGATTACCAACAGGAAGAATTTATGAATTCGCAGGACCTGAAGGATCTGGAAAAACAACTACAGCTATGGATATAATTAAAAATGCTCAAAAGAAATATAAAGATACTGGAAAGAAAATTCTATTTGTTGACGAAGAAGGTACTTTTGATTATGTTTGGGCAAATAAAATAGGTGTAGATACAAATGATTTATTAATTATAACTCCAGAAACCATGGTAGCAGAAGAAGTATTTAATATAATGAGAGAATTTATAGCGACTGGAGAAATATGTTTAGCTGTATTAGATTCTGTAGCAACTTTAGTTCCAAAACAATTATATGGAGAAGATATGGAGAAAAAAGCATATGGTGGTATAGCTATTGCTTTAACAAGATTTTGTAATGAAATAAAAGGACTTCTTATAAAATATGATTGTACTTTAATTATGATAAATCAAGTAAGAGATGATCTTAACTCTATGTTTGGTGGAACTATAACACCAGGAGGTAGAGCTTTTAAACATGCTTGTTCTGGAAGGTTTGAATTTAGAAAAGGTAAATTCATAGATGATTCAGGAAAAGAATTAACAAATAACGCTGAGAATCCAGCTGGTAATTTAGTTCATGTAGTAATAAAGAAAACAAAAGTGTTTGAACCTACAAGAAGAGTTGGTTATTATACAATTAAATATTTAACAGGACCTGATTTTACTAGTGATTATATTGATGTAGGATTACAAGTAGGTGTTATTAATCAAAGAGGAGCTTATTTTGATATTATAGATATTTCTACTGGAGAAGTTTTAAATGAAGATAAGATTCAAGGTAAACCAAAATTAAAAGAACAATTAGAAGCTCATCCAGAATGGATAGAATTAATTGATAATGCTATGAATGGTAAAAAAGTAGAAGAGGTAGTAGATCAAGAAATACTTGCAGAAGCTAATAAGTTAGTTAATACAAGTAAAGATGAATAGGAAGGTGCTATAAATGTATATACGTTATAAATTATATAGAAGCAGTGTACCAGATGAAGTTTTTAATAGTGAAATGATAGAAGTACCTATTGAAAATGATGATCATATAGTTATGATAGATAAGATATTACAAGATGTATTAACTCAACATATATCAAACTTACCTGAAGTTCAAAAGTATGGTACAGGCTATATTGGAAGAATGGAAATTGTTAATATTGAAATTAATGATAATGATAATTTAAATTTAACAGAAGAAGCTTTTCGTCATTATATGTCAACAATATTACCTCATTTAGAGATTATTTGGAGTCAAACAACAAATGATATAGGTAATGAAGAAAAAGCTGTTAAAACTGAAAATAAAGAGAATTAAAGGCAGGTATTAGCAATGTATAAATCAACTAGAGATGCTAGTAAACGACAAGAAAAAGCAATAGCTAAATCAATAGGAGGAAGAAGAACTCCAAATTCAGGTGCAACAAGTTTTGATAAATCAGATATATATGTAGGCTCTGAGTGGTCAATAGAAGCTAAAACTTGTATGACTCCTAAGAGCTCTTTTTCTATAAAGAAAGATTGGCTTATAAAAATGAAAGAAGAACAATTTGCATGTAATAAATCTTATAGTGCATTATGCTTTGATTTTGGAGATGAAGGAAGTCGTTATTATATAATAGATGAACAAACATTTAAACAAGTAATGGAATTAATGAAAGAATAATATTTAGAAAGGATGTGCAAGATATGCCAGACCGTAGAAAAATTATAGATACAAAACCTGAAAAAATAAATGTCGAAATTATTTATCAATATGATTTTAATAATCATAAATGGATAGAAATTGAAGAATACACGGATAAAAAAGGAAATGTAAAAATAAATAGAGGAACTAGACGTGTTAAATTTGTAACTATTGAAGGAAATTATGCTTATTGTTTAGTAAATGAAAATACTAAAAGCATTATATTAGATAATCTAAATGTAGGTTTATTTGGAAAAGATTCTAAATTATGGTCATTTAGATCCCTTTATATGCAATTTAAAGCTAAATGTAGTAATAAATTGAAATTATATATGAAAAGTATACAAGATTTTGCTCAATATATAGAAGATGCAGAAAAAGTCGTATTACAAGAGATAAGATTAGAAGAAGATTTTAGTCTTAAATGGTATGGAAAATTAAATAATAGACGGTGATGTAGATAAAGATAGAATGTTAATCTTTTTATTATCTGGAGGTAGGATTGAAATACTTGGAAATAAACAATTAACAAATAAAGGTAATTGTAAAGTGTTAGTTAGATGTAAAAATAATTATTATGTTAATAAAAAGATAGTACCTGATATATTTATCCAATTTACAAAAGTAAATGACTTACCTAAAAATTCTAATAAAAGAAAATTAGATTTAAATAATTGTAGATTTTTAGAAGAGGAGTAATACATAATGGCTAATAAAATAAGTTTAGCAAATAAATATAGACCTAAGACTTTTGATGATGTTAGTGAACAGGGTGAGATAAAGGTTATATTAGAGAATCAAATTAAAACTAATAACATAAAACATGCTTATTTATTTTGTGGAGGAGCTGGTACCGGTAAAACTACTACTGCTAGAATTATAGCTAGTATGATGAATAATGGAAAAGGTATTCCTATTGAACTTGACTGCGCTAGTCATAACCGGAGTAGATGATACTAGAAAAATAATAGATGAATGTAGAACAAGACCTTTAATGGGTAAATATAAAATATTCATTTTAGATGAGTGTCATATGTTAACTATACAAGCTTGGAATTCATTATTAAAAATATTAGAAGAACCTCCAGAATATATAGTATTTTTATTTTGTACTACAGATCCTCAAAAAATTATAGGAACAATTATGTCTCGTGTTCAGAGATTTAATTTTTCTAGAATTAGTACAAATGGAATATATAATAGATTGAAATATATTATTGAAAGTGAAAATAAAGAGCATCAAAGTTTAGGTATTGATTTAATTACATATGATGATGAGGCTTTAAAATATATAGCTAGACTTGCAAAAGGTGGTATGAGAGATTCTATTACCACTTTAGAAAAATGTTTAGATTATAGTCAGAATTTATCCTTAGCTAATGTTCAAGTAGTAACATCTGGAGGAGTTAATGAAGAAACTTTATTAAATTTTATGAAATTATTATTAAATGGTGATGGTAAAGGTGCTCTGCAATGTTTTAATAATATTTATATGTCAGGAATGGATAATGCCTTATTCATAAAATTATATATAGAATATATAGAAAATTGTATTAAATTTATGATGGTAAAAGATGCAGATATGGTTTCTTTATCAGAAATATCTTTAAAATGGTTAAATGAAAATGATAATTTTTTACCAGATTTAAAAATACAATTAATGAGTGCTTTAAATATAAAAAATAATTACTCATCAGAAGATTTAAGAATAATAATAGAAAGTTGGATAATACAATCATGCAATTAATAGGTCAAGAAAATAATTTAAAGTTAATAGATACCTGGAAAGAATTACCTCCATTTATAATCATTCAAGGTGATGAGCATATGGGTAAAAATTATTTTGTATTATATTTATGCAAGAAGTTTGGCCTTTATTATAATAAGATGAGTAATAAAGTTGAAGATATAAGGGATTTACTAAAAAAGATGGTTGTAGGAAGTAATATGGTTTATCATTTTGATAATTTTAATACGGCTTCTCTTGCAGCTAAAAATGCTTTGTTAAAAATAACAGAGGAACCTAAACAAGGAAATTATATTATTATAACAGGAGGACCTCAACTTAAAACTCTTGAAAGTAGAGCTAGAAGAATTATAATGAATCCATATTCCGATCAGGAAATAAAGGAAGTTATGAAGGCTTATTATCCTGATGAACATTTACAAGATATGTTAATAGAATGTGGAGTTAATAGTCCAGCTAAAGTTGAATACTATAAAAATTATGATAAGATAGAAGGTATATCTAAATTTGCAATTGAAATAGCTGGTAAGATAACATATATTTCTCCTGATAATATTATTCAAATAATGCAAAGATTTGAAAATAGATATGAAGATATTGATGCTTATTTATTATTTATAATAATGCTTATAAATGTTCTAGAAAATAAAATAAAATCTTCAGGATATTATTCTTATGATAAATATATACCAATATTGATAGAAGGTAAAAATGCTTTATTAAGAACTCCTTCTTTAAAGAGAAAAATGTTAATATTTAATATGTTCTATAGAATGTATGAAGTTAATAAGGTGAAGTAATATGAAAAATTTAAAAGATTTGAAGGAAGATATATTAAATAATAAAATAGAAAAATTTTATGTGTTTTATGGAGAAGATTATGGATTAAGACATCACTATATACAAGAGATAGGGAAACATTTTGATAAAATAGATCCTGTTTATGATATGGAAAATTTTGTCAAACAGCAAACTGGTGGTGGATTATTTAAAAAGAAAAGATTACTTGTAGCTCATGGAGAAGTAGATTTTGCAAAACAGAAACCTTTCCAGATACAATCATTTATATCAAAACTTGTAGATGATACTTTTATATTGTGCTTTGAACAAGAATTACCTTCTACTACATTATGGAAAGATTTTAATGATTATATAACATATTTTCCTATAGTTGATGATAAAATATCTTTACAATTTGTGGATTCTGAACTATCATTAAATCAAAAAAGTAAAGAAGAATTAGCTGGAAATTGTTTAAAAAATTATAATAATATATTATTGGAAGCTGATAAAATAAGAAATTATGCTCAAGCTAAAGGAATTAGTGAACAAGCTGCTTATGATATTTTAGATGATAAACAACAGTTGTTATATGAATATGAAGAATTTCATAGCTATAATTTAATGAATGATTTATTAAAAGGTAATATAAATAGTTTATCATATTGGCATAATGTGGTTAAAGCTAATTTTCAAGAAGAGTTTTGGATAGCCATGGAAAGTATTATGAATGATTATATTATAGCATATCTTATAGTGCAGAATGGTAGATTTAATGGAGGTAATAAAGCGTATGATTTAGGATTACCTTGGTTTAGAATTAAAATGATCAGAGATTTTGCTATTCCATATAGTCCTCAATATTTATTAGAAACTGCCTTTAAAATATCCAAATTAGATAATGATATTAAGACAGGTAAGATAGAAAAAGAGAAATTATTTGATTATTTTATGTGTTGCATAATATAGTTCCATATTTTGAAAAAATTAAAAAATTTAAAATTTTTTTAAAAATTTTTTTATTATCTCTAATCCATTGATATTAGTGAGGATTCTTAACTGGTTTCAATAATGTGAAAATTTAAAAAGCTACTATTTTCAACGATTTGACGGCCCTGACAGTTTTTGACTGCCCGGGTTGATTAATTTTTACCCTTATTATAAAATGAGTACATGCACAGAGATAAACACGACTTTACAAGAATGGATAAAAATATTAAGAGGAGGTAGCTTGGTATGAAGAAATACACATCAAAAACAGATAAGGTAGGAATGTACAGTAAAAAGTATAATATGAGAGAGGAGGATGTGTATCGAATACTTACCGAGCATGAAGATGTACTTACATTAGATGAACTAAAGATAAAGTATGATAATCCAAATATAGGTAAATTACCTGAATGGTTATCAGAAGAAGAATTATCTAATATGATATGGAATACAATACATCATTATTGGAGTACAATATTTGAACAAAGAATGACTAAAGAAGAATTATTTTCAGAACATCAAGAATACATAAGAAAAAAGATAGGTTTATATGAAAACCATCATCATATTAAAGCAGCATTAGTTAAGAGAATGATGACACTTGCTAATGAATATACTAGAAAAGGTAAATATTATTTAGGATCAACAGATGAAGTTTTTGATTCTGATAATCAAGGAGCTGTTAGATATAAATATGAAATTCCTGTCTCTCAAGAAACAGAGATAGAAAATTCTATGTTATTAAATAAAATTAGAAATGTTAAAAATAAAGAAGTTAAAAATTTATTAATATTGACAGGATACTTAATTTGCAATATAGATGATTTAAGAAAAGATTATTTAGAACTATTAAGATCTTATGATAAAGATATTCAACATAATATAAAAGAATTAGAACAAATAGTCTTAAATAATGATGAATTAGAAAGAGATAGAATTGAAAAAGTATCTAGAAAAGAAAAGAAAAAGAATTTAAAAATAACTGATCTTATAAAAGCTATAAAATTCAATGAAGATATTGGAACAGGAGTTAATGAAAGTTTAGAAGAATTTAAATGTTATTTATTAGTAACTGGAATAGTATAACAATAGTAAGTTGTTATAATATGTAGAGGAGGTTACTGTATGGCTGACAAAAGAAATTACTATGAGAAAATTTCATTGAGAAATAAAACACCTGAAGAAGCTGAAAAAATAACTAAATTATTCAATGATAATATAAACATGGCCTACAAGTTAGCATCCAAATATTATAAAACAAATTACTGGGATTACAATGAAGCATTGCAAATAGCTCAAATGGGTTTATGGAAAGCATGTCTTATATGGGATCCTGAAAAATATAGATTATCAACTCTTGCATATAACATAATGAATCGTGACTTTATGGATTATGATACTCAGCAAAAGAAACAGCCTGATATCTTATTTCATTTAGAAGAGAATTGTGTAACTGATGATTTAACTCTAGGAGATGTTTTAGAAGATGAAGATGCTAGAACAGATAGGTTCTATGAAGAAGATGAAGATCTAAAAGAACTTAATCAAGATATTATTTACATATTAGAAGATATATCTGAAGATTTAAAAATAAATAAAAGTATAGTTAAAATAGTTTATCTTGTTTTCATTGAATCAAATAAAGATAATATTATAAATATGAGAGCAATAGACTTTTTACCTAAAAATACTATAAAACAGATAATATCTGAATTACAAAGACGTTTACTTGAAATAATGTAAAATATTATAAAATTAAAATGGAGGTAGATTATTTATGGAAGGAAATAACGAAGTTATAAAATCTTTAGAAGCTAAAATGGCTGATTGTAAACAAAGATTTAACCAAGTAGAAGAGAATATATCAAATATAATTGAACAAAGTAAAAAATTGCAAAATGATTATGATCAACAAAATTTAATTAGAGAACAAATAAGAGGTGAATATACAGGTTATGTTAATCTTTTAAATGAGATTAAAAAAGCTATTGCGACACCACAAGTAAAAGATACACCTAATGAAGAAAAACCTGTTAAAACTGAATCTAAGGAGAATAAAGATACATTAACAGCAGATGAAGTAACTAAGTTAAAAGAGATAACAAATAAAAAGAAAACACCTGCTAAAAAAGTTGAGAAGAAGGAAGAAGAATTACCTGATTTCTTAAAACCAGAAAATCAACCTAAAAAATAAGCAAATTCAATCATTTAAACCTTATGCTAGATATATGAGTAAAATCTATATCTAGCATTTATTATTGCAAAAAATAAGTTGTTATAAAATATAAGGAGGTAACAATATGGCTAGGAAAAAGAAAGAACAAGAATTAACTAATATAGATTTAATAGTTAAAAAATTAAAAACTGAAATAAAAGAATTAAAAAGTACAGTTAAATTAGATGGTATAACTATTGAGTGTGAAACAAAACCTAAAGTTGATATGAAAGCTTTATATGATAATATTAGAGATTTTTGTACTAAAAATAATCTTAACCCTATATCTTTTGAGACTAATAAAGAAAGAGAAAATACATTTATTGTCCAATTACCTGAATATGAAAGTAAATTTACAGATGATGAGAAGGAAAAATTATTTAAGAATAATTTTAAATTCTTAATAGATTCTTTATATAGAAATGATCATGATAATAAAGTAACTGAAGATGTAGTTAGAAAATCTAGAGATATGGCAATTCAACAATGTTTAAGTATTTATTTTAGATCTTATGCTAATCAATATAAAGTAAGAATAGAAGATTGGTTAAATGATCAAGAATTAAAATATAAAATGCAAGTACTATATCAAGATTTTGTAAATGACTATTATCTTAATAGAAATTTAAAGGAGGAATAATATAATGTCATTAAAAGATAGATTATATGAAGATTTAAAAACAGCTATGAAAAATAATGATGATATAGCTAAAAATACTATACAATATGTTAGAGCTATGATATTGAATGCTGAGAAAGATAAACAAGAATCTTTAGTAGATAAAGAAGTAGAAGATATTATAGTAAGAGAGAAAAAGAAAAGAATAGAAGCGCAGGCTCAATTTGAAAAAGCTCAAAGAAAAGATCTTTTAGATAGAACTATAAAAGAGATAGCAGTATTAGATAAATATTTACCTCAACAAATGTCAGAATATGATTTAACTATAGCTATGAAAGAAATTATAGAGCAAGAATCAATAACTCAAAAAGAAATAGGAAAGTTAATTAGATTAACTAAAGAGAAATATGGTAATGCTGTTGACGGAAGAATGGTATCAAATATTGCAAAACAATTACTACAAAATTAAAAAGAGGAAATAAATTATGTTTCAATTAATTAAATGTCATTTATTAAATAAACATTCAAATGATTGTTGGATAATAGATTCTAATGATAAAGATAAAGTAAAAGCTATGTGTCCTTATTGTGGAAAATTAGTTATAAAAGATAAAGAAGGTATTTGGAGGAAAGTTAAATGATAGAAAAACAATTTGTATTTCCAGAATATTATATAAATAAAGTTCCAAAATGTGATGATTGTAAGAATGTAATGTTACAAGATACAGGAATTAGATTAACAAGTTATCCACCTCAAATAGTATTAAGATGTCCTAATTGTAATAGAGAATATACTCATTATGAACATGAATTAAGAGGAGAATGGAAATGGAGAACAATATAGATATAGTAGAAAAAATGAAATTATTTACAAATAAATATACTCCTGAATATTTAGCTGAATTAGAAAAGAAATGTTATGAGGATGATAGAAATTATGCTGAAAACTTTTCTAATTGGTATTCTTGTATTAAAAATTTTGGTAATTTTAAACATGCTAAAATAATAGCTAACCAAATATTTACATTTGAAGAAGTACACAAAATGCAAGAGACTGAAAAAATAGATGATGTAAACTGGGAAGAATGGTTAAAGATTCTATGGCCAACAATTGAAAAGATGAAAGCTGGAACTTATTATAGTATAAAAAATGGATGTTTTTCTAATAAATTTGATTTCGACAAAAGTATATGCACTAAAAAAGATTTAGCTAGAAGATTATTTGAAATAAATTATGTATCAACAATGTATGAAACTGGAGGATATACTGAACTTGTTGTTAGAGAACTTATTCCTTGTGATTTAGATCATACTATAACAATATATAATGGAATGCCTTTAAGAACAGAAGTTAGAGTTTTTTATAATATGAATACTAAAGAAATAGAATATATGGAAGACTATTGGGATTATAATTATTGTAAAGATAAAATACCTAGATTAAATGATAAATTATTATTTCAATTATTCCATAATAAATCTAATATTGAATTAACAGATCATAAAAAAGAATTAAATAAAGTTATGAAATATATAGAAGATAACATTAATACCTTAAAAATAGAAGGATTAGAAGGAATTTGGTCAATTGATTTTATGTATGATAGAGATCTTAATAATGTCTATCTAATAGATATGGCTCGAGGATTTAGATCAGCCTATTGGAATCCTAAAAAATTAAAGAATGAAAGTACGACCTGATCTTTTTGATAACATTGTTTTAAAATTAATAGTTATTATATTTTCATTTACTATACCAATGAATTTAGCTAGTAGTCTAAAATGGGAATATAATGATACAATGTTATGGGTATCAGGATTCATTGGGTGTTTAATATGTAATTTAATTGATTCAATAAGTTCATTTGGAGGATATATGGAAAGTAAATATGATTATAATAGAGTAATATTTGAATCTAAATATTTTTTAGTTTCTGAAGAAATAGTTGAAGGAAGGAAAACTCCTATATTACATATCCATAGCAATGAAGGGTATTATTTAGGAGATATAAAATGGTATGGAGCTTGGAGAAAATTTTGTTTTTATCCTGCTTCAGATACAATATGGGATGATAAATGTTTATCAGAATTATTAAACTTTTTAGAACAATATAATAAAGAATGGAGAAATAAAAATGTTAAAAATTCTAAAAAAGATATTTCATAAAAAAGAAGTATATGATTTTCTTTCAGATGAAGATAAAATATTCTATGATAATATAAATAGAGGAATACCTGGAGGTAATTTACAAGAAACTATAGAATTCTTAGCTAGATTAGATGCTATTAGAGAAAGAGAAGGTATTAAATAATGGAAGAATCTAAATTAATAATACATAACTATGAAAAAGATACATTAACAGATGCTGAAGCTTTATATAGAGTATATAAAGTAATTGGAGAAGGTTTAGTGTCTCAAACTAAAAAAGGTAAACAATATTGTTTTGTAACTAGATTTAATGATGATTATGTAGTAACTTGTGATAAAACTAAAACAGGTTATACTTTTAAAATTGTAAAGGAGAATAGTGATATATGAAAGATTTAGAATCTATAAGTTTTGAAGATATAATAGCAATGGAGCAGAAACGTCAAGATGAGAATGCAGAGCTAATAGCTTCAGAAAACTTTCCAAGTGAAAGAGTACTAAAAGCTGCAGGATCTATATTAACAAATAAATATGCTGAAGGTTATCCAGAAAAAAGATATTATGGTGGTTGTGAATACATAGATATGATAGAACAAAAAGCTATTAATAATGTCTGTAAATTATTTAATGTTAAATATGCAAATGTTCAACCACATTGTGGAAGTTCTGCAAATCAAGCTGTATATAGAGCTTTACTTGAAAAAGGTGATACAGTAATGGGAATGGATTTAGGAGCAGGAGGTCATTTAACACATGGTCATAAAATGTCATTCTCAGGTCAAGATTATAACATTATATCTTATGGTGTAGATGAAAATGGAAAATTAGATTTAGTAGATTTTGAAAAGAAATTATTTAAACATCAACCTAAAATGGTTATAGTAGGAGCAAGTTCATATTCTCAAATAATACCTTATGAAGAAATATCTGGAATTATAGAAAGATATAAATTAGAAACAATGAATGAAATATATTCAATGTGTGATATGGCACATGTTGCAGGATTAGTTGCAGCAGGAGTTCATCCAAATCCTTGTCCTTGGTTTGATGTAGTAACTAGTACAACTCATAAAACATTAAGAGGACCTAGAGGAGGAATTATACTTTGGAATGATGAAAATTTATGTAAAAGAATTAATCCAGCTGTATTTCCTGGAATACAAGGAGGACCTTTAGAACATATAATTGCTGCAAAAGGAATATGTTTTGAGGAAGCTATGACAGATGAATTTAAAGAATATGGAAAACAAGTAGTTAAGAATGCTAAAGCTTTTGCTGAAAAATTTAAAGCTTTAGGTTATAAAATAATATCTGATGGAACAGAAAATCACATGTTTGTATTAGATGTATATAATACTTTAGGAATAACAGGTAAACAAGCTGAAGAAGGATTAGATAAAATTCATATTACTGTAAATAAAAATCAAATACCCAATGATGAATTACCTCCACTTAAATCTTCAGGATTAAGAATAGGTACTCCTGCTATGACAACTAAAGGATTTATAGAAAAAGATTTTGAAGACTTAGCAATGTGTATGGATAATTATTTACATTGTATAAAAGATGATATTATAGATGGTAATATAAATGATATACATATAACAAGAGTAATGCAAATAATAAATAGAGCAAAGAATAGAGGTAGAGAATAATGTTTGGATTTGATTTAAAAGATGAAGATGATATGATAAATGATATAAAGATACTCAATGATATATGTCAAAATTATAAAGAAGTTAAAGATCAATTAAAAACACTTATGATATTAACTAATATAGAAGAAATGATAAAATGTGAATGTAGAGATTATAAAAATGGTATGTCTATTCAAGAAAGAATGAGATGTCCTAAATGTAAAGGTATAGGATATATTTTAAAATATAAGGAGAAGAAAGATGAGTGATCTTGATTATATTAAAATAACTAGTAAGGATCTTATTCAAAGAACTCAAGAACAAATACAAGCTAGTAAAGATTTAGTAGAAGAAACTAAAAAAGTTATTAAAAATACTAGAGAGGTTACTAGAGATGAAGAAAGATAATGAAGTAAATAATATAGAACTTAATTTAGATATAATTAAAGAATGTTATGAAACCTTAAAAAGAAATAGACATATAGTAGGAAGTATAGATCCAGATTATTATTTGGAATCTACTAAGTATTTATTAGATTTAATAGAAGGGAAAGATCTAAGTGAAAATAAAGAATGTTAAGTTAAGCTGGAAAGTACTTAATCACGATTTTAATAATGATAAGATTACTAGTTATGATATATTCTGGAATGGATCCGCTGAAGATATAGCTAAAAGAATAAAAAGTAGAAAATTATATGATTATGAAACTTTTAAAGAAAGTATGAGAACATATTTTATGCATGACTTCTGGAGTAGATCAGAATATGAAATAATGGTCTCAGGATTACATACTAGAGTTGAACCTGAAAAAATAGATGTATGGTATCAAATAGAAATGAATTTTGATTTAATATTGAAATATATTATATATAAAATGGATATTGATTTTAAAAAGTTAAAGAAAGGTGATAAATAATGGAAGATAAAATTCAAATAAAAAGATCACATGATGCTGATACTAGATCAACAGATAAAAAAGAAGTATCAAAAGAGCAATTATTAGATAATACAATGTCTCATATAGAAGATGTTCAAAGAGTAGGATATAAATTTGCTGATATGCTTAAAGAACAAGTACTAAAACATGATTATACTAAAGTAGATTATATAGATGAATTTCATAGAGATTTTAATGAACAATTGAAAAATGAAAAACAAAACTTTAAAGAAATGCCTTGGTTTAAAGAAAGACATTTACAAGAAAGACATCATTTAAATGATAGAGTACCTGAGGATGTTAATTTATTAGATGTATTAGAAATGGTTATTGATTGTTCTTGTGCAGGACTTGCTAGATCTGGAGATATTTATCCTATTAAAATAGATTCAGAAGTTTTAGAAAAAGCTATAAATAATACTAAAGATCTTATAATAGAAATGACGGAGGTTATTGATTAATGAAATTCTTTATAAGAGATGATAAAGGAAATGAGAAAGAAATAGATTCTTTGTTTTTAGATATAAAAAAGACAGATACTATTATATTTAAAATACCTAAAGATTTATCAGTTGATGCTAAATTAAGAGCTAAAGAAACTTTACAAGAATTATTACCTGATAATACTATCATACTTTTAAATGATGATATTGATATAGGAGTATTAAGAAATGAATAAGGAAGATATTAAAATAGATGATATTTTATACTGGAATACTCAAGGAGCTTATCAGACTAACATTAGTTTAAAATGTAAGGTTTTAGATATAGGAGATAAATATATCTGGGTTATGGTAAATGGGAATTTAAGTCCTACACCTATAGATCCTTCTAAATTATCAAAAGAACCTTTATATAAAGTAACTAACAATAGACATATAGAATGGTGAGAGCCATTCTTTTTATTTTGCCTAAAATACGTTCTAATTTTTTAAAAACGGCAAAACGGTGGATTTATGAGAACTTTTATTATATAATAGAACCAGGATTAATATTTTATATATTATGAAAAGAGGTTAAAATGGATATTATGGATCAAATTCTCGAATTAGAGAATATACTTTCAGATCCTAAATTAACAAAACAATGGAGGAAAATATATCAGCAACAATTAGATAATTTACTTTATAAAGAACAGTATGATTTGAAAGAGAAAATAAGGAGAGAAGAAGATGAGTAAAGTTAATAAATGTAAGTTTTGTGGTAAAATACAAGAAAAACCTTTATCACAAGGCTATTGTGTTTCATGCTATCAGTATTTTATCATGCATGGATATGATACATATTATCCATCTCAATTTGGAGAACTAGCTAGGGTTAATGATGAAAAATCAAAACAATATGGATGGCCTATATGTCATATATGTGGTAGAGCATATACTAAATTGCAACAACATATATGGTATTCACATGATCTAACTAAAAAAGAATATTGTGAAAAATTTGGTATAGATAGAAATATAAATATGACATCAGAAGAATATAATAAGAAAATGCATGATTATGCTTTAGAGTATAAGATGGATGAACAATTAAAAAGAGCTGGTAAGAAAACTAGATTTAAAAAAGGACATGATATAAATTATGTAAGATCTCCTATGACTATGGAAAGACTTAAAGAACAAGGAGAGAAGACTATACATCAAAATAGAATTAATAGTCAACTAAATAAAAAGAAACAAGAAGTTATAGAATATATAAATAGTTTTGATGAAACTATTCAGAATCAATTTATAAAAACTTTAAATGGACCTTTAAAAGAATTAGGTATAGATCAAATTAAAATGAAAGCTATATTACTTGGTTATGATTTAGAAAAGGAAATTGATTTTGAAAATGTATTAAATAAGAAAGGAAATGATTAAATATGATTGAGATAGATAATGGCTTTTTTAATACTTTAAGAAATGTAGGAGAAAGAAATAAGCAAAAGTTAGCTGAATATATAGATATTACATATTTAAATAATGAAAATATTTGGGATAATTTATTTAAACCAGTAATTAACCTACTTGAAGAACCAAATAATAAAAATTATCATACTGTTCAAGTTCAAAGAGTTGAACATATTGTTAAATATGATAATATACTTTATATATTTGGTACAGATGAATGTATAAGATTAGATGATGAAGGATTACCTGATAGAAATGAAAAAGGTAGATTAATTGGTACTTGGAGTAAAGCTTATAATTTACTTATCAATAATATTGTAGGGGTCAATGGAGATTATTATGTCAATACTTTAGGAAGAATTGAAGGAAGTGACGAAGAATAATTTATGAAATTTTGTTTTGGTGATATAGTTGTAGTAGAGAATAATTTAATAGGAGTAGTTGTAAAAAGCTGGATAAATCCTAAAAATATATCAGTTAGTCCCAGAGATAGAGAAGTAAGACATGAAGTATATGTTAGATATTTTAATGAAATAAGAGAGTATCCTGAAGATCTAATAGAAAGATATATGGTAAGACATAAATATTTAGAAGGAGAAGAAATAACTTGGCAGAATAATGCTATTAATAATACTATAGAAGCTTTAGATGAACCTTTAACTGATAAAGAAAAAGAAATAATTAGAAAGCTAATAGAGGAAAATCCACTCAATATATCATCTAGAGAATATAAAGAGGGATGGAACACTACAATAGGAACAATAGTTTATGATTTAAAACCTACTAGTAGAGAGAAAATATTAGGAGTTAGATCATATAATGCTTTTTTAAGATCTCGTATATATACTTTACAAGATTTCTTTAATAAAGAGCCTTATGAAATAAGAAAAATTAAAAATTTAGGAGAGAAATCTTTGAGTTATATGATAAAAGCTATATTTAATTATTGTAATGACCATAATATAAAAACTAGGTTTAGTTTAAAAGATTATGGCATTTAGAAAGGATCTGATATAATGAATTACAAAAAAATGAGTATTAAGAAGGTAAGACAATTTATTGATAATAATTTTCCTCCTTATGTAGAATGTACTATACTAGATGAAAAAGATGATAAAGTAGTTGCTTTATTAGATTATGGAAAAAGAGAAGATAGATTAAAAGTAACAATAGGATACGCTGGAGAAGATTATAGTTTATATAGATTATTAGAAACAAATTTTATAAAATAAAGGAGATATTTATATGGAAAGAGACGATGAAAAATTTATATTAAATATGGAGATATCAGATATAGTATTTAGACAACATAGAAATACTTATTTACCTTTAGATATTGTAATAATTACAATACAAACAATACTTATAATTATAGGATTAATTTTACAAATTATATTTAGGGATATAGCTTCTATTATAGCTTATGCTCAAATGATAATATGTCTAATATTATGCTTTATAGTTGTTATAAATAATAAGATTAGTACTAAAGCCTGGGAAAGAGCTCAACAGGATTATAAGGAATTATTAGATATATTAGATCCATCATTCAGTTCTAATTATACTATTAATGATCAAGCAGAAATGATACGTAGATTATCTAAGTATAAAGAAAAACAGAAATTAGGTGGAAATCATTTTGCTAAAAGGAATGATAAAAAATGGAAGAAACAGGATATAGAGATGCTGAAGAAAAAGAGTATCAAGTAGGAGATATAGTTGTAAATCCCTTCTTTGGTGATTACTGGATTGTAGGTAAATATGCTGATGATGAAAATATGAAACAATATGAAGATGAGTGTCCTTATTATTTATGTCAATATGGAGATCCTGATTTATATTTCATGGATTTAGATGAACCTGCTGGATTTAAAATAGTAGAGAGAAAAGGAACAGCTCAATATAATATAATATTGAAAGAATTAAATGAAATAGCTCAAGCATTACAAAAGGAATATGGAGATGAAAAAGATGAAAAATTGGATAGTACCAGTGAAGTCTAATTTAGAATTAATGGAATTGGCTTTTAGTCAAATAGAAAACGAAACTAAATTTCATATTATAGATAAAGAATATAATGATAGTGATTATGATGAAGAAAAAGATAAATATACTATATGTGAATTTCATATAAAGGAAATACCTGGATTTAGATTTGCTTTATGGAATGCTAGAAGAAATGAAAAAGATTTATATAATGAAGATCATATAAAATGGATGAATAGTTTAGAAATTGGTTATATGTCAGAACTTATATTCTTTTGTCAATATGAAAGAGATTTAGATAAATTTAAACCTTCTAGATCAGGGTTTGTATCAGGAATATATAGAACGGAATATATAAAAGAACCAGATCCAGCAGAAGAAGAAATAGAACCTTTTGTTATGTATGATGTAATAAATTCTTTAAAATATATTAAAAAACATCCTATAAGATCTGCTGAATATGCGGGATGTCAAACAAGATATATTTGGGATGATGATAGATCTGGATTTAAAATATTAAGAAGATATATTTATGATTGGTTATATGTATGGAAGTGCCAATTTAAAGAATGGTTAAAATTTAAAAAGATTTGTAGAGGATCTAAAAAGTATCTAAAGAAACTAACTCAATTTAATTATATACTTAAAGATCAAGGTAATCATTGTTATCCTAGAGTTGAGGCTGTTATTAGAAGAAAAGATAATATAGATTTAAACATTTATAATAAAGAATGGGATATATTAGATAAGTATGATAACAAATATGGAAATATAATGACAATTTATTGTATGCAATATGATATAGATGATAAATCTACAGAAGAGCATATTAAAAAAGATAAAGAATTAAGAGAAAATTTTTATTGGCATTGTCATTCTTGGATAACTAGAACAGAAAAACAAATTTGGGATGATGATGAAAAATTAATTATGTATTCAGTTGAAGAACCTTCTGATTATAAAGATATTATAAAAAGAAAGGATAGAGAATTAGATGAGTGAAAGAAAACAAGCAGTAACTTTAAAAACATTAGCAGATCAAGATTGGAAAACACAACTTGCAAGAGGATATAGAAATATTCCTATAGATACACTAGTAGATGTAATTAATGAAGAGTTTATTAATTTTTATGGTACTTGGTGTGAAGTAGAATGGGAAGGTAGACATTATTATGTAGATAAGAAAGATTTATCTTTTAATATTATAGATATAAGTATGGCTACAAAATCAAGTGGAAAAAGTGAAGAAATATAGAAAAACTATATTTCTTTTTTATTTCTTTATAAATACCGTTTAAAAATTTTAAAAACGGGTTGATTTTTAAAAGATGTTATTATATAATGAGAGCATCATTTAAAAAGAGAGGTGATATTCTTATGGAAATGCATCAACTTAGGTACTCTATTCCATTTGAAATTGGTGATATAATAAAAGCAGAAGGATATATAAATGAATATGAAGTAATAGATATATTAACAATATATTCAGCTAAAACTAAAAAAGTTGAAGTTATATTTAAACTAAAAGATCTATCCTTTAACCTTGAGGCTATGTGGAGATATGAAGATTATAAATGGTTATTGGTTACTTTAAACTCTGATAGAAAGGAGGTTAAAAATGAGCAAAAATCTTCTGAAGATTAAAATTCCAGAAGCTTATAAAAATAGAATACTTCATGTTGGAGATGAAATCTATATTTTATTTAATCCTTGTGGAAATGATTTAGGATATAGATATTATCCAGCTACAATATTAGGAATATCTATTTTAGGTGAATGGGATCGTCCAAAAGAAGATGTAGATAGTGTTCAAATTATAGAAACAGAAAACAATGTAGTGCTTGCAAAACAATTTTCTTTGAAATTAGAATACTATTTAAATAATGTACGACAATGGACTTTTCTATCAATGTGGAAAGATTTTAATAAATTATATTTACCCGAAGAAAAGGAAATTTTAGAAGAAGATATCAAAAAACTAAATGAAATATTAGATTTAAAAAGAACTTATAAAAATAAGTTACAAGAACGAGTTAATGATATGTTACAGAATTGGAACTATCGTGGAACTATTAAAATTTAAAAAGAAATGAGGTATAAAATTTATGAATTATGTAAAAAGTTCAGAAGAAATGTTTAGAACAACAGATTATGATGCATTCAAAAGAGTATTAGGAAATAGAAAGGTATTAGAAGATCGTGTATCAAAGATATTAGCATCTTTTGATAAAATAGGTTACATTCCTGTACCTATTATAGTAAATGAAAAATTTGAAGTTATTGATGGTCAAGGAAGATTGGAAGCTTGTAAAAGAAGAGGACTTCCTGTTAACTTCATTATAAGGCCTGGGTTAAAAATTGATGATTGTATTGTTATGAATATCAATGCAACACCTTGGAATTTGATGGATTATATTGAATGTTATGCTGAAACAGGAAAAGAAAGTTATCAATGGATAGTAAAACTATTTAATGAAATGTTTGAAGAACATGGTAAAAAATGTGTTACAGTAAATAACATGTGCACAGTATTATTTAATACTAAAAAAGCTCCAGGTACTGCTATTAAAAACGGTAGATTAAATGTAACTGAAGAAATGTATAACAAAGGGAAAGAATGTTTAGAATTTGTATTTTCTGTAATGGATTATTATAAAGAAAATCAAGTTAGACTTAAATCAAGTGATATGTCAGATCTAGTTACTTCTATAATATTCTGTTATAAATTCCCTGAAGTAGATAATGAGAAATTATTTAGAATATTAACAGAAGAAGGACATTTAATGCAAAAATGGACTAACGTTGAAACTTGTATTAATGAAATTGATTTTAGATATAACTATAATGCTAGATCAATTAGATGTAACATTAATAGATTATATGAAGATCTAAGTAAGAAAGATGAAAACTTAGCACCTAACTTTGTTTCATATGGTCCTAACTTTCATAAAGCAGAAGATGATGAGGAGGTAGAAGAATAATGATATATAAAAATTTTATCTCAAAAGAGATAAATCCTAAAACAGGTGTATCAGGGTTCTTTGATGAAGACTATTATACATCAGAACAGCAATATAAAGATATAATAGCCTCTCCTTCTAAAAATAATAGAGTAGTACAAGAACTCCATAATGAAATATTGATATTAAAAGCATATGGAGTATCTCATGCTCATGTAAAAAGAATTTTAGATGTCTATAGACCTGGTTTAAAAGGAGTTAATAAAGATGCTTTTTCATCATTAATAACTAGATGGTGTGTTTATTATAGTAATCATCTTAAAGAACTAAAAAGATTGATAGGACATGATTTTGATGTTAAAGCAGAACAATTAATAGATTTTTATATTAAGAATAAAGATAATCCTTCAGTATCAACTGAATATCTAAATATGCCTGTAACTATAGAATCTTGTATAGATGATATAAGAGCTTTACTTAATAAATTGTTATTATTTACACAATTAGATTTACCTGAAGAATATAATCCAAAAGAATTATATGCTAGAGAGCAAGAAGTAAAACAAAAAATATTAGATTGTGAAGATGTAGAAATATTAAATACTTGTTATGCAGAACTTATATCTATATTAGGTAATAAAAATGAAAGTAGAAGAAATTTTGCTAATAATGAAAATTACAAAGCTATAAGAATATTACGAACATGTGGATTTGTAAAAGCAGCTCATACATGGCTTGATTGTTTTCCTAAAAAATAGAGAAGGGGCAGCAAGATATTATGATATTGTATCTATTAGCTATAGATATAGAAGAATTGATTAAGAAAGTTGTTATATAATATATAGCTATAAAAAGTTCCTTTTAAATTGGTCTTGAAAACCAGTGATGCACGTTCGAGTCGTGCTGCTATACGAAGTATAGTATCGCCTAAGTGGCTAAGGCCCTAAAATTACTTTTCAGCTATAATATAATATATCTGCAAGCTATAAAATGTTCCTATCCTTTTCACTTGTACCTCAGTTGGTCAGAGGGTAGGGCTCATAACCCTAAGTCATCGGTTCGAATCCGATCTAGTGAGCCATTATTACATTTCAGCTTGCTTTGACAATAAGCTATAAAAACTTCCTTATGATACATGGTTATGGATCTTCGGATCCTGCTTGGTTCGACTCCAAGAATTGTCCTTAATTGGGCAGTTTAAATTAGTTTTCAGCTTATTGGATTTGTTTTCTGAGGCTATAAGAAGTTCCTTATATCAGCGGAGTATTCCGCATTCAAATTGGGTTTGAAAGTAGTTTACTTCTCAGCCTCTTTATATGTTATTAATTTTAGGGATATAGAAAGTTCCTTATTAAATTAGGCCAAGCAGCAGGTCACAGGTTCGAGTCCTGTTATTGTCTTCGGGCGATATAGCTCAGTTGGTAGAGCAGCCGCATAAAATGTTTACTTTCCATTCCTAAGTATTATATTAGGGCTATAAGATGTTCCTTTTTAAAATCCTATCAGGGATTGCCTTTTAAGCAATATTTTTTACATCTCAGCCCTTTTAATTTTATATGAGGTGGTAAAATGAATAAATTTTGGAAAATAATGATAGCACTAATATTTATAATGTTTATGTGGTTCTGTTTTGAAATGATGAATCTACATAGACAACAAGAAAAAATTGATGATTTAAAACAACAAATAGAAGAAAATAATAAAGAATATGAAAGAGTAATGAATGAGGTTAATGAGGTATTAAATGATGCAAATAATATATAGTGAAGAAGATCAAAAATTTTATACAATACCTGATGGAGATGTAGCAACATATCAACAAATAAAGGAGTATTATGAAAATGAAAGGAAAGATAACAATGGAAGAACTAGTATATAGAGCTATAAAAAATAAATTAGATTTAAAACCTAGAAATGAAAGAAGAGAAGTATTACAAACGATGCAAAATTATATAGATGATTATCTAAAACAATTTACTTTGTATAAATTAGATAACATACAATTATCAAAACCAGAGATAGATGATTTGATATTATTTTTAATATATGAAATTAAGGCGTATGAAACTGATGAAAAGAAAAATTTAGACAGAATATATAATGACTTAATAGATAAATATGAGAGAGGAGCTATTACTTCTTTAGATTTAAAAGATGTTATATATAATAAATAGGAGGTAGAAAAATATGTTAACAGTAAAACAAAAAGAAGCATTATTAAGATTGTTTAAATCTTATTTATATGGAACATTTGTAACAACAACAAATATAATAGAAGAAAATCAAGAGAATGTAGCAAAGAGTGGATTAGTATTTACTAGAATAGATGGAGCTGATAAAGAAGTAATTGATTTAGCAATTCAAATGTTTGGTAAAAAACCAGAAGAATGGAATCAAACATTTCATAAATCATTTAAAACAGTATTAGAAACTCCTATAGAAGTATTAATAGCTCAACAAGTAATTCATTATTTTACAACTTATGGATTAGAATCATTAGATTTATATAATGAAAATTTAGTTTATATTCCAAATGAAAAATTAGAAATACCAGAATTAGAAGAAGATATACCTTTAATAGTAATTAAAGATATAACTGAAGATCAATTAAAAGAAAAAATGATGAAATTATTAACATCTGGAATAGCACTATCAAAACAAACAATAGAAGATATAATGCTATTATCAGATTATATTGATCAGGAACAAGTAGATGATATTACAAATAAAGAAGTAAGAATAGCTATGTTTGAAAAATATAATCTAGTTCCTAAAAGTAATATTGAGTTTCTAAGATATTTAATATTTAAAGCAACTGGAGAAACTTTATTAATTAAGAATAAACATTTAATTAAGAAAATAAAAGAAGCTGATGCTGATAAAATATATAATTATTTAAATAACTATATAAGAAAACCTCATGGATATGAGCGTCTTGCTGAAATCTTTTTAAGATTTAAAGACCTATTCTTAGCTTTCAAGAGAGAAAAAGGAAGTTGTTCATATGCTGAATCTATAAATAAAATCATTAATAGACTAGATAAATTAGCTAGAATAAAAGGATATCATAGAGCTATAGGAAAAGGCATATTAGATAATATAACTAGTATAAAAGATGAAAGTATTTTAGCATTATCTAAAGAAAGTATAGAAAAAGCTTTAGATCAGACTACTATATTTAGAGAAGTAAGTATAGTAAATTCTTTAAGATATAGAGAAACAGATACCGAAAGTATTTTATATAAAGTTAGAAATGGTAAGGCTTATGCGAATACTTTAAAACATAAAAATATAGAAGAAAAATGGGTTCAATCCAGAGTTTTAGATTTAGTATATAGTCATTTAAAGAAAAGAATAAATAAATTATTATGTGGTAAAAAAGTATATTTACCTAACTATATAGATATAACTGTTCCTACATCTGAAAAACAGTATATAGGATATTTACCATATGGAACTTCTATACAAGTACCTAGATTAAATGATATGATAGTAGGAGTTCATTGGAAAAATTTTGATAATGAAAGAATAGATTTAGATATTCATACAATGAATATGAATCAATCTTTCGGATGGAATACAGGATATAGATCTGAAACAGGGGATATTGTATTTTCAGGAGATGTTACTGATGCTAAATTACCAAAAGGAGCTACTGAATTATTTGCAATATCTAAAAGATGTAATCCAACTTCATTCTTATTAACTATAAATGATTATACTAGAAATAGTAAAAATATACCATTCGAATTAATACTAGCTTCAGAAAAAGATATTAAATTGGAAAATAATTATACAATAAATCCAAATAAAGTATTGATATCAGTACCTTGTTTATTTGATATATCAGATGATAATTATAAAACTACTTTAGGTTTAATAAAAGTAAATGAAGATAATATAGAATTTATATTCAATAAATTTGATATGGGATCTTCTATAATTACATCTAGAACTAATGTTAATAAAATAACATATGATTATTTAGATAAGTACTCTGAATCTCAATTAACATTAAGACAATTATTGACAGATTCATTAATCGAAATCAGTGATGAACCTTATACTGAAGAATTACAGGAAGTAGTTGTTAAAAATAATCAAGATCAAGATGAAATATTATATAAGAAAATAATTCATAGGGTAGATTATGATTTATCATTAGATAAATTAGATAAAACAACTATAATAGATATGCTTACGGAGGAAATTTAATGCAATTTGGAGATTTTGAGATAAGTGAATGGTGTATAATGGTAATTTGTTTTGCAGCTTTAATGATAACTTTGGTTATATGTGGATCTAATGAATCTATTGAAAGAGAAAAGACAAAACAAATACAATTACAACAAAATATTATATATGAAAGGGAGTTAAACAATAATGGAACAAATAATTAAAGTATCAAGTAAGTCAAATCCAAGTTCTGTAGCAGGAATGATAGCTGCAGTATTAAAGGAAAATAAGAAAGCAGAAATTCAAGCTGTAGGAGCAGGTGCTGTAAATCAAGCTGTAAAAGCAATAGCAGTAGCTAGAGGATATGTAGCGCCTATGGGATATAATTTAGTTTGTACTCCAGGGTTTGCTGAAATTAAAATAGAAGATGAAGAAAGATCAGCTATTAAATTTATAGTTAAATATGAATAATAAAATATGTTAATTTAACACAAAATCATAGTATAAAGCGATTTTATTCTGAATGATGATAATTTATATTAATTTATCATGAAACAGTTTAAAATCGCTTTTAAAATTAATTAAATTATTTATATTAAATACCGTTCCATTTTTTAAAAAATGGGTTATAATTATATTAGATCAATATGTTAATTGATAGGAGGTTTATTATGAAAGAATTTGATGAAGATTTAGAAGCTATTAAAGAAGCTTCAAATAAATTAATGAATGGAGAAGAAATAGAAGAAGTATCTCCAGGTAGAAAACTATTAGAAGAAGATTATAAAAGAACTAAGAAATTTGTATCTAAGAAAAAGAAATTGGAACAAGAATTAGCTGCTTTTGAATTAATGAATCAAGATAATGAAGTATTACAAAAATATATGAAGTTATTAAAAGATTTAGATGACGCAAATAAAGGTATTGAAGAAGCTAAGAAAACATTATATGAAGAAATGCTAGATCAAGATGAAACTAAATATGAATGTGAAGAATATAAAGTTACATTAAAGAAACCTTATATTAAAAGAGAATTTAATTCTGAAGCTTTTTATGAAGATTATGCACCAAATTCTAGAATGTATAAGAAATATGTTAATGAAAAAGAAGTTAAAGGAAATGTTTCAATTAAGATATTAGATTAAAGGAGATGATTTATATGAGTGATGCTATATATACAATAACTTATTATAGAATTACTATGAAGACATATAATGATAAAAAACTTTATCTAAAGGCTAGTATAGGTGATAGTTGTGAATGGACTTTTAATTCACAAGATACTATTTGGTTTGAAACTGAAAAAGAAGCTCAAGATTTTGCAAGAAAGTATTTTAAAAAATTCAATAATTATACAATAGAAGCATTTAATGAATATATGTAAGGAGGTGACTATATTGAAAGAAAAATTACCTTATCTAACTGAAGAAGAAAAGAAAAGAGGAAAAATGTTAATAAGAGAAATGGACGATGCTATGAATGCTCTAAGAACTGAATTAAATGAAACACAGCATCCTTATAAGCATTATATTAAAGAAAAATTAAGAGTATTACAAACAGATGTACCTTGTTTAGCTTCTCTCTTAGAAGATGAAGAAGGAGATGATGAAAATGACGAAGAAATTTTATAAAGATAAACTAGATAAAAGAGGACAGAAGATTTATGATAAGTTTTCTAAGTTAAATTTATCAGAAGATGAACTTTGGGAGGCAGTCAGAATAGCTTGGGAAACAGAGATGATATCACTTGGATATAATATTAAGGAGGATGAATAATATGATTATCAGGTTTACGGTTAATGATAATGATTATAAAGAAGTAATAGAAAAATTTTTTAATAAAGGTTTATATTTAATGTTATGTTATGTTAAAAAAGGATTAACTGATTCTGAACATGATATGACATTATATGTAAGATATAGTACACTTATAGATAAATATTGTAAAATGATTCAAGATGGAAAAGTATTTATTATAAATGATGCTAATGATTTAGTCTTTATGTTAAAAGATGCCTTTAGTAAATATCTTGATGAAATTAATTTTGAAGCTAAAGATTATTTGAAAGAAAATCTTGATATTAGTATAGTTGATTCTGTAAAAGATAAATGGGAAAATGGTGAAGTTTTATATTTCTTTCCTATGCACGATAAATATATAATCATGTAAAATATTATTGAATTGATAATAATAGTGTTTAAGGAGAGATAGATATGAACAAATATGCAATATATACAGAGGGAAATGTATATCCTGTATTAGAAAAAGACGGTCAATATTATATTGGTATACCTAATACAGGACATTTTTCTGGTAATTGGAAGTTTTTAGGTGTTAGAGAAAGACTTAGAAATAGTAGAGTTATAATTAAACCTGAAGATGCTTTAAAAATAACTGATTGGCAATTTAAGAATGGAAGTCCTAGATATCAAGTTGTAGATTTAGATCATGGAACTGTAAGAACATGGGCTGGTACTGCTGCTAATCAACAATTAAGATCTTTTGATACTATCTCAGATAGTGGATTTAGTTTAGCTACTAAAACAGATAATGATGAAGAAATAACTCTAGAAGAAAGTAAGAAATATGCAGTTTATGCAACTTATGGAGGAGATGGAGTTTATAATTCTAAGTTAGTAGATACTGTAGATTCAGAAGAACAAGCTATCGATAGAGTAGCTGAATTACAAGCAACTGGAGTAGGAGCTTCATATGAAGAGGTTGAAGTTAAGAATGAATCAGAAGATCCAGCAAGATTTGGAACATATAAACCAGGGGATATAGTTCAAATAGAAGATACATATTCTCATAAATATTTTGGTAAATATAAAGTAATAAGAGAATTAACTGATGAAGAAAGAAATCCTATATATGGATCTGGTGTCATAGGATATGAATTAGAAACAATAGAACCTGAAAAGTTTGCAGGAGAAATAACTAGATCTAATAATTATAGAATGAAACCTTATAAAGAATTAAATGAAGAATGCTCTCAAGCTTCAGGGGTTGCTAGTGGTGCTAATGGAAAAATAGATAGTTTTCCAATAGATCCTAAAGAAATGGAAAAACAAAGATTAAAAGAGGATATAAATAATCCTTATTTTGTTATAGAAGATATAGGAGCAGCTTATTTGATGGCAGGACCTTTTAAAACAAAAGCTGAAGCTGAAAGAAAAAAGAAAGAACAAATTAAAGAATATAACTTAGAAGATGAAGCTGAAATAATTCATGTTTGGGATTGGAATACTATAAAAGAATTTGAAGATAATGCATATGACACTTATCAAGAATTTATAAATGCTGGAGATTCAGCTCCTTATTATAAAGAAGAAAAACTAGAAGAATCAAAAGAAGATGATATATTTAATGCTAGAGAAGAATTGATAGATTATTTAAATGAAAATACTAAATATGAATGGGATGCTAATGAAAGTTATGATAATTGTGCTATAACAGAATCAGAAACAGATTATATAGAAGTATTTGTAGATATAAAAGACGGAAATAAAATATATACAGTTGATAATTATAGCTATAATTCATTAGAAGAATTAGTTAAAAATATGCCTGTATTATTTACAGATGAAGATGAAAATTATGATTATGATGAAGGATGGGAAGATGAAGAAGAATATCAAGCTGATAAAGAATTAGATCAAAAGAAAACCAATAAATTTAATTCAGAAGGACCTGCTTCATTTGAGCATTTGAAAAATTTAGGTATATTTGATAAGAAAGAATCAAAAGATCTTACTGAAACTTTACAGGAAATGGCTTTATTAGAAGATTATGAAGATGATATAAGTCCTCAAAAAAAGAAATTTATAGAATTCTGTAAAGATAAAATAAAAGATTTAGGTGATATTGAAATATATGATGAAACATGGGAAGAAAATGTTCAATATCATAAGATAATGCACACAGAAGGAATCAGAGAATTTAATGATTTATATATAGTAGCTAATTTCGAAGAATCTGATGAAAATTTAAAAGCTATAAATAGTGAAAATAAAATGGTTATAGATACTCCGATGATAGATTGTAATGGATATGCAGCTACAATGCAATTTGATGAAATAGATCAAGAATATTATCATACATTGTTAGAATATTGGAATGATTTATATATGGATGAAATGATAGATGATGAAGAAGAATAAATATATAAATTAATTAAAATAAAGGTATTTTATAATACCTTTATTTTTTATATAAAAACCCCGTTCCATTTTTTAAAAACTATTATATAATAGCAGCATAGAAAAGGAGGGTTAAAATTATGCTAAGATATAGTTTAATGGATAAATCTCTTGGTCATGTTATGATAGAATTTGATCATTTATCTACACTTGCTTTATTAAAAGTAGATGTTAATTCTATAATATATGATCATAAAAAACATACTGAAGTTGGTTATATTATATATAAAGGAAATGATATTTCAGAAATAGTATTAGATAAAGGGGTAGAGATGGATGATAACGATAGAATTTGGAGCAGCAGAGAATCAAACGTTAGATTTGAACAGCTTATACATAAAAATGTATGGGAATGATTTTAAACAAAGTTTAGAAAGAATCAAAAACTTTTGGAATAGAAAATATTTACCAGATAGTAGAGAATGGGAAATTCCTTATTCTTGTTTTGATGAGATAAAGCAGCTTTTTTCTGATACAGAAATAAAATATCTCAATAATCCACCTAAAGCTAAATTTGTCACAGAATCAGATATAACAGAAGGAATGGACTTTAATGGATATAATTTATATGATTATCAGTTAGAAGGAGTTCAATATGGTTTAAATCATCATAATTTTCTTTTGCTTGATGAACAAGGTTTAGGTAAAACTTTGCAACTAATAACACTTGCTAGATATAAAAAAGAACATCAAGGACTTAAACATTGCCTAATAATATGTGGTATAAATTCATTAAAATGGAATTGGCAAAGAGAAGTAGAAAAATTTTGTAAAAATGAAAAAGCTATAGTATTGGGTACTAAAATAAATTCTAAAGGTAAAGTAGTTCCTATAACTGTAGAAGAAACTAAAGCTCAAATAGATAGTTGTCCTGAAGAGTTTTTCTGGATATTAAATATAGAGAGAATTAGATTAAATTCTGAAGATAAAAAAACTAAAAATGGTATAGTTCATCATCTTAATGCTCAAATAATGAAAAAGAATTTAGGAATGATAGCTATAGATGAAATTCATAAATCTAAAAATATGCAATCATCTCAGTCTGAAGGAATAATGGAATTAGATCCTTCTGCAAGTAAAGTAGGTATGACTGGTACTTTACTTGTTAATAATCCATATGATTTATATTGTCCTATGTCTTTTATAGGGTTAATAAATTATAATAAGTGGGTATTTGAAAGAAAATTTGTAATTAAAGATGAATATGGGCAAGTTTTAGGTTATCAAAATATGAATGAACTTCATGAAATTTTGTATAAAAGTTCTATAAGAAGAACAAAAGATTTATTAGACCTTCCAGATAAAATATATAAACAAGAATGGCTAGAATTAAATAAGGATGAACAAGATGTATTTGATCAAGTTATAGGTAAAAAAGATTTTAAATTAGATAAAATATTACCACCAGAAGAAACAGTAGCTATAATAACAAGAATGAGACAAGCGACAGTAGCCGCCGAATTATTAATAAGTAAGCATATAACAAGTACTAAATTCGAAAGATTAAATGATATACTTGAAGAAGCTAAAATGAATAATCAAAAAGTATTAGTATTTTGTCCATTTACTCAGGCTTTAGAATTAGGATTAGAATATTGTAAAGAATATAGGCCTAAATTAGTTAAAGGCGGAATGGGAACTAATGTTCAAAAAGTAGTAGATGAACATGAAAATACAAATGGATTTTCTGTATTATTCGCACAAGAAGCTACATTAGGAGTTGGTTATACTTTAGTTAATACAAGTATAGTTGTATTTTTAAGTCCTCCTTGGTCTAGAGCTACTTATGATCAATGTGTAGATAGAACTCATAGAATTGGTCAAAAACATACAGTTCAAATTATAGATTTACTTGCTAAAGATACTTATGATGAATTAGTATTCAAAAAGTTACACGGCAAAGGAGCTATGTCAGATGCTTTAATAGATGGAAAGGAAATAGATGCATTAAAACAATATTTTGCAGATATGAATATATCATTTAAAAGTAAATCATTAGAAGAAGAAAAAGAAAAGAATATTTTTACATTATTAGATGGCAATGTTTAGAGTAAAATATTATTAGAAATTTAGTAGGAGGTATGTTTAAAATGGACTTTTTAAATGAAGGTAAGACAGGTAAAGTTAAATTACAAGCTATTTTTGATGATATATACGAAGATTGTGATTCTGCTTTAGCTGACTATTTCTATAAAGGTCTAAAGTTTAAAATGGATGATGAAGGCTGCATTGATTTAGCTGATGCTGAAGTTCAATTATATATAAGAGATTATATAGAATCTCATGAATCAGATTATCAATATGACTTATTGAAAAGAGCTTTAGAACCTTATTATGACCATGCATATGATTTAGATGATGAAGATATGGAAGAGTCATATGAAGTATTAGAAGAAGATGAATATTTAGATGAAAATGCTACATTTGAAGAAATTATATATAGAATGGAATGTGCTGAAATATATGAAGATCTTTATAATGCAGCTATGTTAATTGTAGATCCTAAATTACAAAATATGGTTACGGAAGCAATTCAACAATGTGAAGATGATGGAGATGATGTCGAAGAAGCTTATTCTATAGTAACATCAGATTTATTAGATATGCATATAAATGATAAGAATGAAGAATTCTTAGATGAAAGTAAAGAGGTAAAAGTAGAAGGACAAGATACACATTCTATTTTATCTAGAGTATTTGCTCAATACCCAGATATAAGCGAGGAAGATGAAGACTATTTAAATGGATTAACTTATGATGAATTAGTTACAGAATTGAAAAATAGAGGATGGGATGATCTATTAGAAGAATCTAAAAAAGTAGTAGAAGATAAATTGGATTTATCAAATATGAAAAGTGATGTTTATAATGCTTTAGGAGATGTTGCCTTTAAGTATGATCCCTTATTTAAAGAAATGAATTGGGATACAGATACTTGTAAAAATGCTTTTGAAGATTCAATTGATTGGTTTATGGATAAATTCTTCGAAGAAAATGAAGAAGATTTAGATGAATCTAAAAAAGTAGAATCAGAAGAAAATCCTCAAGAATTTGAATATAGATTACTTTCAAGATTAAAATCTGATTGTGATTACTATTTAGGAAATGGTAATAGAGATGCTGAACATTGTCTTTGGGCTAAAAATGAACAAGGTCAAATAGATAAAATGAGAGAAATCTATAATAAATTAAAAGAAAAACCTGAATGGTTATCAGAAGAAGATATAAATAATTATGCAAAAGAAATGGGTGTTGTAGATTTACCATCAACAATGGATGGTGTTGTTGAAAAAGAAATTCAAGATATGATAGATAGAGCTGAAAAAAGATCTAAAGAAAATTTAGATGAAAGCAGAGATCATTTTAATAGAGAAGAATTAGTAGCTGTTAAAAACAGTATAGATACTGCTTTAGATGATTTACAAATATTATCTAATGGAACAACTGGTGCAATGGAAGATAAAGTATTGGTTAATGATTTAAGAAATGTCAGTCAATCTTTAGGAAGTTATTTAAATAGAGTATTTGAATCTAAAGAAGTGAAAAATGAGGCAAATGGTATTGCTCCTGATTTTAAAGTAGATTTTGAAGGAGATATGACAATTGATATGGGATATACTAATGAAGAAGGAGCTGAAAAAAGAGCAAAAGAATTATTAGGAGATGTAGCTAAAAGTTCTAATGTTAGAGACTTAAATGTTGATGTTAAAGATGTTAAAAGAATAGAAAGAGAAAATAAAGAACTTACTGAAGATGAAGAAAAATTTAGTGGAGTAGAATTTGAGAAAAATATACCTCATGTAATGAGATTTAAAGAATATAATAGAGTTAATGATAATGATTTATTTTGGGTAACACAACAATTTTTCAATGAAGATGATGTTAAAAACTTTGCAGAAGCTTTTAAAAATACTAATTTTGAAAAAGCATTTGTAACAGTTAGAGATTTAAGTACTTATAGTTTTGAAGCAGATTCTAAAGAAAATGTTTTTGTAGTAATAAATAAAGATGGAACTTATGATATGTCTGGTTATATAGCAGCTTGTGAAGAAGGTAACTATGATGATGATTTATATTCTAAAAAGGAAGAATTTCTAGATGCTAATATTAATGTAGATACTGGAGATATAAGTCCTAATCTAGATTTAGGAGGATTAGGAGCACTTGCTGGTTTAGTAGCATCAGAAGAAAAGAAAGACAGTGATAAGAAATTAACTGAAAATACAGTTGTATGGACATCTGAATATGAAGGAGATGAAGAAACAGCTGAAGAAGCTTATCAAGAATATTTAGATGAATTTGAACCTTCAGCAAAAACTCCTAAATCATTTGAGATGTGGTTAGAGGATACTAAAGAAGTTTGGTTTGAAGCAGAGGCTGAAAGATATAAAGAAGAAAATCCTGATAAAGATCCAGATAAATTAACTGATTTCGAACTAGATGAAATAAATGCAGAATTATATGATAGAGTAGAAAAAGAAATAGAAGCCAATATGGATGATTTAAAGGAACAATATGAAGAGTATTGTGAAGAAATTCAAAAAGAAATGACATCACCTTTAGATAAAGAAAGATGGTTAACAGGCTGGTATGAACAAGATGCTCAAGCTCAATGGGAAGTAAAAGATGAAGATTTCTCAAATAGTGTTTGGCCTATGATAGAAAGTCAATGTAAAGAAGATATATTAATTTTATTAGGATCTGTAGGCAGATGGGATGGTACTTCAGGTGGAGGAAAAATAATATATGCAGATGAGAAGAATTTAAGAGATACAATGGCTGATTATGATGAAATAAGAGTAGAAGCTGATGATAATAACCAAATCTCAATAAATTATATTCATCATGATGGAACTGACTCAATGTATTTATATACAATACCAGAAGATTTAACAGAACTTGCAAAAGCTATGGGATATGATGATCCTGACGAATTAGACACAGATATTCGTCAAGATTATGTTGATATGTCTGAACTTGCAAAACATATAGATAAATTAATCCCTATAGTATATAAAGGAGGTAATGTATAATGTCAAATGCTATATTATATCAAATGAAAGCTATAGATGAAAATCATGGAAAAATATTTCAAGGTCTGAAAGATGACCTTGAAATAGATCTAAATGATTACGAGAAAGTAGCAGAAATAGGTTTATCAGAATTCAAAAAAGTATTTAAAAATGATATAGATGGAATGTTAGAATCTATATTTTCATATGGAAATACTAATAAAGGATTTAGACAGAAGAATCCTAAAGCAAGATCAATATCTGTTTCTGATATAATAGAAATAGATGGAAAATATTATTATTGTGATACGTTTGGGTTCAAGGATGTATCAGATAGAGTGAAAGTTAAAGCAGAAGAATCAGTTGAAAATTATATGGATAAATTATCTGTTTCATACATGGCAAAAATATTTAATCAAATGAGACAAAATGGTTGGGATGGAAAGAAAGATACAGCTGATCAATATTTTGATGATATAATGAGAAAAATAGATCCTGATTTTGAAAAGAATAATCCGGAAGCTCATGAACAAGAGCAAGCTCAAGATAATTCAGAGCCTTTAAGAGAAGATGCTGAAGAAGATTTAGGAGATAATTCTGATCCAGATCATATCTTTACAAATGAAGATGGATCTGAAAAAACTATCGTAGATTATTTACAAGATAGAATAGATCAAACAATGTCAGTAGGAGAATTAAATACAATTCTTCAATCATTATTTGGAAAATTCAATACAGTATTTTTAACTTATGATGAATTTTATAATCAAGATCCAGATGAATTACAAGAATTGGTTGTATGGGACGACGATGATATGTACACTATAAATTATGAAATAAAAGATGTTTTAGAACCTATGATCGCTATAACAGATGTAAATATCGAATAAAGGAGGTTTAATTAATGAGACAGGTTATTAATGCTAAACCTAAAGAAAGATTATTATTAAATGATATAGAGACTAAAATTAAGCAAGCTAGAAATAGTAGTGATTATATATTAATTAATTTTGGAAGAAAAGGTGAATTTATTAAAATAGCTTTTTGTAAAGATCAAACTTATTGTATTGGTTATAATTTTATAAATGTTGAATTTATGGTTAAAACAAATGTTATGTTAAAAATGTATCCTAAAGTAGTAAATCAAAAATTAGCTTTATATCTATTTGATTGGGTAAACAGATTAAATCGTTAATATATAAATTAAAAGGGAAGTAGTTATTATAAACATAACTACTTCTATTTTTATCGTAAAATATTAATAGTAATACAAATAAGAAAGGTGAAATAACTATGGAAGAAAATGAAATTTTAAATTTAGTTATAAGTCGTATGACAGAAGAAGGTATGTGGTTTACAACAAAAAATGATCCAACATTCGCAGAAGCTCCAAGTTATTATGAATTAGATGAATTTGGAGATCCAACTGAAAAAACAATATCTAAGATAGCTAAAGAAGTAGAAGATAAAATAGGAGATGGAGCAATAGAGTTAGATGATGCTATTGAAATCTGGATGGGAGAACAACAAGCTAATTATAAAATAGCATATGTTGATAATCTTGTAACTGAATTTGAACCAAAACCTGTTATAGATCAAATAGAAGCTTATGATGAGCCAGCTGAAATGCCTTTAACAGAAGCAAAAATACCAGGTATGTTAACAGATATTCCTGATGAGTTATTAAAACCATCAGAAGTTAAACCATGGACTGAAGAAAATTGGCAAGAATTCTATTATAGAATGAATAAAACTGTTAGAGATGTTTACAAAATAGATGGTGATGATAGCGATTATATTAAGAATCAAGCTAAAAGGTTTGGTATTGAAATAGATTTAAATAAGAAAAATTTAAAAGATATAGCTGATAAAATAGCTACTGCATATGCTGATGAAAAAGAAAAAAGATATAAAGAAGTTAATAATCTAACTGAATCTTTAATTATTAAAAATAGATTAAAAGAAGAAAATACAAAAAGTTTAAATACTATTGGTGATAAATTAAGTTCTCCAGATTTTGATGCAGATTCAGAAGATGGACAAATAACTTTAAGAACATCTCAATTATTTAATGAATTATCAGATGAAGGTATGGAAGTACAAGTATCATTTGATAATGGAGAAAGTCAATCAACTATAGCAGTACCTCAAGGAGGTCAAATTAATATAACTATAAGAAGTTCATCAGAACCTCTAAAAGCTTTTATATCAGGTCAAGTTCAAATAGATGGAGACTTAGTTAAAACAATAACATCTATTAATGATATAATTGCTGGAATATAATTTAGAAAGGAGTTTTAAAATGGAAAAAGAAAAAATGAATTTACAAGAAGCTACATTAAAAGCTCTTTACGATGAACTAGATGATAGTAAAGATGTAAATGATGTAGAAGGAATAGTAGATAACATATTAGTAGTTACAGATCCTAAAGTAAATAGTGAAGAATATGAAGAAGTTATTGAAAGAGCTCAAGAAATTGTTGAAGATACTCCAGAAGGTGAAATTCCTTTCGATGAAGAATGGGAAGGTCAATATCTTCAAACATGTCCTATTTGTGGAGCTACTTTTGTTACAGATGAAATATTAGAACCAGGAGCTATATGTCCTGTTTGTACTCAAGTACCGGAAGCTTTTGTAATGGTAGGTAGAGTAGAAACTGATGAAACTGTAGCTGAAGAAAATGGAATAAATCAAGAAACAGAAGAAGAGGAAGAAGGAACAGAATTTGCTCCTGAAACTTTTGAAGATGCAAAAGAAGAGAAAGAAGATGAAGAAGAAAAAGTAGAAGCATCTGAGGAAGTTAAATCAGCTGATAATAAATTAGAGGAAACAAAAGCATTAAATGAAGATGTAGATATATTAGAAGAAGATAAATTAAATTTTAAAAAATATGGTATAGAAAGATTTCCTGAAGAAGATTTTTCAGATGATGGAAATCATTTTAGAGGTTATATATGTAATGGAGTTCCTATTTCATATTTAAAAGATGATGGTCAGGTTTATTTATCTATAAGAGTTGATTATTTAGAAGGATTAACTTATAATGAATACAGTAAATTACCTTCATATAAAGATTGTGATAAATATAATGGAGTTAGTGATAGTCAAGTAGATTTGGCTGATGTAGCTGAAATCTGTAAAAGAATTAAAGCTGAATATGAAGAAGCTTTAAAGGATGTTAAAGAAGTATCTGATGATGATTATAAAGCATATGTAGATAAGTATTATGAAAAAGCTAAAAGAGAATTTGAAGAAGCTAAAAACGAACTTAAAGTTTTAGGACCTGAAGATTTATTAAATGCTTCTGAATGGGATTTAAAAGATTTAAAATCATATTTACAAAGAGTTAAAGATGAAATTGAATATAAAAATTGGGATAAAAAATCTAAAGATTCTCAAATAACTAGAAGATATAATTTAGATAATGATTCTAAAGAACAGTATGAAAGAGTAAGTTGGTATCTTCAACAAATTAAAGAAATAGTTAAAAAGATAACTTCAAAAAGAACAGAGTCATTAGAAGAAAATAAAGAACAGGATATTAAAGATATACTAGAAATAATAAATGAAGATAAAGAAGAACATACTCAAAGTTATTTAGATTTATTAGAACAATTAAATGAATTAATAGCAATGGATGCTACAGATAAAGAATTTGATGATTTTCTAAATGAGGCATCTTTTAATGAAGAAATAACTAATAATGAATTCTTAGCTCTACAAAAAAGAGCTCAACAAACAAGAATGATAGAGACTAAATTGGATGAAGCAGAAATAAAAGCAGATTATAATGATTTAAAAGCTTTAAGAACAGCATCAGAAGCTTTACAAGATTTATGGGATACTATAGAAGGTGGAGAATCAGAATTTTTAGGAACTTATAAAAGTGATATAGCTACTGCATCAGATACAATAGATAATATATTAAAAGCTGCTGAATTATCTAATAAAGAAGAATCAAAATTAGAAGAATCAGAAGATGATAAAATAAAAGCATTTGAAGATGAACTTGAAAAAGTAGGAATAACTACTACAAATAAATTATATTTTGTAACAGGAACTCCTGAAAGTTGTCATACCGTTGAAGAAGCAGATGAGTATTATGAAATACTTCCTAAATGGGATAGCACAAACTATTGGAGAGATAGAGGGGATATAACTCAAGAACAATTTGAGTTAATAGATAAAAACAGAGATTTAGCAAAAGCTATATTAAAAAGATCAGCTGATATGGTAAACAGCTATGGTCCTTTAGATTAATTTAATTGTCTCCAAAAAATATTAAATAAATATACAAGAAATAGATGTTATATTATATATAACATCTATTTTTTATTGGTAAATCTCGTTCCAGTTTTTAAAATATGTGTTATAATATTGAATGTAAAGGAGAATCAGAGATGATTGTAGTTAATCCTAAAATAGAAGTTGAAAACTATGATGGAAAAAAGATTATGAAAAGATTAGAAAGAGCTTGCAGAACTTGTTATAGATCAGAGAATACTATAACAGATACAAGTTATAGTAATCTTTTAAAAAATTGTATTAATAGAGGACATGAAAGTATTTTAGAACATGAAAAAATATCTGTAAGAATGCTTTGTGATATAGGAGTATATAAAGACTTAACAAGACATAGAATAGCTTCTTTCTCTATTGAAAGTACAAGATATTGTAATTATGGTAGAGATAAATTTGATAATCAAATTAAATTTATTAAACCAGTAAATATTAAAGAAGATACAGCTGAATATGAATTCTGGAAAAATTGTATGGAGGATATTGAAGAATCTTATTTAGAGATGAGTAAGATTGGTTGTACTCCAGATCAATTAAGAATGTTATTACCTCATAGTACAGCAGCAGAGGTGAATATGACTTGTAATATAAGAGAATGGAAACATGTATTAAGTTTAAGATGTACAAAACATGCTCATCCTGCAATAAATCAATTATTAATACCACTACTTTTAAAGTTTAAAGAAGACATGCCAGAGATATTCGGAAATATAGAATATAATACAGAAATGGATCCTGAAGATTTTGCTGAAATAACTATAATGGAAGATTGATAACAAGAATAGGAGTATATAATGGGAAGTTTGATTAATAGAAATGAATTAAGAAGATTAGAAAAAGCAGCTAGAGATAAAGATAAATCAAAATTAGTAGACTGGATTAGATCTTTTGAAAATCAAATTGACACAAATTTTAGAAGAGACTATGCCATAGCTTTTGAAGAAGAACTTAATCATAGTTTACAAAATATTTTAACAGCAGTAGTATATGCTTTATATTTTAGTGAAGAAAATTTTATAGATAAAGAAAATATAGCTGACTTTATGGCTGATTTATTTGTTTCTTTAGATATGTTTAGAACAGGTGAATATACTCCTAAAGATTATATAGATCAACTTGAAGAAGAACGTGTACATATTGATGAATATGATAGTGATATGATTTATAAAAAATACTTAAACATTTTTGATACTGATTTGGTAAACTATTTGAAACACAAACCTAGAAAAATAATAACACTTGTTGGAGCTAAAAAATTTAATGATGATATAAACCAGAAATATACAGATTTATGTTTACAAGGAAATATGGTTTTTTCTTCATCATTAAAGAATCCTGAATTATTTGAAGAAGAGCAAGTATTATTAAATCAGTTAATAGAAGACGAAATACTAATTTCTGATATCTTATTCGTTTATAATAAAGACAAATACATTGGAAAAACTACTCAATTATACATAGATTATGCTAAAAAGCATAATAAAGAGATAGAATATCTGGAAAATATATAGTTATTTCGTGCATATTTAAGTTTTAACAGAGTTTTAGGTAAAAACTGAATAATTATGTATCTTCTTGAGAAAAGGAGATTAAAAATGAATCTAAATTTAGATATTAAAATTATAGGAAAAGAAAGACCTGGTAATAGAACTGATAGAGGGAGTAATAAAGTTTATTTTACATTAAATGGAGAAGAATTATCTATTGATATAGTATATTTAGAAAATTTGCAAGCTAATGTATTTATAGAATGTCCTACATATGAAAATGTAGAAAGATATTGTAAAAGAAATAATATAGATTTTGAATTGTTTAAATCTTTATTTTTATTCATGTTATATAAATATAGTAGAGGTATTGGTTTAAAGGTAGTTCAAGATCCTAGGAAGGAATAACAATGAAAAAGATACCTAGTTTATTTATAAGGGAGTTTGAAAATCATAATGTTAAAGCTATAACATCTCAAATAACTCCTGGTTGTGAATGGGTAATAAACGGAGAAGGTTTAGCTACAGAAAAATATGATGGTACTTGTTGTTTGATACAAAATAACAAATTATATAAAAGATATGATGCAAAACAAGGTAAACAGCCTCCTGAAGGAGCCATACCTTGTCAGCCTGAGCCAGATCCAATAACAACTCATTGGCCTCATTGGGTAGAAGTTAAAGAAGATAAATCTGATGATAAATGGTTTATAGAAGCTTGGAATAGATTAGACAAAGAGTATTTAGAAGATGGAACATATGAATTATGTGGACCTCATTTTCAAACAAATCCTTATAATTTAGAATCTGATACTTTCTTTAAACATGGTAATAAGATATTAGATAATGTTCCTAGAACTTTTGAAGGAATAAAAGATTATTTAAATACTCATTATATAGAAGGTATTGTATTTCATAGAGAAAATGGTGATATGTGTAAAATTAAAAGAACTGATTTTGGATTTATATGGAATAATAAAAGGAGTAAAAGATAATGAAAATAATAGATGTATTATATGATTCTCATCATATACAAGGATGTCCTACTTGTGATTATGGTAGTACTTATTTATCTGATTTTACATTAGTATATGAGGATGAACATGAAGTAAATTTTAGAATAGAAGGTGTTAATGGTAGTTTATTATCAGAAGGAAAACTAATGACAATACTTGCTAATACATCTAATGAACAAGAGATAAAAGAAGCTATAATACAGAACTGTAAAGATATTATAAAAAATAGCAGTATTCATTATTATAGTGGAAAGTTATATATAAATAATGAGGAGGTAAATTTAGATGAGTAAGATATTTTACACATCTGATTTACACTTTGGACATAGTAATATTATAAAATATGAAAATAGACCTTGGAAAACTATTGAAGAAATGACACAAGGCTTAATAGATCGATGGAATGAAAGAATAGGAATTAATGATACTGTTTATATTTTAGGAGATTTTGCTTGGAAAGGTAGTAAAGCTTCTATAGATAATATAAATGATATTGTTAAATCTTTGAATGGTAAAAAACATTTAATAATTGGAAATCATGATGAAGGATGGATAAATAGTATTGATTTAAAGGAAAGATTGTGGGAAGAAATAACTTATTATAAAAGAATTGAAGATCAAGGTAAATGTGTTATTCTATCTCATTATCCTATCGAAGATTGGGATAGACAACATTATGGATCTATACATATTCATGGCCACTTACATAATAATCCTAATAAAATAGATCAACCTAATAGATATAATTGTGGATGTGATTTATGGGATTGGTATCCTATAACTTTAAAAGAAATGATAGATAGATTTGGATATGAAGAAATAAAGGAGAACAGATATGGCTTGGTTTAATGATTGTTTAATTATTAATGATAATACTAAATTAAAGGCATATGGTGAACATAATGGGAAATCATATTTAGCTTATTTTAATGATATTCCAAAAGATGTAATGTATTTTAAATTTGCATCTAAATGGAGATTAGAAGAATTTCTATATACTCATGGTATAGAAAAATTTGATTATAAATCTTCTAATGGAAATATTATAACTAAAGTTTGGGAATATATACCTAAAGAATTAGAAGAGTGGAAAGAAGATAATTTTAGAACTGCAAAGGAAAAGAAACAAGGATATCCTGATAAATATAGTTGGGATGACTGGAGATGCGGTCATTATATAAAGGAGAAATGAATATGACTAGAGAAGAGAAAGAGTTATGGCAAAAGAAAGAACATGATGAATATGAGTATTTAGATTCTATAGATATTAAAAAATATCTGAAAAATAATGCAAATGTTTGGGACTGTATGGATAGAATTCGCAAAGATCATAATAAATTATATTGTGAAAAGTATAATGATGATTTTGGATTATTTAATTATACAGGTACTGATGATTTTTTAGATTATATTGTTAAAAGATATCCTCATACAATAAGTTATAATGAATCTATTCAATATTATATATGTAATTTGGAGGATGAATAAAAATGATAATAGCTCCAGCAATAAGAACTAAAGAAGGTAAAGTATATGCTAGTAGAAATTCACATAGCGAATTAATAATATTATATCCAAATGATTTTAAATATGCTGAACAAGGATTTATAACAGATGATTTAAGATTTGTTAATAGAGAAGAAGCATTAATAATAGCTAAAAAAGAAAATCCAAATTTAAATAAGTTAGTAGATAATAATGAATTGTATTCAGAAGATCTATGGTTAGGAGATAGAAAATGAGTGATAGTTGGTTAGATGAAATAGTAAAATGTCCTTGGTGTAAAAATGATGTAAGAGAAGGAGATAGAATTTGGCTTGACGGAGAAGCATTATGTCCAGATTGTTATCAACACAAAAGAAGAAAATATTATGGAGATTCTGGAATATATAATGATAAATATGAAAAAAGAAAAGTAAAGGAAGAAGATTATGAATAAAGAATGGACAGGAAAATATTGGAATACTAGATTTATTGAATATAAAGAAACTTGGTATTCAAAGAAAGATTATGAAGAATATTTTGTTAAACATTTTGCTTTACATGAAGTACATTATGATGAAATGGATAATCCTGTTGCATGGACTTCAGAACCTGTAGATATGAGATTTCAAGATTATGATGATATTAAAGTTACTATGAAACATATGAAAGATGCTTTAAAAAGAACTGTATTAAAAATAAAGGATAATAAACTGATAGATACTGGAAAATTAGTTAAAGATTATAGAGAAAAAGATTTAACTAATTATGATGTTGATAAAGAACTTAGTAAATATCCTGATGAAACTTTAGAAGATATTATAAAAAAGGAGTCTGAAGAAAATGTTTTTGAGGAAGGAAACGAGGAAAGTTAAAACTGGTCAATATAGATTAGTTCAATTTTGTAATGACTGTGGATCTGAGAATATAAGACTTGTATGTAATAAATGTGGATCTCATAATATAAAACATCCTGCTTTTAATGATTTATTATCAGATGATAAAAGAGGTATGCATGAAATAGAAGAAGAGAAAACTTTTATAGTATGCAAATGTGATATATGTGGAAAAGAATATGATAATAGAGACTGGAATCAATATATTTATTATTATGAAGGGGAATTCGGAGCAGGTAGACCTGATTCTGATTGGTATGTTCAAAATGAATTTGAATTAGGTAAAGATTTATGTAATGAATGTATGGCTAAATTTACTGCTCATTTAAATAAAAAATTAGATGAAATCACTTGTAAAGACTTTGTTTTCAAGGAGTTGAAAGATTTAAAAAATATTTTATAAACCCCGTTCCATCTTTTAAAATATATAGTATAATATATTTAAGAAAGTATGTAGAAAGGAAGAAAAATACTATGGAAAAAATCGTTAAGGAACTAATGAAAAATTTAATAGGAGGTATAATAGGAACATTACTAATATTAGGATTTTTCTATATATTAGGGATAATAGAACAATTTATAGAAAATCATTTTTGGTTAATGATACCTTTATCAATCATAGTAATAATTATGATATTAAAAGAAGTAAGTAATTGTGATTAAGGCCTATAAAAATATTATAGGAGAGGAAGTGAGAAAAATGAAAAAGACATGGGATAGAGGAAAGAAAAGACTAACACCAGCTGAGAAAATAGAAGCTCAAAACTGGCAAAGAACAAGAGTTAAAATAATTAATATGATAGCTAGAAAACCTGAAATTCAAAAAATATGTTGTATATGTGGTAAAGAAGGTAAAACATTACATAATAGAAAAGATCCATATTATATTACATTTATTTGTGATGAATGTAAAAAAGATCCTAATAATTTGATCATTGCTGAAGAATCAAGATTTGATGTTAGAGATAGAATAGATAAAGCTGGTACAAGTGTTAATAACTATAATGATGAGCAAATAATTAGAATAATTACTAGTTATATGAACTCAATAATGACACTTGGAGAATTTTGTGAACAAGAAAATATATCAAGATATCAATTTAATCAGGTATTAGATAGATATCAAAAACTCTGCCCATCTCATAATATAAAACAACTAACACACAACCATTTTAGAAGAATACAAAAAGAAAGAGCAAAACAACTTGCTGATCAAAAGAAATTAATGGAATAATATATGAAACAGGTAAAATAATAATAGAATAGAAAAATAAAATCTAATAAATGAAGGAGAAATATATTATGAAGAGTAAAGAAGAGTTAGAAAAAGAACCAATGCCATATGATAATGAAACTCCTAAGAAATGTCCTAAATGTGGTAATTGGTTTTTAAGTTATCCTGCTTTATCTAGAAGAGATAACAAAACATATATATGTCCTGATTGTGGTGTAAAAGAAGCTATGGAAGATTATATGTCTTCTATAAAGAAAGAAGGATTAGAAGAAGCTACAGCAAAAGCCTTACTTGAAGATCCTGAAAATGAAGCTTTAACAAAACCTTTAACAGAAGGAGTTGATTGGAGCTATTATGATAAATTTGAAGACTTAGTAAATAAATATATGCCAGATCAAGGAGAAGGTGAAACATTTGCATCTCAAATAGTTACTGCTGTAAATAAATTAATTTATAAATGGTATAATGATGGTGATGTGTTTGATAATGTAAATTCAGGATTAAATGGATGGGCTAATGATTTATCATCTTATGCTAATTGGTTATATAAATATGCACCAGGAGATGTTCCTCAAATATTAAAACGTATATATGATATAACAGAAGAAGATGACTATGAAGTATTATTAAGAGAATTAGCTGATTATTGTTTAAATGAAAATTTCTTAGATTCTTTGGAAAAATCAAAACAAGGTAGTATATATGATTGTGAAGGCCCTTTTGAATTTAATGAACATTGGGATGATGAAGACGAAGATGAATATTATAATGAAGATGACAATTTTGATGAAGATGAGGAAGAAGATTTAGATGAATCTAAAAAATTAAATGAAGGTGTAAATAATCTTACTATAAGAACAGGATTAACTGATAGAAATGCTTATGATGTACTAAGTTCAGTTGAAGGTCAGTTATCTGATGGTATATGGGAAAATAGTCCTGGAATGGATAGATTTTGGCAACATATGTCTGTAGATTATGAAGGTAGTGAAGTTGTTGCTAAGTTTGATACTAATGATTATTCTTCAGGATTTAGAGGCAAAGATGAATTACAAATTAAAAAATGGTTAGCTAATAAAGTTAAACAAATAGTAAAAGAAGAAGGTTTAGACTGGAAAAGAGATAATACTGAAAGAGTATCTTATATGCATGGTAGTGTAACAGTTCAAGATGCATATAGAGTATATGATAAATTATTAGGAAGAAAGGATTATATTCCTGATCCTAATAAGAAAGAAGAAGCTAAAGAAGTAGAGACAAAGAAATTAAATAAAGAAGAATTATTAAATAAGTTAGAAGATTATGTATTAAATCAATATACAGTATTTAATGAAGATCTTTATGAATTCTTTAATGATATACAATTAAATGATAAAGATAATAATAAAAGATCAATATTTATATATTTTGATAATGATCAGGGAAAATTTTCTGTTACTGTAGGAGCAGCTGGAGCTAGAACTTTTGTAGATACTGTAGATGAAATAGCTCAATTTATAAATGCTGAAATAGCTAAAGTAAATGCTCAAGATGAAGAAGTAAAAAAATTAGCAACTGAAGGTAAAAAATATCCAAATAGAATAAAAACTTCTGATGGATATATATTAACTAAAGTAGATGATGGAACTTATGAGAATTCATTTATACCTACATATATAAATGAGGCAGGAAGTGAAGTTTTAGTTCCTGATATAGAAAAATATGAAATAATAGAAGAATCTGATGAAATAAAAACAGATTTAGGTACTGAACCTGGGTCAGATGAAGAAGCTAAAATAGATGAAATAGAAGGAAGAAATTTCAAAGATGAATTTAATGCTTTATCAAAAGAAGAACAAGATAAATATAAAGAATTAATTCCAGTTAATCAAGCAGGTTTATCAGGAGATAAAGCAAAAGCTTTAGCAGAACAATATGGTTTAGATGCAGGAATATTATATTGGGTGGCTAATATAGGAAAATTTGATTTAAATGAATCTAGTGATTTAGATAAAGACCATGATGCATATTTAAAAAGAATGGATAAACAATATAAAACATTTTGTAGAAACCTAGAATTAGATGAAAAAGATCCAGATGATGCTCTATCAGCTTTAGATGAATTAGAAGGTCAATTTGGAGATGAAAATGGAGAATATCAAGAATTAAGAGAATTTATATATAATGAGTTATTAGAATCAAAAGAGATAAAAACAGAAGGAACAAAACAAAAAAGAATATCTCATTATAATGAATTTGATAATGGTCATGTATTACATACTTGGTATGAAATGTCTAATGAAGAAGCTGAAGAAAAAGCAAAACAAGCTTCTATAGAAAATCCAAATGATGTATATTATGTTCAATATGATGATATTATGAATCCTTCTTCTGAATTGAGATGGTTTAGAGGTAAACAATATACTATTGATACAATAGATAAAGAAGGTAGTGAATATTTTGAATATAGAAATTCAAAGAAGCTTAAAGACGATAATGATTAATAAAATTTATAAAAATTGCGATATTTAAAATAAGTAAAATATTAGTAGGATAAGTGATATCCTACTAATTTTTTATTTTATAAGGAGAGAAAAATATGGCAGTGATAACTCCACAAATAAATAGAATATATAGAATGAACGAATTTGATTTATTAACTACCAATAAAAAACAAGGCAATATGTATATGTGCTTAGATACACAAAGATTATATTATGATGAATCAAATAGTAGAAGAGTAACTTATAGTTATACCGGAGTTAATACTTTAAATGATTTATTCTATTATATGACACCTGCTTATGGAACAACTTATTATTGCTGGGAAGATAACTCATTATGGCTATGGAATAATAAATGGGTTTCTTTATATACAGATACGAGTTATCCAAGTGCATATGTATATGATGACAATAGAAATATAACTGATGTATATAATGGAAATCAACCATATACTGTTTTAGATAATAATGGTTTATTAAAAGATGGATCTGTTGTTATTCGTGATAAAAATCGTATTATCAAAGGTAAGATTTATATAGAAGAATCTAATGATAATATGGTAATATCTTCTTTTTTAGGAGGAGGTATTAGATTATTACCAAATGGTAAAATGAGTTCTAATGATGAATTATTATTAGGTGATAATGGTAAATCATATTTAAGATCAGAATTTCATAATAAAAATAATCAAATGTTTGTTGATTATTCCGAAATACCAGAGGAAGATCCTTCTGAGTATCCTAAAGATGATCATATATATGAAGTATTTCATGAAGGAAACTTAGATGTATCTGCTATAAAAGTTATAACTCCGCAGGATATATATTCTAAACTACAAGATCCATCATTACCAAGTCCTTTAGATATTAATGTTAAAAGAATTAATGGTATGACATTAGATGATATATCTCTTGTAGGTCATAGTCATGTAGCTAATGATATTATAGATTTTAACTCAGCTGCTAGAGATCAAGCATTGGTTCAAGTAAATGATGTATTCTCAAGAATGACAGCTGAAGGTATAACTGTAAATTATAATTCACAATCAAGATCATTTAGAATGACTGCAAATCCGTTTACATTAACTTTTGCTGGAGGGGCTTCAGGAAGTGCTCTTGTTAATAAATTAACTGATACTACAGTTAATTTAGAAATAGATGGTTCAAAACATCATCATACAGATTATGAAGCTACTATGGTTGATTTACAAGATCAAATAGATGCTATTTCAACTGTAGATCCTGAAAATTATTATAATAAAAATCAGGTAGATAATAAAATAGCTTCTGTAGCATCTACTGATATTCCTACAGCAGGAAAACCTTTAAAAGTAAATAATGATCTAATATTACCAGGAACATCAGCTTCTACAAATGCTTTAGCAAATGCAATTAGTATTAGTTTAACTGGAGATATAACAGGATCAGTTAGTACAGATTTAAGTGGAAATGTTTCTATAAATACTTCTGCAAATAATATATTAAGTCAAATACCTACTGAAGGAAAAGCCTTAGCTGTTAATGCAAATGGTGATTTACCAGGTAACGCTCAAACATCTTCAGCTTTAGATCATCCTATAAGATTAATAGTAACAGGAGAAGCTAGTGGTATTGTAGATATAGATACTTCTGCAACTCAAGCAAGTATTAATTTAACATTAGATCCTGGAAGTAATATTGTTCAAAGTTCTGATTTAGGTGTAACCGTAGCTACTTTAGGTCAAGATGGTAAATTAACACCTTCTCAATTACCTGCTTCTCAAACAGGATTAGTACCTAAAGGTAATTGGAATCCTCAAACAGGAGCTCCAAGTAACAATCCTATGGAAGGTCAGTTCTGGATAGCTGATACAGAAGCTACATTTAATAATAAATTGTTCCAAGTAGGAGATTGGTGTTTATATTATGATAGTACTTGGAATAAAATTGATACTAATGATAATGTATTAAGTGTTAATGGAAATACAGGAGCTGTAACATTACAAGCTTCTGATGTAGGAGCTTTAGATACAAATTATATTAATTATACAATAGGTAATACAATACCTCAAAATAAGATAGTTGTTACATCTGGAAATGGTATAATAGAAGGAGCCTCAGTATCTAATCTAACATCTGCTTTCTCTATTAATTCTGATAATGGTGGAGATGTCGAGATATTAGGAACAAGTTCAGCTGTATCATCAGATGGTTCTTCAAATTTTGGATTAAAATTAGGAATAACTCAAACTGGTTATGATAATATATTTAACAATATAGGCCATGATGTTTATGCATTTGGATCTTTAGTTCCATATAGACATATATTAGATTTCGGTGAAGGTATAACTGTTACTAATACAAATGATAGAATAAGAATAACAGCTAATACAAATTTACCATATGAAGTTTTAAGATATAGTAATAATATGAGTTCTGATGAATTAACTGATTTTATTAATTTATTAAATTCATTTATACCTAATAGAAATACTAAACCAATTTATATATTTGCAGAAAATAATACAGATAATAAATTTAATATATTCTGTATAAACTCAACTTTACCTAATCCTACCGCTCAAAGTTTAACATGGCGAGTTTTAGGATTACATGAACATTGGAATGTAATTAATCAAAACCAACCTGCAAGTACACTTAATATGATTAAATATTACTTTACTATTACATTTAGAAGTGAGGGTAGTACCTTTGTTGTAGATAATGTATCAAGTAGTTACTCAACATCATCTGAAGGATCTTTCTTGAAAGCAGATTCATATACAACTGGTTCATATAATCCAACTCAAGATTATCATCCAGCTACTAAAAAATATGTAGATGATAGAGCTATATCATCATACACTACTACTTTAGGAGATAATATAAGTACTACATTTACTGTAACTCATAATTTAAATTCTTCTAATATAATAGTTCAGTTTAGAAATTCTACTACTGGAGAACAATTATATATAGATAATAGTATTATTGATAATAATACTATTAGAGTTAATACATCGGTTGTTTATGATATTAATGATTTACAAGTATTCATACTAAAAATATAAATAGAGAGGAGAAAAAATGGCTGATCTATTTTCTAGCAAATCATGGCACTGGCGTCCTACTATGTATCTATCATGTAGCTATTCTGCTACTAGAGCTAGTGATAAAACTCCTTATGTGCATTATAAATTTGATTTTTATAATAGTCTGGGTTCAGGAGCTTATTATGGTTCTTCTAATGCTTTAGGTATTAAAGTAACAGTAGATAATGCTTCAACTATCGGTTACCTTGTTGGTGGTAACTATAGTGATACTAGTGGATCAATTGAATTTGATAGATATAATGATAATTCTTCAGGAGCTAGTGGTGTTACTATAGATATATGGTGTCATCAAGGAACATATGCAAATCCTACAGGTGAATCTAATAATTGTACAGCTGGATCGGGTTCTAGAGCTACTGATATTGGTAATAGAACTAGTTGTCCATATCATGGAACTTGGTCAGATACAGTATATTATCCTGCATATAATCCATATACTCCTTCTTCTATATGGTTAAATCCTGATGATTATACAAGAATAGCAAAAGTACAATCTACTTCTACAACTGGATCTGGAAAACAATGGGGAGTGCATTATAGTTATAATTCGGGTTCAAATTCAAATTGTCCTATAACATTAGCTATTCATGATTATAATGCTACACAATGGGGAGTTAGATGGGAACCTGTATTAAGAAGAGTTACAGGATCTTCATCAGGAGTTTGGGATTATTATGATTTAGGAATAGATAAAGGTTTTTCTGATGGTCAAAGATATAGAATTACTTTAGTATCTAATGGTCGGAGAAGCTCTATCTCCTAGTTCTTGGGATCCTAGACAAGGATTGGTTATTTATACATATAGAATTCCAACTTTAAATAATTCTATTACGGCTACTAGAACTTCACAAAATGCTAATCAAGATAATAAATTTATAATATCTGGTACTAATAATAGAGCATGGTCAGCTTATGAAAATGATTTTGTAACAAGATATAGAATAAAGAGAGGTTCTGCAGATTATACTGGTTGGACCTCATTAGGAAATATAACTTCTTGGTCAAGAACTGCTGCAGAAATGAGAACTTTAGTTCCAAAAGCTAATGATGGTCAAAGTATAATTTTACAAATGGAGAGATGGAGTACAAAACTTAATACAAGTACAACCATTTATGAATCTACAAATAAACCTACTATTACATTTACTGTTTATTATAGACCTAGAATTGGTATAGTTAATAATAACGTTTCATATAAGGACAGTTCAGGAAATAATATACCTAAATCTAAAGTAATAGCTAAATCAAAACTAACTGATGTTACAGTTTCATGGTCTTATGATACTACACAAGCTCAAGCTGGATATACTCAAGGATATAGAATAAGATTATATAATAATGCAGGAACTGTGGTTAAAACATATTACACATCAAACAAGAATTATGTTATTCCAAAGAATGATATACCTGCAAATGGTTTATTAACTTATATAGATATTACACCATATTTTAAAAATGATACAGAAACTCAAGCTAATTTCTGGTATTATAATGGTACAATAGAAAAAATACCTTTTATTATTGTTATGAATAGATTAAATAAACCTGTTATAACATATCCTATCAATAATAGCAATTGGATAAATGATGATTTTAGAATTTGTTTTCAACTTCCTACTGATCCTGATAAAGATTCTGTAACAGGAACTTATAAATATGATAATATAGAATTTGATATAAATGGAAAAGTTTATAAATTTGCAAATACAGATGGTACAAGTTCGGGAGCTACACTGATAAGTCAAAATTATACATTTTCATCTTTAGTAAATGATTTAACATATCAAAAGAAAATTATAATATGGCCAAATGCTAATAATATAACCAAAACATCTACTTATATAATGAGAGTAAGAGTTAAAAAGCCTTATAATGCTACAGCCGATACAGAATATGGATGGAGTGAATGGTCAGATAAAGTAACTATAATAAAAGTAGTACCTAGTTATTCAGTATCACAAGGAGATTTTATAATGGCAACTCATTATAATACTGTAAGAGATGCTGTTAATAATGCAAAAAATACTTATGCAGTAACAGGTGGTATACCTGATAAAGCTATAGCTAAAACTACTATTATTCTACAATCTCAATATACTTATGATAATATTTTTAAAAGAATTGTAGAAACTAAAAATCAAGTTAATAATTATGCTCCTGTTCATAATGATTTAGTAAAAGTTAAATTTGATTATCAAAATCAGATTATAACATCATTTACAACAACTGATGAATATGTTACAGCTGCTAAAGATGGAACTGGTGGTAGAAATTATATGAAATATTTATATGATAATGTAATATTATTAAAATAGAATATAATTTATAGATATATAAAGAGATTATATGAAAATAATCTCTTTTATTTTTGTGTAAAATATTAATAGATGAATAAAAGATAAGGAGGCAAAATAAATGGCTCATCCAATAGTAAATTACAATGGAGAAGATATTACATGTTATCCTGGTTCAAACCAACAAGATGACGGTAAATTGAATCTTGAATTTAATATGGCTAGATTTGTAACTAGAGTATCAAGTAAGAACTTCTGTATAGTTAAACCTTCTTTTGAATTGAGTTTAATAAGTGATATATCTACAGGAGAACCTTTGATAAGAGTATTAAAAGGTCAATGTTCAATTAATGGTATGGATCTTATTATGGAGAATTCTATTACAATAGGAGCTCCAGATGGAATAGGAAAATGGTATTTAGCATTCAAACTAGCTAGAGATAGCTCTAGAAATGTTTTAGGTGATTTAGTATATGGTTCTTTAAGAACTTTTAAAGGAGTATATCTAACATATTTTGATGAGAAACCAGATCCTGTAACAGATCCAGATATATTATATTTAGGTTCAGTAGAATGGGATGGAACTAATTTTTCTAATTTAGAAGAAGACGAAGATAAATATGGAAGAATATGGGCAGAAGATATTCTATGTAAATTTTTAGATCCAAAACATCCAGATATAAGAAGATTAAATCTTCAAGAATATATTTATAAAATTCCTGATTGGTATTTTTCTAAAGAAGGAGATATTGTATATGGACCTATTACAATAGCTGATAATAGAGAAAATAGTAATCCTGGAATTATTATGAATGTGGATGAAAATGGTTCTCATATAACTATTAAAGATCCTACAGTAAATAATAATCTATTACAATTTTATGGAGATGTTAATAGAGATGGAGTTATTGATGCTGAAGATTTAAGAATAATCCAAACTTTTGTTGATGGTACTGCTACTCCTACAGACTTAGAAAAAATATTATCTGATGTAAATCATGATGGTGTTATAGATGATAAAGATATAGAATATATTACTAATTTTATAAATCAAGATCCTAAAACTAACTGGGGTGATACTGGCAATATTTATTATATTGATAATTCTGATAGAGATATAAATATTGATGTTGAAGGTAATACTTATAAATGGAGTATAGGAAAAGGAGAAATTTACGAATCAGAAACTGATAATAAATTACATATTCACAATAATGGTGGAATATGTATTGATGCAGAAGGACCAGTTACAATAGAAGGAGATAATGAAATATCATTATCTACTGAAAATACAAATTCACCTAAATTAACTTTAGATAATAATAATGTTAAAATAACAGATCCAAATGCTCCTAATTTAGCATTTAATTTTACATTCACAGATGCTAATACAGCTAAATTCACTGTAGGAAAGGCTATATGGCAATATAATAATTCTAATCAAGTAGTATCATTATTACAAGATAATGTAAGCTTTATGAAAATAAGTCCTAAATCAGATTTCTTAAATGATGTTAGAGCTACAACTACATTATATTTAGGATCTACAACAACATTTGGACAAGAGAAAACTTGGTTAAAAAATAGTGAATGGCAAATAGCAAATGCTGATGCATCTATAAAAACAATATTTACACCTGGAGCTATTAATGAAATAAATAATACAGCTGATGCTGGATATTATTTAACAAGAAATACTGCTAATACATCATATTCTAAATTATATAATAGTGGTAAATTAGAATTATATAACGCAAGCACATCTGTTAATCCAATTATTTATTGGAAAGATGATAATAGTGCTATGGATGTTAGTTTATACAAAACTGATAATCAAAAAATATTAAATTTAGATGGAGCTTTAGCAACTAATAGTACTATAACAGCAACTGGATTAATAACAGGTAATGGATTAAAAACTTCAAATGGTGTTGTAACATTTTCTAGAGGAACTGGTGGAGATGTAACAATAACTAAAGATAATAACGCTACAAATTTAAGAACAAACTGTAACTTCTATGTAGGAAGTTCAGGTGAAAAGAATTTATATGCAGGAACAACATCTTTAGGGAATACAACAGTTAATGGAACATTAACAGGTACTGGAAATTGGACTACAACAGGAACAATTACAGGATCTAAAGTTTATAATGCTGTATATAATGACTATGCTGAAGTATTTGAAAAATTACCAGAAGAAATAATAGAGCCAGGAGATATAGTATGTATAAGAGAAGATGGATTAGTTCATAAAGTAGAAATGATGTCAGATCTTGATGCTATAGTAGGTATATGTTCAAATACAGAAGGTGTATTACTTGGAGGAAAAGATTTAGAAGAAGATCAAAAATGTATTGTAGGTATGGTAGGTAAAATTTGGGTTAAAACAAATAATCCTTATTTAACTCCTGGTCAAATAGTTAAAGCACTTCCTGATGGAACTGTTGATTATACTAATAATAGAATTGAAAAATTTGGAGTAGTAATGTCTACTGTGAATGATCAAGGAAAGGTTAGAATAGTATATAACGGTTAAATCGGAAAGGGGAATATAAGTCATGAACAATAATGAAGCTAGACGTGAATTAGAAAAACTCTTTGGTAAAATCTGTTTTATAGAGAAGTTAGGTTTAAGATATATTCCTCCTAGTAAACGAAAGAAAATAAAAGGATATTCTAAATATGATGATATGTTAACTTATCACCATATTCATGAAAAACATCTAGGAGGAAAAGCTACTGTTGAGAATGGAGCTATTGTTAGAGGATATAATCATAAATGGCTTCATTCTTTACCGGAACGAGAAAAACAACTAGTGAATCAAGCAATGCAAAATTATAAAGCATCTGTTTTAAGAGCTAGACAAAATGGAATAGATATTAGACCTGAAGATATATTATCTCCTGAAGATATACAAGAAATTCTTGCAATGACTGCTTTATCTCCTTTAGATTTAGATACTGAAAAAAGAAAAGAAAAATTTAATAGAGCAAAACAAAAGAGAGAAACACAACAGTTAATAGATGATGCTTTATATGGAGAATGGGAAGATGAAGAAAGATAATGATAGAGATTATAAAAAAGAAATAATAGACAGTGTTGTTTCAGACTTACAAAAAAGAGCTGTACAGATTCATGAAAATCCAGATTTACCTGTTACAGCTCAATTAACTCAAATGGATGTTATTTGGAATTTAATAAAAGTATTAGGACATTATTCAGAAAATATGCAAGTTCTAGAAGCTTATAGATTTAAAAAACAAGAAAGAAAAAGATTAATGCAAGGTAAAGGAATAGCTGAATAATCATAGTTATTTGAGACATAAATATAGTAAATTTCAATTTTTATAATAAAATTGATACTTTATATATCTAAATATAAAAGGAGTTAAAATAATGAGTTGGGAAAATACAAGATATATAGTAGAAAATTATAAGAAAATAATTGATCAATATTTTAATAGAATGGAAAATGAAAAAATATATGTAGAGAAATATAATATTCCTAAAGCTACAAAAAAGAAAAATTATCAAGGGTTTTCTTTAGATACTTTATTTTTAAATATAAAAGAATATGTATTGTATGTTGAACATCATCAATTTACATCTTATTACTGGAATGATTATTATTTTCTAGAGCCTAGAATAGTAGAATTAACTCCTGAACAATATTTACAATATACATATATTATAGAAGATAGAGAATATACAAATATACAAGATATATTAGATAGACCTGATATTGTTAATGAGGTAGTTGATGATTATGCTACTAAAATAGAAAATGATGATAAGCAAAATCTTCCTTATATAGATTTTGTAGAAAAGATATTTGATGGAAGACATAGAGTATTAGGTGCATATCAAGCTGGTTTAACTGGAATACCTTGTATGATATTTATTTAGAAAGGAGATTTATAAAATGATATTAGATTTAACACAGTTACCAGCAGAAGTAACATTTAAAAATATTAATGAAATAACAAAAATGAGATTGCTTAGTTTTATAGATAATTATATAGAAAAAGATGATACTATAACAATAACTGTATATAGCTCAGAAGAATTAGCAGTATTAAATAGAAGACTAGAAGATCTTAACATAGAGGTAGAAGAAAATGATAATCTACCTGATAAAATAGAAGCTGATACTAATATAATTGTTAGTTTTAAAGATTATATAAACCCTAATGTTTTTTCTGAATATGTTAGTGTTATTAAACGTTTGATGTATTTAGAAAAATATATAGCAGATTACAAAGCTGAACATGAAGAAAAAGGAGATATTGATGATCCTGAAATTCAAGCAGAAATGCAACGTTTAATGGATGAAGGTAATACATTAACTGAACGTTTAAGAACATCTTTTTCACATTATTTAGAATCAGAAAATTTATCAGTTGGAATAATGCCTACTAATATGGAATTATTAGTTCCTATATTGTATCGAAATTCTAAAAATGAAAATGAAAATGAATATATTATGTATCTTTATCCATCTATATTTGATGATTATCTTACAACATTAATTAAAGCATTTAATTCCGATGTTAAAATACATAAAGAAGAAGTAACTAAATCTGGTTGGTATAAAATGGATATGGATGATTCTGTATCAAATATTGGTTTTACTGCTTGTGATACTCCTAAAAATATTAAATTAGATAATGTTAGAATTAGTAATTCAACTACAGATTTAGAATATATAGATAAAACTGTATATAAAAATATTTTTGAATCTATAATAGTAGAATAAGATAATATATTACAGAAAGAAAGGAGGTAAAAGAATTATGGAAAATAATGAAATATTAAATCAATTTATACAAATATTATTACCTATACTTGCTACAGCAATAACAGCATTATTTACATATATAGGAACAGCTCTTAAAAAAGCATATGAAGAGAAAATAAATAATGAAACTGCTAAAACAGTTGTTACAGATGCTGTTAAATTTGTTGAACAAGTATATACTGATTTAAGTGGAAAAGAAAAACTAGAAAAAGCCACAGCTCAAGTATCAGAAATACTACAAAGTAAAGGAATTAAAATAACACCTGCAGAAATAAACATGTTAATAGAAAGTGCAGTATATGGATTAAATGAAGGATGGTTTGATAAGAAAGAAAATCAAGAATTATTAAAAGATCTTAAATTATTAGCCCAAAATGTAAAACAAGAATCAATACCTGCACCTGAAGTTGTTGAAGAAGTTAAAGTTGAAGAATAATAATTTTACAATATTTAAAGAGTAGATGAAAATATCTACTCTTTATTTTTAGGTAAAATATTAATAGAAATATTGATTTTGAAAGGAGCAACTTAATGGCTACTTTAAATTGTTATAAAGAAGCTTTTCATACAGGTCCCTTAATAGATTCTTCAGGTAGTTTTGAAGTTTCAAAATCAGGATCAGGTAAAGTTAGAGTAAATGGTACAGTAACAATAGCTATACGTTCAGGTTGGCATTATAATACTCCTCCTGCTTTTGCATCTCAAAGCCAAAATTATGCTGGTTTATCTGTACAAATAGTCACCCCTCAAGATTCAACTGCTAGATTACCTTTTCAAAATATGACTACTTGGGATCCTTCTATTCCTGGATGGGTAACAAGATCAGGTAAAGGATGGTTTAATCCTCAAACAAAAAGTGGTAATCCTACTGGAGGTTCTTTTAGTATTTCTTATAATCAAGAATTGAATTGGACTAGTGGTGATTTAGTAGTATATTGTTATTGTGTATGGAAAACAAATGGAGAATGTGATCAAGGACATAGTAGAGAAGTAATTGGATCTTTATCTTTAAGTTCTTTATATCAAAAACCTACAATATCTATAAGCTCTAATACTAGTATATCAAATTATGATAGTAATAGATCTATAACAGTAGCAGCTAATACTTCTGGAGATGCTAATCCTACAACTGTAAAAGTTACTATTAATAATCACGAACATACTACTTCTATTGGTAATAATGGAGGAGATTATACATTTAAACCTTCTGATAGTGGTGTAGCTCATGCTAGTTCATATAAAGTAAAAGCTAGAAGAACTCATGATTATGATAGCTCTTTATATGCTGATTCTAATGAATTAACTTTATATACATATAAATTACCTGATATAACTTCTTTTTCAGTAGATCCATCTACAATTTCAGGTGATGCTAAAAATAATCCACAAATTAAGTGGTCTACAAATAATAGAAAATGGTCGTCATTAGAAAATCAATTTAAAACTTATTATAGTGTAGATAATGGTTCTTCTTGGAAAGACTTGGGTAAACATGATCCTACTAATAATGATGCCGGAAATACAGCTCAAACGTTAACTATAACAAAGTCTTTTTTAAATGGTATATTAAGTGTTGCTCAAAGAAGTACTGATAGTGCTACATTTAATCTTAAATTAAGAAGAAAAAATGAATCTAGTGGAAAAACTAAAGATACTTCAAATATTGCTGTAAAAGTTAATTATAAACCTACAAAAACTATTGGAGAAAATAATATTTTATATTATGATTGTAATTCTGATAATAAGACTCCTGATACAAGTAAACAATTATTTGCAGGAAGAGAGTATTTTATAGATGAACATCCTTATGTATATGTGCAGTGGACTTATCCTTCTGATATAGATGGAGGAGTTATTGATGGATATATATTTAAAGTATATACAGATAGTACTTGTAGTACTGTAAAAACTACTAAAACTCTAAATACAACTAACTTAACCACTGGTCAAGCTTTAAATATAAGAACTGAATTAAATAGAGGTACTATAAATTGGGTAGGTATTCAACCTTTTTATAATAAAGCAGATGGTTCCGGAAAATTATATGGTATTGAAAATAAAAAACAATTTATAAAACCAATTGGTAAATTAAAAAAACCAGTTATTGATGGCCCTTTAAATGGAACTAGTTGGCATAATAATCAATTTAGAATACTTGTTACAGCTCCTGCTGATGATGATTTTGATATATTAGATGTTACAGCTGCTAATTATAGATATAAAGCTATAGAGTTAAATATAAATGATGTAACTTATACTTTTGATTTATATCCTACAATATTTAGTACAAATACAGTTACTTATATGAAACCTTTAGTCATTAATCCATCATTAATAGCATCATTTCCAAATACATCTTCTTTTAAAATTAAAATAAGATTCCAAAAGAATTATTATTCGAATATTTGGAGTGAATGGTCAGATACTTCTACTGTAAATAATTCCGCTATAAATGAAATAACACAAGTGGAAGGAATTAAGAAAGATGAATTAGTACTATTAAGACATTATACTACTGTTAGAAATTATAGTGTTAGATTATATGATGTATATTTTGCTAGTAGAAGTGCTTTACCAAGTACTAATAAAGAATTACCTGCAGAATCTATTATTAAAGCTGAAAACTATCAAGGTATATATGATTCTATATTACAAATTCAAAATAAAGTTAATAATTATGCTGTATTTGATAATGATAGAAACAATGTTAAATTTAATAAAGATATAGATAATTTTGCTGGAAATAATAAACCTACAAGAGGAGAAATAATAACACAAGATAAAATATCAAATAATCCTATAGGAAGAAACTATATGAATATTTGTATAGAATGTATGAATAAATTAAGTAATTAGAGAGGAGATTATAATGTCAAGTAAAACATTAGAATTATCAGAAGATATTTTAGCTGAAAAAACCTCTAAAATCATTCCTGAAAATATTAAAAAAGGTATAAAAATATTTGATGTAACAGGAACTTACGAAGGCTCAGGAGGAATAGACACATCAGATGCAACGGCTGTAGCTAGCGATCTTTGTAAGTATAAAACAGCTTATGTTAAAGGCAGTAAAATAACAGGTACTGTAACTGAAGTACGTAGTAACTCATCTGGAACTAATTGTCCTGTATATAATTACGATCGCTTCCCTAATAATTCTGAAGTTAGGGTTAGATCAAAATCCGCTTCTGATCAGTTATTACGAAATAATGCTATTGTAAATACATATGTTCCTTATTCTGATTGGTTTACTAAAGGACCTATCAAAAAATTTGATACTATTCAAGATATGAAAGATTCTACTGATAGTAATGCAGGGGATTTAGCTGTTGTATTTGGAAGTACTTTGTTAGATATTTTATCAGCTGATCAGTTGTTTAGACATGTTCATATTCAAAAGAATTTTTCTATAGATTTGAGTTTTTTACAACGAATTTATGAAGAAGAAAGCTATTATCAATTAGAATTTACAGGCTATGATGATATTACTGGAGATTATGCTGGTGTGACAATTAATTTGATGGTTGAAGAAGCTGAAGAATATGAGGCTGAAAATGAGCCTTATTTTGTATCGTTGGATATTAATACAGAACAAGGATCTTCTTGGTCTAACATATACTATACAGCTATATATGATCCTGATAATCAAGCGTATAATTTTTCAGGAGATGCAGCTAATTATGACTTTGATTTTGACTTTGATTTAAAATATTATTCTACTCAAGCTCATTTTATAGAAGACCAATCTGTTATAAATTCTATAGTTAAAATAAATCAATTTAATTATGATGGATTTTATAAATACAATGGAGAAGAATGGAAAACTGCTCCTATAGGAGTTACTGCTCAAGCTAATCAGGTAATGAATAATGAAGTTTTTATAGGAATAGATGGAAAATCTACAGGTACTTTAGGAGGTAATATTGATACATCTTTTGTTGATAATGCCGCGTTTATATATGCAAAATGTCAACAAGTTTATGATAGCTTAACTCCTATAGATTTACCTAAGGTATCAGAAACAGATATTGCATGTATTCCTACTAAGAGTGATGGTACTTTATTATATAATTTACCTTCAGGTGATTATACTCAAAAATTTAAAGGCTGTAGAAAATTAATATATGTACCAGATATGTTAAATATAAATATAACAAGATCTGTTGCTACTTTTGAGGATTGTGAAAATTTAATTAAAGCACCTCAAATGAATCTTGCTAATTCTGAAGACACTTATGAAATGTTTAAAGGTTGTACTAGTTTGGTTTCAGTTCCCACTTATACAATAAAAGATAATATATGGATTTATGAAATGTTTGATAGATGCACTAGTTTAACTTCTGTTCCTAAATTAATTTTTTTAGGAACAAATAATAATGTTCATGGTTTATTTGCGCAATGTACTAGTTTAACTTCTGTTACTTTAAATGAATTTGATACAGATCATTTTACAAATATGTATGATCTGTTTAGAGGTTGTACTAATTTAGTAGATATACCTGTATTTACTACTAGCCATTTTACAGGTTCTTCTAACTTAGACGCTTGGGATCGTTGTTTTGAAAATTGTCCTAATTTAAGTAATCAAAGTTTAAATAATATTATGCAAATGAGTATTAATATGACTAATTTACAATATGCTAGAAGTAAAACATTAAAAAAATGGGGATTAACTAAAGAACAAGCTCAAATCTGTACTACATTAAGTAATTATCAAGCATTTATAAATGCCGGTTGGACAACAGGATATTAATTCTTTAGGTAAAATATTAATGATAATAATAAGAAGGAGGTAACTTATTATGGAAGAAACAAACAATACAGATAATGTTCTAGAAACAGTTAATGGAGTTTTTGTTGATAATGTATTAGACACCTTAGAAGTTCCAAAAATGACATTTGAAGAAGCCGATTCTTATAAAGAAGCCGAAAAAGTAGAAATTGAAGAGGAAGGTGGTAAATAATGAGTAAGGTTTATTACAATCAAACAGATTCAAGATGGAAAAACCACCCATATCCTGCTTATCCGGGTTATGAAGATAAAACAATAGGAACAAGTGGATGTGGCCCTACATGTGCTGCCATGGTAGTATCTAGTTCTAAAGAAATCATATATCCTGATCAAATGGGAGATATTTGTATTAATGAAGGATTTAGAGTACCTGGAGGAACAAGTGATAATTTATATCCCTATGTAGCAGAAAGATGGGGATTAGAATATAAAAGATTATCTAGTTCATATGAAACATTTGATTATGTTAAAAAAGGTTGGGCAGTTGTAATTTGCTGCGGACCTGGTTTATGGACTACTGATGGGCATTTTATACTTGCTATAGGATATAGAGGAGATGAAATTTGTATATATGATCCTTATTTATATACCGGAAAATTTGATAGACCTGGAAGACAAGGACTAGTAGATTTAGAAGGAACAAGTGCATATGTACAAATAGATCAATTTAAAGCTAATTCAAATGCTCAAAGATTCTTTGCATTTAATATTGGAGGTATAGAACCACCTACACCTGGACCTCAACCAGATCCAAAAGTAGCTTGGGTTAATACACAATCTTTAAATTTAAATGTAAGAAATGCTCCTAATGGGGATGTAATAGGATCATTACCAAAAGGAACTCAAGTATTAGTATATGAAGTACAAGGAGATTGGGCTAGAATAGGATCAGATAAATGGGTAGCAAATTATTATTTAACTTATTCAGAGCCTGTAACAAAAAGAACAATGTATGTAAATACAAATTCATTACCTTTAAACGTTAGAGATAATCCTGGTGGAAATGTGATAGGTAGCTTACAAAAAGGTACTCAAGTAGTTGTAACAGGTCAATCAGGAGATTGGAGTAGTATAGAAAGTCCTGTAAGTGGTTGGGTATCAACACAATATTTAGCTGATTCAAAACCATCAGGAAGAAATACTGTAGGCGAAACTAGAAAGTTTAAATCTACAACTTATATGTATTCAAAACCAGATTTAACAGGTACTGTATATACATATAAAGCAAATACAACTGTTAAGATATTAGAAAATACTTCAAGTAATGTTGACAAAGTTATAGCTGTTGCAACTGGAAGAGTAGCATATGTTAATATAAATGCCTATAAATAAATCATAAATAATATAAGGAGACTATTGAAAAATAGTCTCTTTTTCATTTTTAAGTAAAATATTAATAGATGAAAAGAGAGGAGGTAACTTATAAATGGATGAAAATGAAGTTATCGAAGATGTTAACATCGAAGAATTAAGAAATTATGAAGAAGAGGAGGTAAAAGAATAATGGCATATATTGGACCAGATATTAGTGCTTGGCAAGGAGATATTAATATAGGAGCTTTGTCAAATCAAGTAGATTTTTTCATATTTAGATCTCATGCAGGTATTAGTAAAGATAGTAAAGTTGATAGAAATGTTAATTTAGCAATACAGAACGGAAAACCATATGGTTTATATATTTATTCATATGCTTTAAATACTGATAGAGCTGCTCAAGAAGCTCAAAATGTTATTAATTTAGCTAATTCATATGCAGTTAAACCTAACTTCTTAGTAATTGATATGGAAGATGCAGATGGCTATAAAAAAAGAAATGGTATGCCTTCAAATCAAACATTAAGAGATATATGTACAATTGAATGTAGAGCTTTCGAGAATGCAGGATACTATGCAATGGTATATGCTAGTTCATCTTGGTTTAATAATCAACTTGCAGGATTAACAGCTTTTGATAAATGGGTAGCTCATTGGCCAACAAGAGGAGGAAAACAAACAGGAATGAATACTTCTTCTGAAGGTGAAAATGCTTCTCGTTGTGGTATATGGCAATTTACATCTGATGGATATTTAAATGGATATTCAGGAAGATTAGATATGAATTATGGTTATAAAGATTTTATAGTTAAGGGCGGAACTAATCCAAGACCTGCTCCAACTAAATCAATAGATGAAGTAGCAAGAGAAGTTATAAATGGAGCCTGGGGAAATGGTGATGATAGAAAGCATAGATTAATAAATGCAGGATATGATTATAATGCAGTGCAAGCTAGAGTAAATGAAATATTAAAAGGTGGATCTCAACCAGCTAAAAAGTCTATTGATGAAATTGCCAGAGAAGTAATTGCAGGGCAATGGGGAAATGGTGATGATCGTAAAAATAGATTAACTCAGGCTGGATATGATTATAATGCTATTCAGAATAAAGTAAATGAATTAGTAGGAGGATCTACTCCAAAGAAATCAAATGAAACAATAGCTGATGAAGTTATAGCTGGTAAATGGGGGAATGGTGACGATAGAAGAAGAAAATTAGAAGAAGCTGGATATAATTTCAGTGTTATACAAGATATTGTAAATAAGAAATTAGGAGGAGGAAGCTCTTCATCTAGAACATATACAGTTAAATCAGGAGATACATTATCTGGAATAGGTGCAAAATTAGGAGTTAATTGGAAATCAATAGCAGATAAAAACGGTATCAGATCTCCTTATACAATATATCCAGGACAAAAATTAAAATACTAATAAAATTCCTTTCCAAAAAAGAGTAGATTAAGTTCTACTCTTTATTTTTTATGTAAAATATTATTAGATTGAAATAATGTTTATAAATCCCGTTATTTTTATTTAAAAATGTTATATAATATGAACGAAAGGAAGATATGTTAAATGCTCTTAGAAAGTAAATTTCAAGGAATACCATCTAAATATGATTTTATGATTAAAGATTTCTACAAAGGTGGAGATGGATATTGGGTTATAGAATTTGAAGATGGTTATGATGATGGTTGTGGAAATAATTACATATGGGAAAAAACTAAAAAAGATTTATTAACAGTTTTAGCTACTAGATATGATGCAATTAAGCATTTAACAGAATCTAAATTATATTCTTTAACAGAAGCTTCAAGAAATGAATTATTAGCTTTAGCAAAGTCTGATACAATTACTAGATATAGAAAATCAGCTCAATATAAAGGATTTAGTATTGTAGATATAGATACAACTTCTATTTTTAGAACTGATACAATAACAGTAACTTGTAAAGTTGGAGATTATTATGATACAGTAGAAATGAATGATATTTTAATTTGGATTCAAATGGAGGCTGAAAGAAATCCTAATAATCAAGTAAATACTAAAGCTATAACTCAAGCTATAATGGAATCAATAGATGCTTTAGAAATAAAAATAAATTGTACTTGTCCAGATTTTGGATATAGATTTGCATATCAAGCTACACAGCTTGATTATAAATATGGTAAACCTGAAAATCGACCTGCTAATATTACTAATCCTCATAATTATGGTTCTATGTGTAAACATCTTATTGCTATGTTATCTAATAAAAAATGGTTACAACAAGTAACTGGAACTATAATGGATTTTATAGAGAAAAATATAGATAAAGTAAATGAATATTTAAGACCTAAAGAAGGTCAAGAATTAACATTACCAGATGAACTTGCAAGACAAAATGCTAAGAAAGGATTTTGGTCTAAATTTGCTAATCGTCAAGAGCAAATTGAAGAAATTGCAAACGATTATATTGAAGATAATAAAGATTATATTATGAATGCTGATACTTTCCATATTAAAGATAGTTTAATGAAATATGTTCAAGATAATTTTGCAGGAGCAAAATTACAGCCTAACGAAATTAATATTATGACTAGATGGATAGAAAAATATAAAGAGGATAATAAAAATTCAACACAAGAGCCTGATGAGAATATAGAAAATAATGAGGAGGAAGAAAATGAAGATAACGAATAATTTAGCTAAAATAATAAAAGAAGAGTTTCTTCAGGATTGGAAAGATTACAAAGATAGAAATAATATAGAAGAAGATGAAGATTATAAATCTAATTTAGATTCTTATATTGAAGAATGGGTACCAGAACATGAAGATTATTATGATGCTATTATAGAAGAAGTTGATTCTTTAGATGAAGTTGAATACTTAACAGATCAATTGGATTATGAAAAATATCAAGAAGCTGAAGCAGAATTATATAATTTTATAGAAAATTTAAAAGAGGAGGCATAATAAAAATGGATAGAATTGATTTATTAAAGAGAAGATTAGATAATGTTCAATATAAATTATCAACAGCTCCTTTACATTATGATACAAGTAGATTAGAAATAGAAAGGGATAAAATTATGGACGAATTAAATGAATTAGAAAAATCTAATAAAACTGAGGATATAGAGTTTCATCCAACTCAAGAAGAAAATGAAGTAGATAATAATTTACAAACTCAATGGGATGTAGCTTTAAAGATATTAAATTTAGATGGTGATGATGTTATAGGTAACTATGTTTATTATGATCATGCTACTATTGAACAATTACATGCTTTAATAGAAGCAATGCCTGATTTTTGGGATCCTGAAATGGCTCATAATGATTGTCCTGGAAATGCTGTCTTATTAAAATTTATGGAAGAAAATCCTCAATTTATAGCTGAAATAGGTATAGCAAGCCCTGATAGATCTGATTATAGATTAGAAATAGTAGGAGTTAAAGCAGAGTCTAATAAAGAAAATAAAGTGATTCTTTATGACTTTATTAATTCATTAGGTATTGATAATCAACCTGATGAATATGGTGAATATAGCGGTTATACTAGAGCTTGGTGGGATTAGAGGTGATATTATGTCAGATATAGAAAAAAGAATTAGATATTTATATATGTATTATCTAAAAGAAGGTATAGATGATAAAAATCATATAATGAAATATATTCTAGATGATATAGGTTCAACTGTAGATAATGTAAAATTAATTCAATCTATTTTTAAAGAAGATAATACAGAATTAACTGAAGATCAACAAAATAATATATTAGAAGACGCTAAAGAATTAGAAGAACAAGGATATTTTGATCAAGATTCTTATGTTAATATTTTAGAAAATTATTTAGAAAAAGATGAAAGTTTTTCAGTTAAAAAAGCTTTTGAATATATGGAATATCTTAAATATGCTCCTGATTCAGACTTATATATTGATTTAGATGACACTGAAATGTTTGAATCTTATATAAATAAGGAGGAATAATCAATGTTCAGAGTTAAATGTAAAGTAGCTGATTGGTGTGAAGGTAATGATAGAGGATATTATAGAAAACCTAAAGAATTTATATACACTAATAAATTTGAAACAGAAAAAGAAGCTCAAGAATTTATGAAAAAAGAAAAAGCAAAACATACCCCTCCTAAAACAAGAGCTTCTATATATTCTGATTATGAAGTAATAAAAGACTTAGATGAGAATTTTGATATATATAAAAAAGATCAAAAATATAATATTATATATTCAGACCAAGATGGTAAAGATAATGAGTTTGAGTTTACTCCAAAAGAAGATATGAGTAAACCTGAGATGATAATGAAATGTAAAGAAGCTAACAAAAATTTTATTAAATTAAAAGAAATTAAAAAATTAGAGGAAGGAGTTCATAAAATGGAAGAAAATAAAGAAATAAAAACTTTAGCAGATTTAATTTTAGATAGACATCAAAAAGGATTAGATGGATTAGATATCGGAGATAATACTATTGATATGATAGTTTATTTTGATTATGATGAAAATAGTAATGATTCATTTGATAAATGTTTAGCTACTATAGCTAAAGGTACAAAAATTATAAGAGCTGATGAAGATTATGCTGTAGTAGATTTATTTAGTTATGTTAAAGATCATTTAGATGCTTTTGATATAGTATTAAATATTGAAGGTGAAACAGAAGATGATAAAGCTGCTGATGTAGTTGAAAATAATTTAGAAGGATTATTTTCAGGGTATACAAATGATACAGTATATAATACTTTAAATAAAAATTTGAAAGGTACTATTCAAGAATCATTTGAAGATAGTAAAAAATTTATGGCTGGTGAAATATTAGCTATAATAGATAGATATATTCATACAAGCGATTTAGAAAATTTATTTAAAGAGATGGATATAGATCAAAGTATTTATGAAGGTGACCAAGATATTCCAGATGGTAAAATTCAAGATATAGTAGAAATAGGATTACAATGGTTATTTGATCATTTACAACCAGAAGATTATAAAAGAGTATTAAAGAATGATTTAGAGATGACAGATGAAGAAATGGAAAAATATGGAGTAGAATTAGAAGAATCTAAAAAAGTAGAAGAAGGTCAAATTAATTATAGTACCCAATTAAAAGAATTAGTTGAAAGAGCTCAATATGAAATGGGATTAGATGAATTTTATAATTTCTTAAAATTTGCTAAAGGAATTATAGATAAAAAATTAAATGATAATGAGCCTGTTAATAAGATAGAAGAAGATGTTAAATTTAAAGTTAATGATAATTATTTTCTAAATAATAATTTAATATGGGATCAAAGAACTGGAGATCTTGCTATAGGTATTGGAGCTTCTCAAATAGAAAGTATTAAAGAAGCAGAAGACCAATCAGGAGTAACTGTAGATGAGAATATTAAAAAATATTTAGAAGAACATCCTGCTAATTTATTTATAGTAGAAGGTCAAGTACCTAATATAAAAGTAACTTTGTTAGGAGATCAATCAGGAAATCCTACTAAAATAGATAATTTAAGAGTTAATGGATAGGAGGTATGAAAAAATGAAATTAGAAGAATCTTTAATCAATAAAATCATAGAATCAGAAAATGAAGTTATTGAAGAATCTAAAGAAGAAAAACAAGTTAAAGGTGTATATACAGTAGATAATTCTCATTCAGTACTTGTTTATGATATTAACTATGGTATTGATGATGAAGTAGAATGGGCTTTATCAAACGATAAAGATAATATACAAACATCAACTATAGAATATGCCTACGAAGATGATGAAGGACCTTTAGAAGAAGCTAGACCATTTTTCATGGTAGGAGATATGCGAGTATATTTAGATGAAGTTATGAGAACTGATTTAACAGAAGGTGTAGAAAAATTACAAGAAAAAGAAGCTAAATTAGATCAAAATGTTAAAGAATGGTTATTACAGGAATATCCAGAAGAAGAAGATTTCTTAGTAGATATGGATGATACTTTAACATTTAAAGATGTTTATGATAGAATGTTAAAAGGTGAAGAAATTTATGAAATAGCAAACATTAGTGATAGTACAGATAGGGAATATATATTTAATGGTCTATCTGAAGCTACTGGAAAAGATTATGAATATTTCTATCAATTATGGGTAAATGGTCCTACAAATCCTAAATTCTTAAAACAAGCTATCAAAGAAAATAACGGAGAAGTAACTGATGATATAATTGAATTAGCTATTAAAGGATATTTAGATAATTCAAGTGGAATATTTACAGATGATAGTGCTTATGATATAGCTGATTCATTAGTTGGATTAGATGATATGGGAGCATCTAATGAAGAAATGGTTAAAAGAGTTAGAGATGTGTTACATTCAAGATTTAAAAATAAATAAAAATTATTAAAAAGAACTAGTTGAAATATACTAGTTCTTTTTTATTGCTCTGTTTCTGTAAAATATTAATAGATTAATGAAAGGAGAAATCTATTTATGTTATTCGTAGAATTAAATGATGGAACTAAACAAAATTTAGGACATATAAGTGAAATTAAAGTAGATGGATCTGATGTAGTCTATTATGGAGTTAAAGGATCTTTAGATGGATACAGAGAGCATTTTGATACAGAAGAAGATGCTCAAGCAAGATTCGAGGATCTACAAAAAGAGTTAATCGATTAAAAATTAAATAGAGTTAGTAGAAGCGGAAACAAAATCTAATTCAAGGGCTCTGGGATACAGAGATGTTAGATGGAGGTGAGTGATCAGTATGTTTATACTTTTAAAGAATGGGGCTATGTTGAATTTGTTTTGGTTACAAGATTGTTTTGTAGGAAAACATGATAAAAACATAGTCATTTTTTATATGGTAAATGGCTCCAAAGTAATAGAAGAATATGATACAGAGCAAGAAGCCCAGAATCGTGTTGAAGAAGTCCATAATTCAATGGACGAAGCTGGAGTAGGTGATAATAAACCATTAATTGTAGAAGAATTACCTACTGAAAATATTAGTACTAGAAGATCTTATTTGATTAAGGTATCAGATGATCCTGAAGATGGTTATCAGGAATGGAGATATATAGAAGATCCAGATACTGGTGAAGGTAAATGGGAAATGCTAGGTGTTCAAAAAGATTATTCATATTCTAAAGAGGATATTGATGATATGGAGACCGGTCTTCAAAATCAAATAAATACAGTTAATAACATACTAGAATGGAATGAATATTAATAAAGGAGGTAAGATAATATGTTAAATTCTTGTACATGCAATCATATAATGACATATAGAAAATCTATTCCTTCTGAAATAATAGAAATTGGTGATATCATAATGTTAGATCCTGAAACTTCATATGTTAAAAGAGCTGAGGCTAATGATTGTGATGAACTAATGGCAAATTCTAGATTAATTATAGGAGTTTGTGTAAATTCTAATAATACAGATCCAGTACCATTATTTTTAGATGGAGGTCATGCTTATGATGAAGATTCTAAAAGAGAAGAAATTGATTCAGGAACTTCTGATAAACCTCAAACAATAATGATAATAGGTGGAGATTCTGATATTAATAAAAGAGAAATTATACAAATTGCTTATATGGGAGAACAAATGGTAAACATTTGTGGTTATGTAGATCTAGGTGATAAATTAACATTAAGTGATCATCCTGGAAAAGCTAAATCAAAGGATTTTCTAGATGAAGAATTTTATGTAGCAAGATCAATAGGTAAAGTTATTAAATTTACAAATAATCCAAAACAAGTAAAAGTCTTGTTAGATATTGAATAAGGAGGTATAAGAAAGTGGACGAAGAAAAAGTATATTACACTATCATTTTAAGACATGATACTAGTACAAACTGGATGATGAATAATCCAATACTTGCTCTAAGTGAATACGGTGTTGAAGATGATACACATCGTGTTAAACGTGGAGATGGTCAATCTAATTGGGCTGATTTACCATACGAACATTTTGGATTAGAGTATCTAGTTACTTATGAAAATTTAATTGGTGAAGTATCAGATAGTAAAGTATTAAAAGATGCTCTTAATGAAAAAGTAGATAAGAGTATATTCACTGAAAATGCTAATGGTTTAATTGAAAATATTACTATAACAGATGAATCTGGATCTTTAGCATTAATTAATCGTGTTACTAAAGATGTAACAACTGGAGGAGCAAGACAAGCTTATTTAAGAATTAAATCTAATGACAACTCTTTACAAGGAGTTTATACAATAGATGAGGAAGGAATAAGAACTTTAAATCTTCAATCTTATTCTCATATATATGATTATCAAGCTGGTAAAACATATTACATTAATGAAATATGCTATTATGATAATAAATTATATAGATGCTTAGAAGAAGAATTTGTGGCAGAAGGTTCATTTACTAAAGCTCATTGGATATTACTTGCATCATTACATGCAAATGATATTAAATATAATCACTTAACATCAGGATTAGAATCTGATAATGTTAAAGCAGCTATTGATGAACTTGCTGATCTTGATAGTGAAAAAGTAAAGAAAACTTCAAGAGAAAATAAAGTTTATGGAACTAATGAATATGGTGAGCAATATCTTTATAATAAAGATGATTTAAGAAAGCTTGATACTGTAAATCATAAACAAGCTGATCTTAATAAAAATGTTCAAATAGATGCATCAGATATTAATTATACAGATTCAGATCCTTCAAAAGGAACAGTAAGACAAACTTTAGATGCAAAAGTTGATAAAGTTGTAGCTGGACAAGGAGCTAGAATAGTTAGAGATGTTCAATTCGAATATAATGAAACAACTGGTCATATAACAATGATTGAAGATAAATTTTCACTTGAAGATGGTACATCTGCTGAAGAAAGAAGAGAAATAGATGTTGTATCTGAACAAGAATTACAAAATAATGTAGATACTATTAATTCTAGAATTGATCAAGAAGTACAAGATCTTACAGATACAATCAATACTAAAGAATCAGAGATTTATAATACTATAAATGAAAAAGAAGCTACAATTAATAATACGATCAACACTAAAGAGTCTGAAATTTATGGAGTTATAAATACTAAAGAATCTGAAATTTATAATACAATCAATACTAAAGAAGCAGAAATTAATCAACAAATTGCAAATACTAATACTGAAGTAGAAAGAGTTGAAGCAGAATCTAAAACTAGAGATACAGCGTTAGGAACAAGAATTGATAATTCTATTATAGATTATAATACAAAAATAAATAATGCTGTTAATACTTTAAATAATACAATGTTAAGACATGTAGATACTATAAATGATAGAATTGATGATGAAGTTGAAACTCTAAATACAACTATTACAACTAAAGAATCTGAAATAAACACTAGAATAGATCAAGAAGTTCAAACACTAAATGATAAAATAGATGGAGAAGAATCTGTAATAAATCAAAGAATAGATCAAGAAGTGGCAACTCTTAATAACACTATAAATACAAAAGAAACAACTATGGATAATAAGAAAATTAATAAGAGTATAGCTCCAGGACTTGTTTCAGAAATAGTAGCTGCTACAGAATCTAATGAGCCTACTTTAAAAATAACTACTAAAAATACTACAACAGAAACACCTACTATATCACACTTACATTTCAAAGCTCAAGGACAAATTCAAACAAGATTTCAAGATGCAGATCATATAGTAATTGATTCAACTACAATAGATGATAAAAATACTCAACAAGATACAAGATTAACAAATGCTGAAACTAGAATATCAGCAAATGAGGATAATATAACAACTCTTCAAACTCATGATACATCTCATGATGCTACACTTGCATTGCATGCTCAACAAATAGCTGATAATACACATGATATTCAAGATTTGCAGGCTGATATGACAGATGCAAATTATGATATAGGAAGATTACAAACTCAAAATGCTACACAAGAAACTCATTTAACAAACTTAGATGAACTTGTGCAAGCAAATGCAGATGATATAACAACAGCAAATCAAAATATATCAAGAAACTTACAATCTATAACAGATTTACAAGCTAATAAAGCTAATAAAACATTTGCGAATTTAACTAATAATAAAGTTGTAGGAACTATTGCAACAGAAGCTTTACAAAATAATGAAATTATTAAATTAGGAGTTACAAGTGTAGATCCTTCAACAGAAACTACTTCTAATGGAATATTAAAAGTAATTTCTAGTGATAATACAATTGTTGCAACTAGAGATCGAGATACTGGAGTAATAGATTTAAAAGCAAATCTAGATACTGATGTAAATTACTTTGTAACAACTGAAACATTAAATACAACTATACCAAGTGAAAATATAATTCCTCTTAATACATTAACTCCTACTGATAAAGTGAATGTAGAAGTTCATGATATTATATCAGATCCAGAAGGAACATGGGCAAGAGTAGAATCTATAAACGATACATTACAAACATGTGTTGCAGTGACATTTAAGAAACATGCTCAAGCTGTATGGGGAACAATTAAAGGAGATATTACTGATCAACAAGATCTTCAAGAACAATTTAGTGATTTAGAAACCTCAATAACAGCAGATATAACTGCTGAAGAAAATGCTAGAATTGCAGCTGATGATGCATTACAAGATAATATAGATGCTGAAGAAACTGCTAGAATTGCTGCTGATAATAATTTAAATAGTATTAAATTTGATAAATCAAAAGCTGCTCATATGTTTGCTGCTACTGATGCGACTTCAACAGATTATAAAAATATATATCAAAGTGGAATAGAAATTCACTCTCAAAAAAGCACTTATGTTGATTCTAATTCAATTGAATTAGTTAATTATTATAGAACTGAAAGCGGCGGAGGAACTAAAGATTTAGAACTAGCTTTTGAAAATAGAGATATTCAAATAGCTTTTGGTAATGCTGATTATGGAGATACAATTTGGGAAAATGATCAGGATTGGAATAATAAAATTAAATTTAGAGTTCAACCTGAAAATGTAATATTTGATCCAAGTACTTCAGGATTAACAAGTACAAAATTATCTCCAGCAATAAGAGAAGTTAAAGAAATTGTAGATACAAAAGTTACTTTGACAGATGAAATAAATAAAGTATATGGTACAGATGCTAATGGTGATCAAGTTGTATATGATAAAAATAGTTTTGGTAAGGTTGATACAGTCAATAATACTCAAGCAGATGCTAATAAAAATGTACAATTAGATGCTTCAAAAATTAATTTAGATGATACTGCTCAAGCAACTGAAACATTACAATCTATTATCAATAATTTAATAGCAGATCTTCAAACACAAATAAGTACATATGCTCAAAATACTTTATATGTACCTACTGGATCATATACATTACAAAAATATGTAACAGTTGAAAATGATCAGAATGTTATAATAATGGCTAAAATATTGAAGAACTTTACTTCAGATACTACACAATCAACCTTATATGAATCATTCATGAAAGATGTAGAATTAGGAAATCTAAAATTAATCGGAATTCCTGAACAAACTGAAGGAGGAACTACACCAGATCCTCAAGAATATATAGATACTTTTAATGATTTAAATCAAGTAATGGGAACTGATGATGAATATAATGGATTAGGTGGAACTGAAGAAGAAGTAGAAGATATATTAGATGATATATTAGGAAACTAAATGATATAAGGCTCTTGAAATATAGAGCCTTATCTAAAATTAAATAAAGGAATATCTATGAATAAAATAAAATATTTTGTAAGAACGATGGAGGGAAGACCTTATGATCTTCCGATAGAATATGAAAAAATAATAGATTATAAGCATCTTTATGTTAAATCTTATATTGATGCTTTATACTATATAAATGATTATAATGCAGTTTTAATGGAAGATGATATAGTATTATGTAAAAATTTTAAGGAAGAAATTGAAAAAGTTATTAAACAATATCCAAATAATATAATTAACTTTTTTAGTTCTCCTTCAAGATATTATACTACTCATTTTTCCGATATATTTATATATAATCAGTGTACATATTTTCCTAAAGGATTAACTAAGTTTTTAGCTGATAAAATGATGGAGATATATGTAGATGAAATAAAATATCCAAGAGAGCAAAGATATGGTTCATTATTAAATATTGTATTAGTTGAAAATGGTATTCCTCATTTAATATATAGACCTACACTAGTACAACATATTGATGCTATATCAACTAGAGACGCTAAAAAATTAGGTAGAAATACAATCTATTTTAAAGATTATTTAGATGAGTTAGGTATTGATATGATACAAGCATATACTAAAGAAAATCAAGCAAAATTACAAAAATTATTAGATCGAGATAGATTAATTTGGTATAAAGATATTGAATAGAAAGGAGTTTTAAATATGTCTAAGACAACAATAAAACAAAAAGCAGAAGCTATATTATCAGAAAAAACAAGTAAAATAATAGCTTCTAATATTAAGAAAAATGTGACTATATTTGATGTCACAGGAACTTATGAAGGAGGTAATACCCATTCTGTCACGCTGCATCCAGCTGATTATGTTGCTATAAGTTTAGGACAATTAGCTGCAGCTATGGATGCTCAACTTTCATCTACTGATAAACAAAAATATTTAGATACTGAAGGATCTGGATATTTTCCTGCTGTAGTTGTAGCAAAAGGAACTTATACACATAGAAATGGTAGTCAAGTTGGTGTTTATGATAATGCTCAGATAATAATTACAATAAATGCCGCCAGTATAAAGGCTCAGGTTTGTACTCCTGATGGACATATGATGTATTCAATGTGTAATATAGTTCAAGCTGATAGCTGTTTTGAATATCCATATCCAATGAAAGTATCTGACTTTATATCCACTTTTGTAAATTATCATGTTTTGTGTCCAATAACATTAGGAAATGGAGGAGTATCATTTGAATTTCAAGCTCCTTTAAGTACAATGGATATTAAAGGAACTAATTTATCAGCTACAATTGATACATCAAATTATAATATATTTACTACATTATAATTATTAAGAAAGGAGTTTAAAATATGTCTAAACAAACAATAAAACAAAAAGCTGATTCTATACTAGCTGAAAAAACTTCTAAGATTATTCCTGAAAATATAAAGAAAAATACTACTATATTTGATGTTACAGGAACATATGAAGGTAATGGTAATCTTAACATTATATATGATATAACAGAATTACCTAGTACTGCTTCAGATGGTGATATATGCTTACTTAATAAATTGAATGATCAAAAAAATCTAAAATATTTAGAATATAAAGGTGATTCTGGCTGGAGATTTGTTGATTATGATGGATATCACCAAGACATATATAATAATATGTATCTTGAAATTGACTTTAATGCTCTAAGTAATATTATAAATTACTTACCTGATTATGCTTCTTTTTCAAATAAATATATTCATCATATACAAAGTGCAAATTCTCCAACTATAATATTAGCTCAAGGAAATAATACTACGGTTTATTTTGAATATAATACAGATCAATTTAGAGTAACTATAGCAACTTTAGCTGAGTCTTATGGCCATTTAACAACAATCGGAAGTTATGTAATTCAAGATATGTCTTGTCCTGGTTCTAATATAACAGTACATCAATTAGTACAAATATTTAGAGCATATGGAGTAATAGATATTCCATTAAGTGATTTATTATATGATCAATATACTACATTCACAATTAATCCTGATAATCAAAATTTAAAAATAATATTTTCTGATGAAACTTATAAATACATTAGTACTCCATTACAATATATTAGATTTAATGATCATATAATTCCTAATATTCGTGTTATAGCTGGATCATTGATAACTATAAATAAACAAGTTATTATTGATGCTTTAAATGATTATTTACGATATAATGGAGATAAAAAGGTGTTTATAAATAATAGCACTGGCGCACCTACTCTTATATTGGCTTCAACTTATAATAGCTTTAATCCTGAAAATAGAGGTGCGTGGTTAGCTCTTGAAGTATCGACAACTGGATCTATTTTATCTTTTCTCGATATTCATGGTAGCTACCATGAATTACAAACTATTGTACCTACAAGTGAATGGAAGTGGGATCCTGAAGAATCTCGTAATATGAAACTTTCAAGATTTATTGAATATATAGAAGCAATAGATGATGCGTCATTTGAAGATATACCTTGGTATGCTGAATGTAGTGGTTATTTTGATGACAGATATCTATATATAGAAGATAGCTCACCTGATTTTGTTGGAGATAAATATATAAGAATTCAATCAGAATTTATAACAACTGAAGAGATTTAGATATGTAAAAAGATAAAGAGGTAGAAAATTTATGCAAATAAAATATTTTGTTAGAACTACAGGAGATAGAGATTTTAATTATGATATAGATTATAAAGCACTTATTGATAAAGAGTATGATGGAGTAAAAAGTTTTATTGATGCTTTGAATACTATAAGTGAATATGATGCTGTATTATTAGAAGATGATTTAGTTTTGTGTAAAAACTTTAAAGAGGAAATTGAGAAAGTTATTTCTGAATATCCTAACACAATTATAAATTTTTTCACAGTACCTGAATTTTATTATACAACACATTATAGTGAAAATTTTTCGTATAATCAATGTACATATTTTCCTAAAGGATTAGGAAAATTATTAGCAGAACAAATGTTACCTATGTATAAACAAGGTATCAAACAATCATATGGTAATTTATTAAGTATATCTCTAAATAGATTAGGTATTCCTCATTTAATATATAGACCTAGTTTAGTACAACATATTGATGGGAAATCTATTTTTCAAAAAACAAGTTTTATATATGAGAGAAATACAATCTATTTTAAAGATTATTTAGATGAGTTAGGTATTGATATGATACAAGCTTTTAAGCGTGAAAATAGATTAAAATTAAAAGAATTATTACAAAAAGATAGAAATATTTGGTATGAAAAATATAAAAATAAGAAAGGAGAAAGAAAGAAATGAAAGTTAAATTTAGTAGATGTAATTCAAATAGTTTAACAAATGTACCACAAGTTGATGGTCAAATGACTTTTGTTAAAGATACTCAAGAAGTATATATGGATGTTGGAAATAATAGAACAAAAGTCACAGATATTATATTCATAAATACTTTATCAGAAGCTAATGGATTATCAAATTATTTAACAAATAAATTATATTATGTTAATGAGACAAATAGATTATATCATTATAATACAACATCCCAACAACTAGAAGAAGTCAAAATGACAGCTGAAGAAACTGTTTATGATAATACAGAATCAGGAATGGAAGCTGATACTGTTCAAGGAGCTATTGATGAGGTAAATACCAAAGTAGAGGAAGTAAATGAAAAAATAGGTACATTAAGTACAGCTTTAGATACTCTTAATGGGGAGGTGATCTAAGTATGAATGAAGAATCAACAATAATGGAAAAATTAGACTATCTAGAAGGCACTAAAACAAGTATTAAAAATGCTATTATATCTAAAGGACAAGAAGTTGATGATAATGATACTTTTAGATCTTATGCTCAAAAAATAGCTAATATTGAAACTGGAACAGATACGTCAGATGCTACAGCCGTAGCAGATGATATAGTAAAAGGCAAAACAGCTTATGGTGCTACTGGAAAAATGACAGGTACTATTAAAGAATATAATGAAAATACTGAATCATATGTAACAGCTTGTAATAATACTACTACATCTAATCCAGAAGAACAAATATATTGCAACAATACTTTAGATAGTAATTGTACTCAAATTGTTTTAAATAATGGAGCTGTAATACCTATCAATAGTTTACCTGTAGATGTTACAGGTAAAAATATAGCTATATGGCATGTTGTAAGTAAAGCTACTACTACTGAAAGTTTTTATACTCATACTTATTTATTAGGTATTGCATCTGATTTAACTGATGTATTTTGGATTGATTCTGTTAATTTTCATATGTATTGTGCTAATGCCGATAAAACAGCAGCTGTGACAGCTACTTATTATAAAATGACTAAACAAGATAGTAATCCAGATTATATAGCATTAGATAGTAGCTTTAATGTAGAAGGTCCTAATTCAAGTAATTATATGAATAGATATGATGTTGCATTAGAGGGAGTGTATTCAACTACTAATTTATATGGAGGTACTAAATTAAGTCAAGCTACATTTTTAAGGAATAAAGGAGCTTCTATAGATTATATGTATTATCAAAAAGTTAATACTGGTCATTATGTTTCTCCTGCAGTAATAAAACGTCACGCTGATGTTATTACTTTATTTAATAATACTAAACTTGCTACAACTGTTGGTTTAACTGCAAACAAAATAGCTGAGGGAGAAAAAATACTTGGAATAACTGGAACATATGCAGGAACAGACACATCAGATGCTACTGCTTCAGCAGAAAGAATTGAAGAAGGTTATACTGCTTATGCAGATGGAGAAAAAATAACAGGTACTTTAAAACCTTTACAACAATATAATTTTGGTGATGCTAGTTATCCTGCAGAAAAAGTAGCCGGAGCAAATAAAATAAGAGTAAAATGTGGTTTAAATACTAATGGTTTATTATTAAGAGATGATATGGACAATAATATTTGGGTTTCTATAATACAAAGTTATTCAGGTATAGCTAATGCTATAGGATTACAAGCAAGTCAAATTGCAAAAGGATCAACTGTTTTAGGTATAGAAGGTACTCATGAAGGTGGAGAAGATTTAACAGAAGAATTAACTGCTCAACAAGCTAAAATAGAAGAATTAGAAGCTTTATTGCAAAATAAATGTGATTTTCAATTTAAAATATATGATACAGTAGCTCATATGGAAGAAGCTGAAGCTCAAGAAGGAGATAAAGCAGTAGTATATACAGAAACATCTAATACTTATAATTTTGAAGGATTTTATAGATATAATGGAACAGATTGGATTAAATTATCTGCTGATATTTCTCAAGATGATTATGATAATGCTTTAGATCAAGCAGAAGAAATATTAGATTAAAATTAAATAATATTAAGAGATCTAATTAATTAGATCTCTTTTATTTTCGTAAAATATTAATAGTATATAAATCAAAGAAAGGAGAGAAACTTTAATGGCTCAATTAAATGATTTATTGACAAATATATCTAATATTAAAAATGATATGAAACAAGCAATTATAAATAAAGGTCAAAATGTAACTAATTTTGCTTCTTTTTCTAAGGCTATTTTAAATATACAATCAGGAAGTGCTGGAGATATACTATTATTTTCTAATATTTCTGAAATGCAATCTAATATAGCTAATGAAGGAGATTTAGCTTTAGTTTATGATATAAATACAAGTAATTTACAAGCTTTATGGCAATATACTAATAATGTTTGGGAACTTGCTCCTGTAGGATTAACTGCTAATAAAGAATATGTAGATTCTGCTATATTTTGGGGAGCAAATGGGGTAGAGACTGGTGTATTACAAGTAAACAGTAATCTAAATACAGAACAAGTTAAAATAAAAGCTCAAGTATATTCAGATTTAAGTGAATTGACTTTAGATGATAGTATAACTAATTTGAATAATATATTTATAAATGATGTTAATTTAGTAAGTATTCCTTCTATGAGCAGTAATAATATTACTGAATGTTTTAGTACTTTTGCAAATTGTTATAATTTAGAATTTGTAGGAGATATTAATTTTCCAAATTGTACTAATTTTAGAGAAATGTTTGGAAGGTGTTATAATTTAAAAACATATCCTATAAAACCTGATACTTTTAAAAATGATGTTATTTACAGATATTTATATGCTGAATGTACTAATCTACCTCCTATAAATATGGTAAATATGACATTTAATAACATTTCTTTAGAAAAAACATTTATAAATGTAGATGTAAGAGAATTACATGATTGTGTATTTACAAATTCAATATTATATCAATTTGCTAGACAAACTAATATTTCCAATATATATAATATTCAAGTTGATAATAGTGATATGAGGCAAGTTTTTTGGAAAAGTGATACTTATCAAGATAGATTTGAAGGACCTGTAATAGTTTCTAATTGTACTTTTACTAATATCTCTAGTATATGGCAACTATTCGTATCTTGTACAAATCTTAGAGAAATACATAATTTATATATTGATAGTACAAATACTTCAGCATTATTTTTAGGGTGTATAAATCTAACTACTATAGATAATTTAACTATTACAAATAAAACTAAAAGTATATATAAAATGTTTTATAATTGTAATAATTTATCTAGTAATAGTTATGCAACTATTGCTAATGCATTACCATTTACAACTAATTTATCTAATAAATATTTATCTTATGCAAATTTAAATGTCAATAAATTTACAAATGATCAATTAAGAATATTAAATAATAAAGGATATATAGATGCTATACCTTCAAATGATGATCCTGATGAAACTGAATTAGGATAAAGAAAGGAGGAAATAAAAATTGTCAGAAATAAATAATTTATTAACAAATATAAGTAATATAAAAGCAGATATAAAATCTGCAATAGAAAATAAAGGTCAAAATGTAACTGACTTTGCAAGTTATCCAAATGCTATATCAAATATAGTATCTGGAGGATCTAAAGGAGTATACTCGTATGATTCTTTAGAAAATATGTATGTTGATATTTCAAATAGAAGTAATGGAGATATAGGGGTAGTATATTATAATATTATAGATAATTTAACAGAAAATACTACGTTTCAAGAAGCTTTATTTCCTAAAACAGTAGTATTAAGTTCTTCTACTTCAACATCTCGTACAGTAGAATTTCGTATAGACCCTGCTGATGGTAATAATCGCTTACGTGGTACTTGGAACAGGCGTGAATTCTATCTCAGAGGTGGGGGGTCACTTAGTACATTTGACATTTACTATACCTCTAATGATGGTCTTACATACACTTTAGATACAATTAATAATAAACGTGTTTCTAGTGATACTATTGTTGATTTTGGTGTAACACTTAAATTCTATTCATCTGGTAGTAGTTTTAACGCATGGAGAGATGCTTATGGTGAGTTTATAAAAGTTAGAAATATAGCTCTTGATGGTATATTTAGACATGATGGAACTAATTTTATATTAGTCAATGCGCAATTAAATGCTAATTTAGAATCAGTATATAATGGAATATTTTATGGGCAATATGGGAAGCAAGAAGGTAATATTGTTAATACTAATTTAAACTTAGCTCAATTAAAAACAAGAGTTAATTTATATGGTAATTTAAGTAATTTGAGTTTGGAAAATCCACAAAATTGCTCGAGATTATTTTCTAATTTAAGAAATATTGTAAACGTACCATATATTAATACTGTAGATACTATTGATACTAGCTATATGTTTTCTATTTGCTATAATTTAGTAGATGCTCCAAATTTTGATACAAGTAATGTAGCTGATATGAGTTGGATGTTTTCATATTGTAATAATTTAGTAAATGTACCGATATTAAATTTGTCTAATGCAACTAATATTAGTAATATGTTTAAGTATTGTAATAATTTATCAGAATTCGCTCTTAATAATATAACTAACTTTGTACCTAATGCAAGTCAGATTCAAAATGTTCTTATTTATAATACAGGTATATATTCAAACAGATTTAGTGAAAAATCTAAGGATATATTATTTAATAAAGGATATTTAGACTGTGACCAGAATACTATTGGTTGGTCTAATAAATATAATATAGGTAATGGTTCATCTTGGAAAACTTATGATAAAGGTGACGATTTTGATAGATACGGTATTACTTTAGAAAATATTTTACATGATTATAAAACATCTGAAAATTCATCTACAAACACTAATTTAACAATTAAAAGTGATGGAGTAGATAATGGTCAAATCTTCCTTGTTAGCACGTTTAGTGGAGGGACAACTTTAAAATATGCTAATATTCAAATAAATACTTGTAATGTTATTTCAACAGAATCAGCATTTATGTATTGTTATAATCTTATAAATATATCAAATTTTGATACAAGTAATGTAGCTGATATGAGTTGGATGTTTTATGGATGTCATAACTTAACTAGTGTACCAAATATGAACTTATCTAATGTAATTAATATGTACTCAATGTTTTCAGATTGTCATAATTTAACAACTATACCAAATTTTGATATAAGTAATGTAGTAGATATGTATCATGTATTTGCTGGTTGTACAAATTTAACTTCTGTACCAAATTTCAATACTCCTAAACTACTTAATTTGCAATATACTTTTTATAATTGTGCTAGCTTAGTAAATGCTCCAAATTTAGAAACATCGAATGTTACTGATATGAAATGCACATTTGAAAATTGTAAAAATTTAAAAAATATATCTAATTGGAATACAATTAATGTTATTTGTATGAATAATACTTTTGAAAATTGTTGGAGTTTATCAAATGTTCCAAATTTTGATACAAGTAATGTTACTAATATGGCTGGCATATTTAAAGGTTGTAATAATTTAACTAATGTACCAAATTTTAATACATCAAATGTTACTAATATAGCTGCAGCTTTTTATGGTTGTAATAATTTAACAACTATACCAAACTTAGATACAAGTAATGTAACTAATATGTATAGTATGTTTTATAATTGCTATAATCTAGTAAATGCTCCGAGTTTAAATGTGGTTAATGTTATTGATATGGCTTGGATGTTTCAAAATTGTACAAATTTAGTAAATGTTCCAAATTATGATACATCAAATGTTACTGATATGAGACTTATGTTTATATATTGTTATAATTTAAAAAATGCTCCGAATTTTGATACAAGTAGTGTAGTATCAATGATTCGTATGTTTTGTGACTGTAATAATTTAGTAAATGTTCCTAATTATAATACTATAAATGTTATAAATATGGATGGTATGTTTGAAGACTGTAATAGTTTAAGCAATACGAGTATACAAAATATAATTAATATGGCATTAAATAGTAATGTATTAAGTAATCAAAGAAATTTAAATCCAAATAATTCATATAGCCCACTATATAACACTAAATTTAATAGTTCATATTACAGTAATAGATTGGATGAACTTACTGCAGCTGGATGGGCATATTAAAAATAAATAAAAATATAAGAGAGATCTAAATATAATTTCAGATCTCTTTATTTCTGTAAAATATTATTAGATTAATGAAAGGAGAAAAATCATATGAGTTATAATTCTTATAAAGAATGGTTAGATGATAATAATTTAAAAATAAATAATTGTATAGATTTAGTAGAAAACTTACCTTCAGGAGGAACTCCAGATGCTCCTTACAGTGATTTATTTAGCATAGCTAATAATATATATAATCCTAATAATATTCCAGATGATAGTGCTACCGCAACATTTACTAAAGATGATGAAGAAATATGTCTACAAAAAGCTTTAAATATTTATAGAGGAGGTATATAAAATAATGAGTGTAAATTTAACAAAAGTTTTAAATGATATTCAAAATGAAAAAACTAATAAATTAAAACCCCAAAACATAAGATATGGTGAAAAAGTATTAGGGGTACAAGGAACATTAAGACCAGTACAAATAGATGGTGGAGATATAGGTTTAGCTATATATGCACAAGATAATACACCAGAAGCAAATCAAGGCATTTGGTTAAAAACTGATAAAACTTGGGACAAAATATATTTAGAAAATGATAATTATAATACTGATTATAAAATTTTATTCTCAAATGATACTACACTAGATCCTGGAGATACAAGTAATATTATTTTAGGAAGAACTGTACCAGTAGATTTATTAAATTGTGATTATTGTCAAAGAGAAAATGTTGCTCATTTTTTCGGTTACTGGAGTTATACAGAAAGTGACAATACAACTATAAGAATACATCAGCATTATACTTATGATTTTGATACAGATACTTGGACACAGTTATCTGCTTGTCCTACACCACAAGGTGGAGGTGGATGTGTTTGGGTAGATGATGATACTATTTATATAATAGGTTCTGCTCATACAGGATATGATAACTATTTATATAAATATACTATATCTACAGATACATGGGAGCAAATTACAGGTTTACTAGATGATTTAGTAGGATATTCTACAGATAGATATGATGGTACAACTAATGCTTTTATAGATGCTTGTTATGATAATGATAGAGGTGTAATATATTTTGCTAGATGTAGAAGTTGTTGGAAATATGATTTTGTAAATGGTACTGTTACTTATTTATGTGCTTCAAAATTTTGTAATAATAATAATGTTTGGACTATTATTAATTATTCATCTACAGGATTTACTGAAGTAGGTCGTAAATATGGTTTATATTATAATAGTGATAAACTTCATTTTAGTACTCAGCAGGGTTATTACCCAAAGAGTAAAGGTTATTATGATATTATTAATAATTCATATGGTTGGTCTTTTAGTAATACAAGTACTTCATATAATACAATTAATAGATATTTAAATAATATATCAGTATTTTTATATTCTGAAAAAGGATCTTCAGTTGATTCATACATAGCTAATATAGGTGATAGTACTATAAGAACTATATCTTCATCAGGTACTCCATTTTCTACTATAAGATGCTTTGGATATGCTTATCCATTACTTTATATAAAAAATGATAATTATGATATGTTATTAAGTATGTATGGAACAAATGCAAGTTCTATGTCAGCTTTAACTTTAAATGATAAATCATATGATTTTGAAACAAATACATTAATAATAAATACAAGAGATGGTTTAATAGAGGGAGCATATAAAACAGAAATATATAGAAATGAAAAAGTATTAAATGGTGTAATCTATAATAGATTTAATGATGTAATCTTATACGATGCTACTCAAAATAAACTTATTAAAGATATAGAAACATATTATGGTAATGGAACAGATTGGATAAAAATAAAATAATTATAAATATAAAAGACTTAGAATTCATTATTTCTAAGTCTTTATTTTTGCGTAAAATATTAATAGATTAAATAATGTAAAGGAGAATGAAATAATATGGCTGAAAATGATACTAATACCACAATAATGAATAAATTAGATTATCTTGATAATACTAAACAGCAAATAAGAACTGCTTTAAGAGAAAAAGGTCAAGATATACCAGCTCATATTCCTTTTAGATCTTATGCTCAGATAATTAATGACCTACAAATAGGTATCGATACATCTGATGCTGACGCTACTGAATATGATATTATTGCTCCTCACACAGCCTATGTAAATGATAGAAAATTAACAGGTAGAATTCCTAAGATAGATACTACCTTTTCTTTTGATAATATTGAAATAATTCAAACAAATAGTTCTGTATCTTCTTTAATAAAAGATTATACTATGACAGATAATAGAATTTTTCATAAAGAATATTTAGATAGTATAGATTTACAAGGTAAAGATTTTCTTATTTATATGAGACCTAATAATA